GTGTTTAAATTAATATTTAAAAAATTAAGAAGGTATTTCAGATGATAATCATAAAGATAATGTGGGTCAAACCCTTTTTCATAAATGTTATATTCATTAATCGTTGGGTCATTTAACTTAACAGTAACATGAAGTTTATAAAAAGGAAAAGAATCGTCACCATCCCAATCAACATTAACATCAATATTATCAATCATCGGATATATATTTTTAATATATTCCGAATTGAAAAGTTTATTTAATACTTTATCAGTTAAAATCATATTCAAATTTATAGAATTTGTCCTTCAAATTCATTATAATATAAATACTTTTATTTTATATATTTATGTTATATATTTAATCACATGGAGAAATCATATTTAGAATCATTAAGTCAAAAGTTATTATACACAATCCTATATGTCGTTAAAACATCGTTAGATGATGAAAAAGTTGTATTAAACGATATAGAGCATTCATATATTGTAGAAACTTTTGAGTCGGCAATTAATTCCGCTATTGGGACAGGAAGAAAAAATTTAGATTATATTGATATAGATTTTATTTTTAATCTTTATGTATTAAATGTTAATAAAATCACCACAAATAAAGCATTTACCGATTTAACAATACCTGAACCTAAAGAATATACTTATGATGTTTCTGAAAATCGTGTTCAATATGTTGAAACGGTATATAGAAATACGATAACCAGTTATTCAAAACATTCTGTGACACCAATTATAGAACTTTCACAAAATGATGGTAATTTTGATTATTACTATGGAAAAGAAGTTAGTGATATTATTACCGATTCTGAAATTCAAGAAGTTAATATACTTTGGGGGACTATAAAAGAATTTTCACCAAATAAGAGAAAATAATTTGTCAGTATAAGTTTTTATCATTACATTTGTAGTAATGAAAAAGAGCGACAAAATAGAATCCGTAATCTTTACACTTGTTGCCTTGGTAGCAGTTGTATCAATGATTTTTATAGGATGCTAATAAAAGAACAGATAAAGAAATTTATTGAATCCCAAAATGTTGAACTATTAAATGATGGTAGTTACTATTTTTTAAAAGTTCAATCTTTGGAATTACCTATTTGTGTAGTAAACTCAACTAAATACGCTTACGGTAATAAAGAATTCATTAAAACAATTTCAACCTTACACTCTGTCCCAAAGGCATTGGTAATTGAAGTGTTTAATGAATGGGTACAATCACAATTTAATAACGAATTGAAGAGTGTTATATTTTTAGGTTCACCAATTTATAAGTTCATCGCTAATTTAGAAATACCATTCCCCAATTGATTATATCAATTTTTACTACTAAACTTATATAAACAAATAAAAAATAAAACAAAATGGCAAAAGGTTCATCAAAAGGTATCTACACCTCTAAAGTAGGTTTCTATGACATTTACAAAACTTTACCAAGTCCAAAAGGTGGTTCAGTAGAATTCGTTATTTACCATTCAAAGAAATTGGTGGCTAAAGGTTTAAAAAAGAAAGAAGAAGCAGTTGAAAAATGTTTGTCGTTACTTGGGACAAAATACAAATCAGTCTACGGTCTATAAAAAAGTACACGTCCTGAAACGATAACAATAAATAAAAAACCCCTAATTAAAGGGGTTTTTTATTGTTTATTTTCTTTTCTTTTTAGCTCTTCCATCACAATGGGCTCTCTGACTGAATCCTCTTGGAGCGTTACAGTTAATACTTCTCTTGTATTCATCTGTCCACTTCTCCATGATTTGTTCCAACTCATCAATGTAGTCAAACTTCTGTTTGAATGATGGGTGGTCTTTCATATCATCCCCATGAACATCGTCGTTGTAATCAGTATCAGCCTTCTCATCGTAAGGTTCTGACACATCTTTAGACTCTCTGATAACTCCCATCATCTGTCTAATTTTTCCAAGTTGTTCGGTTAGTTTTGTCATACCAATAAATATTTGGATGATACTAAATTGTATTAATACTTAATCCCTGTATTGTAAATTTCTTCCCATTTGTTCTTTAAACAATAGTCCAAGAAATCCTTTGGCGATGTTCTATATGATTCGTCCAATCCGTAAACCCAAGCAACAAACTCCGAACAATACATTTTGTCTTCTTCGCGTTTCTCTTTCTTCTTGTTCCACTTACCAGTTAGTAATTCAATAGGTTGTTTAACCAACAATCCTTCAAAATCATAAGCAGTATATCCAACTTTACTCATCGCTTTAGTTGCTAATGTTTTCTCAGCAATTCTCTTTGGTGTTCTCATAACAACATAGTCATACTTGTATTCATTAACCCAAGCGTCATATGGTTTAACATTAACACCATTATCCTGAGCATCAATAACATAAAGTTCATCCCACAACCAAATGAATAAGGCCGTGTGATTAATCTGTGATTTGGTTGCCCAACGAATTAATTTACTAATTAATCTACGTCCACGACAATGTAGAACGTCTCCTGTTTTAAATTGCGATAAATCTATCATACTATATCTTTTGTTTCAATTAATGTGTATGTAAAACGATTTCCGTGAATGTCTTTTGACTTACGACAAATCTTCATGAACTCTTCAAAGTCCGCTGACTTCTTGAATACCTGGCATCCTTCAGACCAATTCTCAACATATGTTGAATCAGCACCTGCCTTGTGAATGTTAATACCATAAACACCTTCAGTGATTTTGTTCTCATCATAAGTCATATCCTTGTTAGCATCACGGTAAACTTTAACCGCTCTATCTTGTCCTAACGCTTCATACTTACCCTGATGTAATCTAATGATGTGTGAACCACGATATTGTCCCTCAACCAAACGAGCAACACCATCTTTGTTGTGGTATTCCATTACACCTTTCTTACCTGGGTCAGTTGTTGCCGGCCAAACGTGACATTTCCATTGTCCATTCTCTTTGTAAGAAATAGTTAAATAATCATCAAAAGCATTTGTAACCTTTTGTCCTGTTGCAGTGTTTCTGATTCCAACGATGTTAACATCGTAACCTTTATTAGCAGTATCTTCAAACCATACATAACCTTTTGATTTTACCGCAGTTTCAATTTGTTCTTTCGTGTAACTCATAGTATATTTGTTTTACTATAAGTATTTATATAATTAGAAATGACATACGGAGAACATTTAAAAAATCATATTGAAAGGATATTACCTAAAGCCTTATCAAAGTTTGAACAGGATAAAGGTTTCAATCTTCCTAATATTAGGATTAATCGTATTGATGCTTACCCATCTAAACAAGAATGGATGAGAGGTAATATTGTTTTCGGAAGTGTCTTTGTCGATGTAAGTGTTGATATTAAAGATGGTAGAATGGGTAAACTTAAATCTTTCTTGAACAATCTTATTTCCAACGCGATGGATTCACTTAATTACAAATACGACAATATATATCTTGATATAGAACAATCAGATGATTTGATAGAAGAGTCAATCAAAAATGAACTCAGAAAATTGAGATAAGAATAAAGTAGATTACCAAAGCAAAAAGGTAATGAAATACAAAGTCACCCAACTCTTCCTTGAATGTTGGTTTTTCTTTAATTGTTAGTAATCTAACAAACCTTGCAATTACCACCCAAAATAATACTAAAATCATGTGTTTTGTTTACAAACAAATATAAGATAATATTTATTATAAAAACAATACGATGAGTAAAAGATTTATTATTTCAGAACAAGAAAAAAATGACATCAGAAAATTATATAATTTGAATGAAGGGATTTTAGATGATACACTTAACTACTTAAAAACAACTGAAGTTGGTAAGGCAGTTAAAGATTTTGTTCAAGATACTTTTGGAACAACAAACCCAAGTGAAATTGCCAATAAAATTAAAGATAAAGCAGAAGAATTAACTTCAGGTGAAGAAAAAGAACTTGAAAAAGGTTTAACCGATGCTAAATTAAAAGATTTAACTTATGGTAATGAAGACAAATATTCAGGTGATTTAGTTCATACTTTCTCAGGTCAAGAAGCAAGGAATATAGATTTACTAGTTGACGCAATGAATGATTTTGGAATTACCGACCCGATGGCTCAAATTGGTATACTATCAGTAATCGGTAAAGAAAGTAATTATATTCCAAAATCAGAAACATCTTATTCTAACACCGCACCTAGTAGAATAAGACATCTTTTTGGAAAAAGAGTTTCTCATCTTTCAGATTCTGAAATCAATCAACTTAAAAAAGATGATGAAAAGTTTTATAATTTAATTTATGCCAACACCGTTGGTAATGGTAAAAATGGTGCGGACGATGGTGACGGATACAAATATAGAGGTCGTGGATTTAATCAATTAACAGGTATTGGTAACTATAGAAAATATGGTGGTTTAGTTGGTAAAAATTTAGTCGGTGACCCTGATGAAGTTAATGACCCAAGAACTGCAGCCGATGTTGCAATTATGTTCTTCACAAAAGGAAAGAAAACAGGTTTCCCTGAGTTTAAAACAAAGAAAGAAGCAGCTGAATACTTCGCAGATATAAATGCCGGTGGTGGAACATCAAGTCACAGAGCGAATGCGGTTAAATACTCAGACAAGTTTGATGTTAAGTAGTTCGGTAATTAGACCATTATCATTAATTTCTAAACCCATTTTTTTAGCGGAACTATAAACCGTTCTGTTCTGTTTGTTCTTATCAATCTTCTCAACAAATAGATAATCTAAATTATAACTTTTACTACCTGTTGTTGTTTCATAACAATACTTGGGGTCGGAATATCTTAATTTAATATCAAAATCTTTACAATCATCACATGGTTTAGATGTTATTGTCCAACCTTGTTTAACAATTTCTTCATCATGTAAATCCAAAAAATCGTCTATTTTAGACTTCAAACCATAGTAATCATACTTCATGTCAAACAAAATTTAATAAGTTTTTATTTTGTGGTCTATAGTCAACATAAACCCTTAAATGATGAATCTGTCTTTCAGGATTAATTATCTTTAAAAAAGTTTTCAAATCACTTTCAACTTCTTCTAAAATTTCATATCTATGAAAATAAACTTCAAACGGTATCTTTTTCATAATGAAATGAATCTTGAAGTAAATCTCATCCATATATTCAATAGACAGACATTCAAATGGAAGATTGTATTTAGTTAGAATATTCTCTTTAACTTGTTTGAGGAAGAACAAATCATTCTTCTTCAACAAATCAATCATTATTATGTTTTTCGTCTAAAGAAAGTAATCCCTTACCATATTTTTCGTATCTTTCGTAGTATCTGTCCTTAACATATTGGTGAATCGGGATTGCCTTACCATCACCATCTATTCTTACAAATGTTATGAATGTTTGTGTGACTGCTTCTTGTTTACCAGTGTGAACATTATGCTTTCTAACCTCAATATATAATTTGATTGATGTCGTTCCAAACTTCTCTACCTTACCGTAAATCTTTAATAGACTTCCAATCTTAACAGGACTTTTGAAAATCAACTCATCAATCTTAATCGTAACCATTCTTGATGTGTCACATATCTGTGCAGCGTATGAAGCGGCTGAGTCATCAATTAGAGACATTATCGTTCCACCAAACATATTGTCGTGAACTCCAATATCACTCTTTTTACATATATAAGTTGTGATTAGTTCCATTAAATAGTATTGAAGGATAAGTTGGCTTCTGCCTGATTTACTGATTCAGAAATCACTTTCATAATTTTATATGGGTTACCATTAGATGCAGGTCTTCTGTCCTCAACATAACCTTTCCATCCGTTATTAACAGTTACTTGTGGTATTCTTATTGATGAACCTCTATCTGAAATACCATAACTGAACTTATCAATAGATTGTGTTTCGTGTTTACCAGTCAATCTCATTCCATTATCCGAACCATAGTTTTGAATATGTTTAGAATGATTTAATTCAAATACATTGAAAATTGAATCAAAGTAATCTTTACCTCCGACTTCTCTCATCTTTTTGTTTGAGAAGTTTGTATGTAATCCTGAACCGTTCCAATCTCCGTGTAAAGGTTTTGGGTGATATTCAATTTTAACATTATAAGTTTCAGCAACTCTTTCAAGAAGATAACGACACAAGATAAGTTGGTCACAAGAATCTAATGTTCCCTTACCCATCACTTGAAACTCCCATTGTCCAAGAGCAACTTCAGCATTAATACCTGTAACGTTAAGTCCTGCTGCTAAACAAATATCTAAATGATGTTCAACAATATTACGTCCTGATACATTATCGGTTCCAATACCACAGTAATACTCACCTTGTGGTCTCATAATACCTTTGGTATGACCCAATGGTAGTTCACCATCATATATGAAATACTCCTGTTCAAAACCAACCCACATATTAGAATCGTCTTTAATACTTGAACGAGTATTAGAACTATGTGGTGTCATGTCAGGGTTAAGAACCTCACACAATACCAAGTAACCATTCTTTCTTTGTGGGTCTCTGATTATTTTTACAGGTTTTAGAAGACAATCTGAATAATTACCGTCAGCCTGTTTTGTTGATGAACCATCGAAATTCCATATTGGGAGTGATTCTAATTCTGGTTCAGTTTCTGATGTTAAAACTTTTGTTTTACTTCTTAAGTTTGGTTCAGGAGTATATCCGTCTAACCAAATGTATTCTAATTTATATATCATATTCAATCAATTTCTGGTATTCCAAGTTCATAATACGCCTTCTCAAAAGATTCGTAAAATGGTACTCCCTCTGTATCTCTATACTTTTTTGCGAGTTCAAATAACTCCTTGTACATATCTTTAGAATATGCCTCATGTATTATTTCTTCAATAAAATCAGAACTGTTTACACTCATAGTTAAAATATAAAATAAAGTATTATTTTTGTCAAAGGTTAATGTTAAATTCTATCAATTAAACTTTTAAGATATTTTCCATAATTATTCTTATGGTATTTTTCAGCAAAATAAATAAGTTCACCTTTATTAATCCACTTGTTTAGATAGGCAATCTCTTCAATACATCCAATCTTTAATCCTTGTCTCTCCTCAATACTCTGAACGTAGTGTGACGCTTGCATAAGTGATTCAAAGGTTCCTGTATCTAACCATGCGGTTCCTCTCTCAAGGATGTGAACCTTTAACATGTTCCTTTCAAGATAATCTCTATTCACATCTGTAATCTCAAGTTCACCTCTCCAAGATGGTTTAATCTTCTTGGCAATCTGTATCACATTATTGTCGTAGAAGTATAAACCTGGTACAGCATAATTAGATTTTGGGAGTGTTGGTTTCTCATCCAAACTTAATACATTACATTCCTCATCAAACTCAACCACACCATATCTTTCAGGGTCGTGAACATGGTATGCAAATATCATTGAACCATAGATGTTCTTAATTGATTTCTTTATTTTCTTAATATCCAATCCTGAGAATATATTATCACCAAGAACCAACGCAACACTATCATCACCAATGAAGTCTTCACCTATTATAAACGCTTGTGCTAGTCCATCAGGTGATGGTTGTATTCTATATGTTAAGTTAATACCAAACTGAGTTCCGTCACCTAATAGTTGTTCAAATAGATGTTTATCGTTTGGTGTACAGATGATTAATATATCTTTAATACCCAAAGACATGATGGTTGATAAGGGATAGTATATCATCGGCTTATCGTAAATTGGTAACAATTGTTTTGTTACTGAAATAGTTAAAGGGTGTAGTCTCGTTCCTGAACCACCCGCTAAAATAATTCCTTTCATTTAATCAATTTTTTTAATTTCGTAGTAATAGTTATTTGAATCTTCAGATACCCATTTATCCGATTGAGCTTCTACTGACTCAATGTGAGTATCAACTTTAAAACTTGATGGTTCAACGGGAAATGGTTTAGTCACCCAGTTAGAATCCTTCCAATATATTCTGTTGTTAGGTTGACAAAGTAAATAACCATCATCAGCAATTAAGATATGTCCACACTTATAGTCAGATGGTTCATCAGAATATGGATTTCTATACCAATCAATAGTCATTAAGTAAGTTGCCCAAACTTTTGAACCGTCTTTTAACACAACCTGGCATCTTTTTTCATAAAGATAATCATAGGTAATTACACTAACATTCTCAGAGAAACAATCCCATAATTGTTTAAAGTGAAATGGAATATCACTTTTTGGTATTTCCATAAAAATTTCAGATATAGGAACTCTTGACCTCAACATTCCGTAATCAGTCATTACATGGAATGTTAATATCTTACCTGCCAATGATTGAACCGCAAATGCATAAGCTTTATGATAAGTGTCCTTATCTTCTTCATTTTTTGTAAAGTGTGATGCTCTTACATAACATTTAAACAATTCGATGTTTTCGTTTAATTTTGACATCTAATCTTTTTTAATCCATTTATTTTCTGAGTCCAACTCAAACTCACCAACATATTCTTGTTTCCATTCCGTTGGTTTAATAATTGATAAGAACAATTCACCATCTTGTCTACGGTATAGGTAATATGTTTCACCAATTATTGGTTGAAAGTTATAATGTGAACCATAGACAACACTATTCCATTCAAACTCTTTGAGTAAGTCGTCGTATTGTTCTTTGATTTCTTGATATTTCTTTTGGAAGTAATGGTTTGTCTTTAATATCTTTTCGTTCTTCCATGTCGATACATTATCAGGTATGATGACAGGTGCTCCGACATTTGTTGCGTATGGTAATAGATGAGCGTAGTATCCACGTTCCTCACTCCATACAACGTTATCGGGGTATTTTTTTTCTTTTGGCATATCGTAAGACATTACGCTTGGTAAATCAGAGTACTCACACCATAAATCGTCAGTGTGTTCCATTATAATATACTTAAATATCTTTCACCTCTATCACATAAGAACGTAACAACAATACCTTCAGGATTAGTTTGTTTAACATATCTTTCAGCTGCCAGTATGTTAGCCCCTGCAGATATTCCAACAAAAATACCCATCTCTTTTGATAGTTGTCTTGCTCTTTCTTTGGCTTCTTCTGTCTCAATTCTTACGATTAAGTCTACGTGTTTTAAATCAACCAAGAATTTGCTCCCGTCACCAATCCCTTGGATACCATGGAGTCCTGGTTGTCCTCCGCTCATCACAGGTGATTCATCAGGTTCCACCGCAACAATATCCATAAATGGAAACTTTGTTTTTAATGTTAATCCTGCACCCATCAGAGTTCCACCTGTTCCTGTACCAGTTATAAAAGCTGATACTGTTTCACCAATATCGGATACTTGATTGATAATTTCCTTTGCGGTTGTTTGTCTATGTGATAGAACGTTTAACTCACTATCAAACTGATTGCAGTTAAACCATCCGTTCTTTTCTGATAGTTCATTTCGTAATCTGATTGCTCCGTCAAAGTCACCGGCATCAACCTCAATCAGTTCAGCTCCAAACAAACGTAACATTTGTTTTCTTTCTTCACTCATGTTGGATGGCATAACAATCTTACAATTATAACCTCGTTCAGCGGCCAACCAAGCAAATGATATTCCCATATTACCTGATGTTGCTTCAATAATGGTATCACCTTTTTTAAGTAATCCATTCTTTTCTGCGTCATTGATAATGTAAGATGCTGGTCTGTCTTTAATTGAACCTGTTGGGTTTAGTAGTTCGGCTTTAGCATAAACCTTATCACTTATTTTTATAAGTGGTGTGTTTCCTATATAATTTGATAACTTCATATTAATGTGTTCCATTTGTTAATGACATTCCGTGTCTTATTCCTGTAATAAAATCTTGCAATTCACTTTCAGTTGTAATAAACTCACCCAAGACAATACCTATTTCATTTCCAACATCAGAAACATCTCCGTTGTCGTAATTAACATTATCCAATTGAGTTTTAATACGATTTAATATGTGTGTGAAATTGTCCATAATTAAAGATTAATATCCATTCTAACTTTATCTCCATTTGGTTTTGAATAAACCGCATATTGTGGTGACAATGAATAGTTCATACCTTTGAGTTTATTCACATACTTTCTACCCATACCAGGTTTCAAATAACCTATTGTGGTATGTGGATGATAATCAGGGAATGAATTGGTGTGAGGGTATCTTCTTAAATCTGAATTTGTCTTATGAAGATTGTCACCTTTCACATCAAACTTTAACACATCATAATCAGGATTTTCAAACAAAGAAGGATTGTGTAGTTTGCAAGTTGAATACTTGTATTTATTTAACACTTTTGACACATCTTCATCTGTTACATCATCGTGTAATCCAAACAATAATGTTGTGTGTGGTTCATCTTCCAATCCAAAACTTCTATCACCTTCTTGGTGATAAATGTCGTTGGGGTCAATGATGTTATGGATATCTCCTATTTCAGGGAAGTCGTAATATAACATTACACATCCATAATCAAACTTTTCCTTTGTTTCTTCTTTCAAAATTTTTTTAATTAGTTCTTTCATACTACATATAAAAAGTATAAGGTTGATAAGTATAAACATTTCCATATACTCTACATTCTCCGTAACCTGTGTATTTTTTTAATAGGTAAAGTTCAGCGTCTTTATAAGATTTATGTTCAACTGATTTAGAGTTAGGACCTTCATTATTAAAGATTTCTCTCCAACCAAAAAATTTCTTTTCTTCAATCACCCAATGACCTTTTCTATCAGGGTGTCCAGATTTTGAGATTACCTCAACTATTCTAAATTTAATCATAATTAATCTTCAATTACTATTTTTAAACAGTTCTTCTTAATATACTCCTCGTCAAAGGTCTCTACACCTTGTGGATAAACACATAGATGTTTCATTTTTGTATCATATAAAACATCTGATGTGTTAATGTGAGTTACAGGTTCTAACGTTGCGGTCATAGGTTAATTACTTAATGGTGCTTTAATTGATGGGTGTGATTGGTAGTTCTCCAAAATAACATCATTGACTGAACTACAGAATATTCCATCTTGGATTATTACTTTAGGAAGTGGGTAAGGTTCTCTACCAATCTGTTCTTTTGCTTGTTCAATATGATTCAAATACAAATGTGTGTCACCCAAGTTACCAATCAATTCGCCAGGAACCATATTCACTTCATCAGCAATCATCAATAATAATAACCCGTAAGAAGCAATGTTGAATGGTAAACCTAAGAATGTATCTACTGAACGTTGATTCCACATTAAAGAGATTGCTCTGGTTGGGATATTATGTTTATCCATATATTCCATTGTTTTAGGTTCTTTGTAATGAACTGACACCCAGTTATCTAATTTTTTCATCAACTCATATCTTTCCTCCAAACTCAACTCTCTTGTATATACTTGAAATCCATAATGGCAAGGTGGAAGAACCATTTGGTCTAATTCACCTACATTCCAAGCATTAACCATTAATCGTCTTGAGTCAGGATTTGTTTTAAGGTCGTTGATTAGGTTTGCGATTTGGTCTATCCCATACTCAATCCTTCTTACGCCTGCCTCTTTACTCTTATCTTCAACTACATCCCAACCTGTATGCCACCTTCTCCACTGCTTACCATACACAGGACCTAACTCACCCCACTTCTTAGCAAACTCATCATCTGTTTTGATTTTGTTGATGAATTCTTCTTGTGTGTGTGGTCTAAAACCATACGCAAATGATGGATTTGTAAAGTGTTCGTAGGAACCTTCAAATTCAACCAAACAATTATCTAAATGTCCTTTAATTCTATCTAAACCATTTTCTACACCAGTTATTGTATGTTTAAGATAGTTCTTATACGCATCACCATCCCAAATATGACAATCGTTATCAACAAGGTATTTGATATTGGTATCACCTCTTAGAAACCATAGCAACTCAGTTACCATAGTTTTCCAAGCCATCTTCTTGGTTGTAAGAAGTGGGAATCCATCTTTCATATTATGACGAATGGTATAACCAAAAATTGATTTGGTTCCTGTACCAGTTCGGTCTTTCTTCTCCACCCCAAAATCTAAAATGGTTTGGAGTAATGTTTGATATTGTTTATCTAGGTTGTTCATATTATTTTTCCTTATTTAAATGATGTCTTCCAATCCATCAATTTCATTTCTTAATTCGTTAATCTTTGAATGGACATACTCCTCAAGCTCGTGAGATATCTCCAAATACTTTCTTCTCAGTTCGTGGAACTTTTCATCTTCAACTTCTTTGAATGATGAATAATGTTTGAAACAATAGTGGAAACCTTCAGCTTCTATTCTATAACGAACCATTTCAAACTCTTCAAATTGTTCCTCTAAATTATTTTTTCTATTTTCAAAACCCATTTTAATTCGTTTACCTAACTCAACATTCCACTGCTCAAATGTTAAAGTTGAGCCAGGGTTGTCTTCCAAAAACTTCCAATACTGTGATTCAAGTGTTGCCATTATCTTATAATCTTAATCTCCGATTCAGTTTCAATTATCACACGTGCCCCACAGGACAACAATGTCTTTTCATTACCACCATACACAACACGACTAGGTCCCAAGATTTCCACTTCAGAACAGTAGGTGTTCTTCCTACCTTCTTTAATGGTTATAACAGGTTCTAACTCGTTATTCTTCTTGTTGGACCTTATCTTGTGTTGATTGACGTGGATATACTTTTTCATTGTTCCCAGACAACTTCTTCAGTTGAAAGTGGTTCTACGAATTTTCGTTTGTCTTCTTTTGGTTTAGCAGCTTTCTTCTTGTTAAAGTTAAATGAAATCCAAAGACGAGTCACGACCAAGTCCAAACCAAAGTTATAGGTTGACTCTCGTTTCTTCTCACCAGTCTTTTCATCTTTATACCACACATAAGCCAAGTGTCTTGAGGTAAAGACACCAACATGACGATAATTACTTTGTTTCAAAGTATTATCCGTCCATAGAGTTTTATAATAAAACCCCACAATACATTTTCCTAATTTTACATCAAACAGTTTCATTTACTGATATAGATATTTTTATTTGTTTATTATTTTTTGTAATAACAGGGATTATGATTTCATTATTTGATTGTTCCACCTCAGGTAGAACCGTTAAACTACAACTTTCAAATCCAGTTCTTTCTTTCTCAAAATATTTTAGAGCCGTTATAATTTCGTAAGCAATTTTCTTAACCTCAAAACAATTATCCATAATCCTTATTATTTATTCATATCACAATTGATGATGTTGTGGTTATCATCCACGAACATAGCAGTATCACCAATTTTTGGTTTCTTTTTAGTATAATAAAGAATACCATTTTGTGTAGTAACCGCATAGTATTTACCTTTACCATAATACTCGTCAATTTGAATATCAACGACTACCGCTGGATACATCTCTTCACTACTCAAACAGGTATCCAATGTTTGAAATTCAATTTTGTCCTCATCTTCATCACATTCATCTTCACAAGATGGTGCTTCAAACTTAGGTGTTTCTTTACTAACAGGGGTTTCTTGATACAACATCTTGGATATCATAAATCCAAATGATGCTAAGAATAACACAAGGACAACAGACGCAAGGACTGGTAAAATAACTGATTTTTTTAACATATATTTATTTATTTAATTATTAATCGTAGTTAACTAACTCTTTAACATCACACTTCCACCCAACAACAAACTTCTTTTCAGTGTCCAAATTTATGAAATAAACTTCATTATTCAAAACACAATCTTCAACAAATTCCCAAACATAATCTTTCTCTTTCCATGTTTTCAATTTGTCCATGGTGGTTTCAATCACACTCCATCGGTTCATGATTTCGTTAGTGTCCATCCAATACCACAAGAACAATCTATCTTCAAACTTATATAACGACAGGATTGGTGCGTCGTAATAAATTATATCCTGAACAAACTCAGAACCTGGAAATGGGTGCTCTGATAATACTTCTCCGTTAATCTTTTTCATATCAATAGTGTAAATCTATATAAAGGTGTTTATCATTGTTATATTTAACACAACACCAAGCCGGATGGTATTGTTCTTGTTCCGTCTCATACCAAGTACTTTCTTTTAATACAACACCCCAACCGTTTTCCTCATAGTACTTGTCTTCCACTCGTTGTGTTAGAACCAAAGCATCATCAGGTAGTTCGGAGTGTTCCTCTAAAAACTTTTTAAGTTTACCAACGGTAAGGTAATCTTCATACTTACTTAAATCTTCAATAACTCTTACTTTACTCATAAAATTAATTTTTTTCTTAATACTTTAAGTTCTTCCCTGTATGGTTGAAATTCATCATGTGTATGAGCTTTGTGTCCTTTGGACACCGCATCTGTTACAATTGATTCTAATACAATAATCCTTGAAATGATTTCTTGTTGTGTCATTTTCTTTTTATCACCCATAGTCCAAAATCAAAACATAAAAAGTTTATACACAAGTTATATCTATTTCCGTAGCTTTTAGTCACGAAGATTGTCGGGATTAATCCAACCTGTTTAAAGTCTTCACTCCAAGTCATATCAAAAAATGGAATTATTTTCATAGTATTTTTGCGTATTTGATTAGTTCATATGTCTCGGTGTAACCCATTCCATTATTGTCTTCTTCAACAATATCAAAGTCAACTTTATTACCACTATTCATTTCATCCAATTCACTCTTTGGATGTACTGGTATGATTTCATTGTTTTTAGTTTCAACGAACCAACCTTTTGTTGTTTTATAAATCTTTCCTGTCATTACGATAAATCTTTTGATATGTTAATCGCTGCTTGTCTCGCTTGGTCCCAATCTTTAATGACTTGTTTACCTCTACGGTTAAACGGTATTACCGCCCTGATTCCATCACTATAAATTGATTTTTTATCAAAGTCGTCAGCCTTTGAGTATGACTTTGCATATTCTTTCCAATACCCCTCAAACTCTTTTCTATCATAATCATCAACAACTGGTATATATTTAGCATCAAACAATCTGTCTCCAATCTTGAATGTTGAACCTCCACGATGAGTATATCCGTGGAACCCTTCAACATTATCACTCTCAATCTGTTCTGTTACAAAGTTCTCATACTCATCTTCAATTGAATTTTTCAATACAATAGTTGGTCCATAACTTTTAAGTTTGATAGCAACTCCGTGAGGATATTCTTTACAAACATAGAATTTGTTAATGTAATACCACCAAGCAGTATCAATATCACCAATATACACACCATCCTTTGTCAAAAACGAATTATCCAAAGTATATTCGTCATCCTTTCCAAAAGTGTGAGTTCCAATAACACCACCAGTGTATTTCTCAATCAGTTCAATCTTCTTGGGGTCAATATTTGAGTAACCTTCTATAACCTGTTTTGGTTTGAACCTAGTCACCAACTTAGTAAATCCAAGATTGATGTGAACTTTATTTAACTTCCCATCTTGACTACTGGTGTAATACGGATGTCTCTCAAACTTCAATACCATTTTCCCAAGATATGGAGTTCTGTTTTTAACTAATTTTTCAATCATAGTATTTCTATTTTTTTATTTTCAACATCAATGGTGATATCAAAAGGTTTTTGGTTGTGACTGTAACGCTCATCCAAGATAGATGCGTTGAAGAAGTGTGTTCCGTTCTTTTCAACATACCCATAACCTGTGTGGATGTGACCACAACTATGGATTAGTGGGTGTAATGTCTCCAATCGTTTGGTTAACATTTCACATCCAAGATTAACATCACGACGATTGACTACGGTATCCAAGATACCCCAAGCTGGTCCGTGTGTTAACAAGATGTCAGTATCGTCAGGAATGTTTGCCCACTTCTCTTCCAACTCCTTACCATTACGTGGTAGGTTGAATGCCCAATTGTAGAACTCAGGTTGCCAAGGACTACCATAGATTTTCAATCCCTCAAACTCAACGAAGTCATCAATCAAACAAACAACACCTTTGTCGTTAAACTCACGAATCATCTTCCAAGCGTCAAATGGTTTGTCTTCAATGTATCTGTCGTGATTACCAGGAATGAATACCTTCATCTTATATGGTAACTCACTGAACCATTTTAAGAAGTCATACAAATCTTCCCAATTATAACCTGAGTTCATAACGTCACCGCTATGTAAAATCAAGTCACCACCATTCACAAGAACATTTCGTTCTTTAGTGTGCGTGTCTGATATTAAGGTTACTTTCAACATTTAACAAATATACGAATAAATTACTTACTTTCCAACTTTATACATATCAAAATAGATAGTATCACCAACAGATACCTGTCTCAACGACTTCATCTCCACACCATTTTCAAGTGTGATGTTATAATACAAGTTCATCTCTTCATGAACATTCTGTGGTCGGTGTCTTTCAACCTTTATAACGTAATGAGCCTCTGTATAATGATAACCATTTTGTTTATCATAAGACGCAATTACAATTAACGATATTACAATTCCAATGAACACAGCTCCAAGTGTCCAAACTGATGTTAAGATGTTTTTCATAACTTTTTATATTCGGGTTTTAAATAATTCCATATTACTTTATCAGTACTCTTTCCATCCCACATCATAAAACATAATGCCTTTATCTTTGGGTGAGTATCACATTCTTGTAAGTGTAACGCAAACTCTTTCTTTGATGGTTCAGGGTCTCTGTCCCCATACTTACCATATCTGAAATACTGATATATCTTACCGGCACGTTCTCCAAACTGATAGTGGTTATATCTTAACTCCTGAACATACATCTTTATCTTCTTATAGAATTCGTCAGGAACATCCTTCAATATCTCCAACACATCTTTGTCCTCACTCAACATTTCCCAAACAGAAGTGGTAGACACATTAGTCATGAGTTTATGAAGACGAAGATACTCCACACCCTTAACTTTCATTCTATCTCCGTTAGTAAAACGAACAACAAATCCTTCAGCGTTTTGTTCAACTTTATCCTTCAATTCGGTATAATCCCGAATTCCATCGTATTTTTTGACAACTTTGAAATCAAGATTGTTAACCATGTTCTTCAATCTAACATCAACTCCCTCACCATACAAATCAACCTCATACCCAGTTTCAGTATTTATCATACCAAGTAATACCAAGTCCTCATAGTCATACTTAACAACTATACGGTTATCGTCATATATTATTTCAAATAAGTAAGTGTAATCTTTGTGAAGTTTCTTGAAGTCATATTTTTGTAACATGAAGAAACCTTTTAATGATTGGTCAGAAGCAAAGGAACCACGAGTGGCTAACACCCATTGTCCTTCATAGTTGAACAATATACCAAGTGAGCCATCCATCTTTTCATAGACATCAAACTCAGAAGTTGGGGTGTGTCTTCCCTCTTCTATGTTGAAGAACTTTCTAAATGGACGAGCAACAACATTACCTTTGTCGTCGGTAACTAACCCACGAGTTTGTAAAGTTACATCATCCCATAAACCTTCGTACTGAACCTTTTCAGTGTAGTTCCATATAGTCAAAGGAAGAGTTGGGTGCACTTGTTTATACACCAACCCTTCCTCAAAATATTTGTTTAGAACTTCATTCATTTGACAAAGATACAAAAATTAATCTAAACTTTCAGGTAAAAATAATAAAGTTGGATTTTTCTTTTGAATATCAACGTCAGGAAATACATTTTTAAACGCCATCGCATCAAATCTATCGGTAATGAAATGATAACCATTTTTTGTTGGGATGATACATTTAATTTTATCTCCCTCAGGTCTGATAATATTGATGACTTTAGTTATTCTAACCACTTCACCTTCATCTTGAGTATCCAAATCCACAATCCATCTACTCTCATGAGTTTTAATCTGTCCGACAACTGAGTCAAACAAATGTTTTTGGTTATGTTGTCTGTTCTTAATCTTTTCAGCCAGTCCAATCATCATCTCCAAAGACACATCCTTATGGTTTTGTTTTTGAACGTGGATATATGCACGAGCTTTAAACATCTCACAAAGTTGTTTAATCTCATCGTATCGTTTCTCCAAGTATTCAATACTTTCAACACAATAAGTTTTAATAGTCCGAACTGACTGGTGATTGTCTCTCTCACCTTCAGGTTGGTCCTTCTTTCGTTTGAACACGTAGAGCATATAGAAGTCACCCTCGTTTTCAAAGTTCAATAATGGTTTTATTAATTCAATGTTGTTAATCATTACTTGTTAAAGTTTTACTTCAAAACGGTTTTTCATTAATTCTAACTTGTCTTCAGGTACACCATGTTCATTTACACCTCCGTGTCTGTTCTCCACTATAAGTGAAAAAACTCTGTATCCGTATTGTTTGGCTAACTCATAGTAAGCGTCCATTTCCCATTCTTGAGTAAATGTGTTTGAAACGGCAATCTTTTGAAAATCATCTTCCATACTTTGCTCAACACGTAATTTACACCAGTTATGAGCCAGTTTTATTTTTGACCCGTCAAATTTGTATTCACCTGTTTCAGAGTCAATAAAATATTGGTCAGCCTCAAATACAGGACAATCCAATGATTGTGCAAATGTGCTTTTACCACTTCCTGGTACACCTCTTACGATATATAATGTTTTCATATTTTAATCTTCTAATTCTTCAGGTATATCATCAATAATATGGCGTCTCCACCATTTGTCAAATTTACTATCTTTAAACGTATCTGCCAAATAAGTTCCTAAAATTACTACTAAAAGGGCACCAATACTAATCAAAAATACCCAAGAAAATATAATAACAATTGCATGTCCCATATTAATTAATTGTATAATATACTTTTGTAGTTCTTGGAAGTCCTGGGTAGAAACTATCAATCCTACGATGGATGTTCTCGTCCTGTTCATCAACATCATCAGGTACCGGTCCAATTCCGAAATCTAAAATATCAAAGTGTTGGTCAATCTTTTTAATGATATCAAGACGTTGGTCAATCGTAAGATTGATAGTTAATTCTATTCTACTTGTTATCGTCATACTGTGTGCGGTATTTGAACTCTGATACAATTTTGTGGTTTACCCTCATTCATCAAGAAGTTATTGATATAACCCATGATGTTAGCACTACCAATAGGATTAGCTGAGTGAGTATAAACATCAGGGAACTTAATTGGTTCTCTCTTTCGGTTGGAATAACCCATCTCCAATCTTTCAGGGTTTAGTTTATAGAACTCATCAACCAAGAACTTCGCAGCATCGTAGCCAGTCTTCTCATCAATGTTTTCATAACTCAATTTATAGTTAGGTGAAACATTTGTGTGATACTCAGTCATAGCGCTATCACCCAAGTCGTGGTCTAATGATATAACATCAACAACATTCAATCCAACCTTCTGAACCAAGTCAGATAGTTCATAAAAAGTTCTAACAACCTGCCAGTCCTTTTCAACAGGTGTTCTTACATCGTCCAAATATATTTTCATAATCTTTATTTATCAGCGTTTAATAATCTTTCAAGGTGGTGGTCATTCGGCATATCCGACAACTGCTCACGATTTTTCATCAAAGGTAATACTTCTCTCAACAAGTTGTATGGTCGGAACTCAGGGTGTCCGTCAAATCCAACATCCATTTTCTTTCCATTACCAAACTTTTTATTGTTTGGTAAGTGAACGTGTCCGTGAAGGTGAGGAATACCTTTATTCATCCCGTCCCAACTTTGAATTGGGTAGTGCATACATACAAACTCATGTCTCTTTACTTCGTTCTTCTTAACAGGTTCCATAACTACAAGTCGTAGGTATTCGGATACTGAACTGAAGATTGATTGTATGCCCCCTTTGTTTCTTTCAACGTGTTGGTCATGGTTACCTAATACAAGGTGAACATTCTTACACACAATTCTATCTCTGAATTGTTTAATGAACTCAAACCCACCAAAGGACCAGTCACCAAGACAAACCAATACATCATCCTGTCCAACGTTCCAATTGATACCATCAACGATAGATTGGTTCATTCGTTCAAGTGTGTCAAAGTCACGAGTTTGGTCAACAGGGATTTCGTTATCTGTTGTTCTCCAATTAGTCGTTCCTCTACAAATGTTCTTGTGGTTATAGTGCGGGTCAGAACATATCCAAATATTTGGGAATACCCCTTTTATGTCTTGTTCAATCTTTAAAATCATACCACAAAGATAATGCGTTTTTTCTATTCACCCTCATATAACTTCTTATTTTTTTGTTCAGCCCAAAGGTCAACTAAAAGGAACAGTCCCCACCACTTAACATCAACATATTCTTCAATTTTAGTTCCTGTAAAAGCAGAAATCAACAATACCACAAAAAGGTAAAGAGCAACGATTAAGGGAAGTATTCCCATTATTTTTTTGAAAGTTTTCATAATATATTTTTTTTAAAAATTACAAGAGTTCTTTATGTTTATTTTATCCTTTTAACAGGTCTTTTTCTTTCTTGATATCATAGGTATCAATTAATTTATCAATTCGTTTGTCAGTATATGAGTTGGATTCAGAAATAGAATCCGTCATACCTCTCCAAATATCTGTAATTTGTTTTTCCAATCTGTCGTTATATCCTCTAAACTCTAATTGAATGTTTTGTCTTTCATAATCAATACGACGAGTCGTATCTTCTATTTCTTGTGAGATTGTTCTCACTAATCCTTGGATATCTTCTTTCAGATTTCCAATTTCTGTTTGTTGTTTATTAATCATAAGCAAACCCCAAGTAATCAATCCAGCAACAATTACCGCAACTACCGTGAGCACACCTAGAACAAAATAAGTTGTTTCCATAATATTATCTCTTTATTTATTTCAAAGAACTCTTGTAACTGATACAAATATAAAACAAAAACCCCACCTTTTCAAGTGGGGTTTTCAACAATATTTATTTGTTTTTACTTTTTTTGAAGTTCTTTACTATACTCAGCAATAGGTACAGGTGTCCCCACAGGATAAGGAAATCCAATCTTAGCTGCCGTGATTGATGTCATACCTGTTTTAACAGGAATTGCTTTACGTAGTGGAACCGCAGCCTCATTAAGTGGTCCATATACTTTTGCCAACACAATACCTGTAGATGTTGTATCAAAGATAATACCTGGCATTGCGAACATATTACTTTCACTTGTACTTGGTTCATCTGTATTCACAACAAAAGCTCTATTCACAGGTGTCATCATTTCCCATTCTTTAGTTGAGGGGTTAAATTGAGGAATAGTCGTAGTTGAATCATAATACCAAAATAACGACCAAACAGTATTATTGGTTCCGTCAGGACTTTGGAAGTATTCATTAACATTAAACTTTCCGTAGGTTTCACTAAAACCTTCCATCGCCAAATTGGAGATTGATGGCCCTGATAATACAGGACATATTGCACAACCCTCATCATATTCTACACCTTGAACAACAATCTTTCGTCCGGTTGGAATCACTCCCGATGCACCACAAAAAGCAAAAGACCCATCATGTATCTTAACAATTTTATCAGATTTAATGTCTTCAGCATTTTCAGTTTTTGTACTTGTATCACAACTAAATAACATAGTTGACATAATAATACTTAAAATAATTTTTTTCATAATTTTTTGGTTTTTTATTTATAAATATCCCGTTAAACAAAAACCCCACCTTTTCAAGTGGGGTTTTCAATATTAAGTTAACTTATTATACGTTTTCTTCACCTTCTTGTGTAGGTTCCTCAGTTGGGTATTCCTCAACGATTGGCTCCACATATACTTCAGGTTCAGTATAAACAACTGGTTCTTCAACAACCACAGGAGTTTCTTCCTTAACTTGTGTAACTACAACAACTGGTGGTTGTGGTGGTCTTGGAGTTGTTGGGTATTCCACAGCACTTGATAGTGATGTTCCATCTTCCTCGTCAACCTTTTGAATTAACATCTTGTCTCTGTCTTCAGAGTTGAACCAATAGTCAACAACCTTATTTAAGTTACCAACGAACGCTCCAAATAATATCAATAACATTTCTTTCCAACTTTCTTCAATGGACACACCGAAAAATATTGCGGAGTTTATACCGGCAATGATAAAGAAGAATAAAAACAATACAATCATTGTTATCTTCCATCTGTTTGCCTGCATCTGTTGAAGCATGTAATAAAAACGATTTTTATCTTCAACCTTTACATACGGAGTTTCACCGAATAACATTCTTTTAAATCTACTCATTTTTTTATTTTTTTATTTATTTATCTTTGTTAGGACTTGCTCCATACTTCACCCCAAGTATTGTTCCCACGATACTGAAACTATTTGTTAATAGAATACCAAACATGTTACTCCAAGTAGAGCCGATGATGTCTGTATCCATCCCTATAGTCATAGAGTAAACATATATTCCAGTAGTTATGGTTCCAACACCAATGATTACATAAAGAGCAACTCTAACAATATTGTTAATCAACTCAAACTGAGTTTTCTTTTGTATTAAATCCAAATTGTTTTCCGCCTCATTCTTAGCGTTTTCAGCAATGACTCTTGCCTGTTCCGATTGTTTCATCGCTTCAACAAGCTCAGCACCTATCTTTTCATTTTCCTTTTTCCATTCAAGGAGTTCAGAGTTCTGACACTCAATCTGACTTTTTTGTTCCTCCATACCTGTTAAAGTATTTTGGAGTTCCTCAAGTATTCTTTGGTTTTCTTCATTAAGTTCAGTCAAGTCTTTGTTCTGAACCTGAACCTGTTTGGTCATCTCTAAACGTTTACGTCTGGTTGTAGTATCCTTTTCAATACAAGTTTTAAGATACTCTTTAAACTCTTGGTCATCTTCAGCATCTATTAATTTAGTAATGTTACCCTCAAGGCCAATGTTCTTGGTCTTAAAGGTTTCCATTAATATCTTCTTTGTATTTTTATCTAAAACAATCATTTATAAACTTTGAAAGGGTTTGTTCTGTTCTTATATCCGTCGTAGTCTTTCTTAAACTCTTCAAGTCTTGGTTCAATATCATCTGACTTGATAATCCAAAACTGAGCACCAGCCTGAACTGCCTTAGCCTGTTCTTCAGGTTCGTTACTTGAAGATATGATACCGATGACTACATGGTTACCATATTCAAAATTAATCTTACGGATAAGTTCAATACCATCAAAGGATGAACCTATAATGTTTAAATCCACAAACACACATTCAGGTTTTTGTGATGTATCTTTTTGCCATCCAGCAAATAGTTTAGCCGCCTCATCCGAACTGTTCAAACTTCTTAATGACAATGTAATGTCAAGTAATGAACAAGAGTCCTCAAATACCAAGTGGAACAAATCCTCGTCATCCACTAACAAAATTGAATCAATCATTTTTTTCTTTCTCTTTATTTTATTTTTATTTTCATTTTGGTTCCACCTTCAATTTTTTCACAACTCAATTTAAAACCATGTTCTTCCAATATCGCAACACATATATTCAACCCAAGACCCTTTTCTTCACCAGTAACATCCGCCTTCTTTGAATATTTTGTTAAATGTTTTTCAAGTTGTTTTTGTGAGAATCCTTTACCATTGTCCTCAACTATTAAATATTCTTCTTCGTTATATATCTTAACTTTTTTAACTTCACTATCATTATATGATAAACCATTCTTAATTAAGTTCTCAACCGCATTACAGAATAAAGTCTCATTCACTTCCATATCACCCAAGTCAGATATCTCAACCTGTGAACTATATGAATTCGGTGAAATGTATTTCCAAATCAAATCTTTAAGATTAACCACAGATTTATTTAACACAACATTTTGTTTAACAAGATTGGTAAACTCATAAACACTCTTATAAACTTTTTGAGTATGGTTTAATCCTTCTTTAACCATCTTAAGTGCCCCTTCAATCTTTAATCTTTGGATGTCCTCAGCAGTTAATCTTTTTTCTAATGATGTAATACCTCTTGGCATGTATGTGTTAATACCTGAGTGCATGTCATGTCTGATGATTCTTGCTGCGTGTTCCAAATAACTATTCTTCTTAGCAATATCACTAATCTGTTGTTCAATTTCCACATCTTGTACCTGTATTCTCTTTCTTTGTAAGACAACCGCCAATATTAAAACAAACAATATAACAACACCTAAAGCACCATAAAGGTATTTCTTCAAGGTCTCTCTTTGTTTTTCCAAATCAGTTTTTTGATTTATCAAATTCCCGTTTTCATCAGTTAAATTACCGGTCTCCAAAGTTAAACCAATGATATTCTTTTCTTTACCTAAGGAACCGATTGTGTTTTCTTTCGCTTTAATAAGTTCTTCGTTTCTAACCGCTTGAGCCAATAATGAATCTCGTTCTGCGGTAAGTTTAGCAATCTTGTTATCAATTTGAACCAATACATTTTTTAAATCTTCTTTAGGTAAATCAGTATACGATTTTGGTAAGTCGTCTAAGAATTTCAAATCACCAGCAATACTTTCCAAATCAGTTTCAGATAATTTAGTTTCATCAACAGGTTTTTCAGGTTCAGGGGCAATCCAAGTGGTAACAATTTCTTGTATACCCATAGCAGCAACTTGTAAAGTATCCAAATCATTATTCGTCCATGTGGTGTTTATTCCGTCAACGATAGTGTCTTCATAATTAACTTCTTGTGAATATGAAGTTGATGTTACAAGGATAACTGAAAGTAATAATATTATCTTTTTCATTTTTTCTTTTCTTCTTGTTTAATCATTAACCTCATTATGTTTTTATTTTTCCAAATCGCTTTCTCGTATAATTCAATCTCAGTGTTAAAATCTTTAAACCCAATCTCTTTATAATAATCTAAAGTAGGATAGTATCTGTCAAAATATAAATCTTGTAGTCTTTTAAACTCGGCATATTGTTTATCTGACATTAATTCTAACTCAATTTTTTCACCATAGTCTGTACTATACATTCTATAACGACTTAAGTCTAAAAAGAATACACTGTTATAAGGAGGTATAGTATAAAGTAAACATGGACCTATAGCCCTTTCTCTAATGACCATATTAAATTCATCAGCCCACTTGTATGTTGTATCAGCAATATATTGTATACTATCAATAACAATATTAACTCTGTCATTTATTCTAGTTAAACTATCAATTCTTTTATTCAGTGCAACTATTTTTTTATTTTGGTCTCTTATAATTTTTCTTTGTGTGTCAATTGCCTTATTAATATCCAAAGATTGTTTAATAGTTAGAATAACAACTGAGTCACCCTTATAGATTGTCTGTATTGGGTACTTAATCTGACTGAAACCAAATAAAGAAATTGTTAAGAAAATAAAAGTTAGTAATGTTTTCATTTAAATTTGATTTTCATTTTAGTTCCCGTTTCATTTTTTTCACAGGTTATTTTAAATCCGTGTTCTTCCAAAATTGCCACACAGATATTCAATCCTAAACCAGTACCCGATTCTTTTTGTCCTTCTTTTCTTGTATATGGTTTAGACAAATAATTAAAATCTTCTTGAGTGATACCTCTACCATTATCTTGAATATAAATGGAATCCTCATCTGAAGATATTTCAACAAACTTGGTGTCTGAATCATTATACTTTAAACCATTTCTAATTAGGTTATCCACCGCAGTACAGAATAATGGTTCATTTAATTCAATTGTTGGTAGGTTATCATCCAATACCACCTGACTTGCGTAAGCCGTCGAGGACAAATAGTCCTTGAGTATGTCCTTGATGTTACATTCTTCTTTGTTCAACACCACATCTTTCTTAACAAGATTGGTAAACTCATAAACACCTTTGTAAACTTTCTGTGAATGTTTAAGTCCCTCCTTAATCATTTTAAGTGGCGCCTCAATTTTAAGATTAATAATATCTTCTTGAGTTAATCTTCTTTCTAATGAGTTAACACCTCTTGGCATGTAAGTGTTAATACCTGAGTGCATGTCGTGTCTTAATATTTTGGCAGCGTGTTCCAAGTAAGTATTCTTTCTTTCTATCTCTTTTGATTGTAAAACTTTGTCGGTAATATCTACCGCAATTTTCATAACTCTGATTACCTGACCATTATTGTCAAAAATTGGATTGTATGTTGCTTGTAACCAAATTTCTTCACCATTTTTTTTAATTCTATTAAATTGTTCAGATATAAAGTCTCCATTTTTTAATTTATTCCAAAATTCTTTATATTCATCTGATTTTGAGTAATCTTCTGTCACAAAAATGCTGTGGTGTTTTCCTTTTAATTCGTTTAAAGAATACCCCATAGAATCACAAAAGTTTTGGTTAGCGTAAACTATATTCCCTGATAAATCAAACTCAATCACCGCATTAGACTGGTTAATAGCATTCATTCTATTTCTAATATCTAATTCTTTTTTCTTAAGTTCTGTAATATCTTGTCTGATAGATGAAAAACCATCTAATCTTCCATCAGTTCCAAATCTTGCCCTGATGTATGTATCAACATAATATAAACTACCATCTTTTGCTTTATTACAAACAATGTCGTTCCATATCTCACCTTTTAATACCGTTTCATACATCTTACCCCAATATCCATCAGGTTGTGTACCTGAATTAACTATTGAGTGGTCTTTACCAATTACTTCTTCAAGTTTCCAACCTGACACTTTTTCAAACTTATCATTAACATAAGTTATTTTACCTTTTCTATCGGTAACCGATATAATTGCTGCTCTATCAATGAACTTATCCGTATCATTAAGTTTTTTACTTTGGAAATTATTAATTTCACGAACTATTAAAATAAAAAGTGGGATGAATAATATAAAACAAATGTATTCAATACCACGTGTAACTCTTGTTGATTCCTGAATTTCAAGTAAAACCGATGTTTTAACCAAAAAAAATACAGACATTATTAAAATAGAAAAAAGTAAATAGATTTTTGTATTTTTCGTCATATTTCATAAATACTTTTATTAAATAAAAAAACCCCTCTAATTTGAGGGGTTTTAACATTAGTTGGTTGTGAACTACTTACCAACTTCTTCAAAATCTACATCAGATACTTCAGAATCGTTATTGTCCATTTCGTTCATATTATCCATTTCGTTTATATCAGAAGATTGACTATAAAGATTTGCCGTAATACCTTGAAATACATTATTAATGTTCTCAATCCCTTCTTTAATTTTCTCAATGTCCTTTGATGAATGAGCGGATTTCAATTCTTCAAGAGCAGTTGTTACCTCTGACTTTTGTTCTTCAGTGATTTTGTCTTCAATATCTTTTAAAGACTTTTCCACTTGGAAGATTGTTGTGTCAGCTTGGTTGATAACCTCAGCGTCTTCTTTTGCTTTCTTATCTGATTCAGCGTTCATCTCCGCCTCTTGTCTCATCTTTTCAATCTCTTCTTTCGAAAGTCCTGATGATGATTCAATACGGATATTTTGTTGTTTGTTAGTTCCTTTGTCTAATGCCGATACATTGATGATACCGTTAGCATCAATATCAAATGTAACCTCAACCTGTGGAATACCTCTTTGAGCCGGTGGGATACCATCCAAGTGGAAACGTCCAATACTTCGGTTGTCTTTAGCCATTGCCCTCTCACCTTGTAATACATGGATTTCAACGGTAGGTTGGTTATCAACCGCAGTTGAGAACACCTGTGACTTCTTAGTCGGGATAGTAGTGTTAGCTTCAATTAACTTTGTGAACACTCCACCCATTGTTTCAATACCAAGTGATAGTGGTGTTACATCTAATAACAATACATCTTTAACATCACCTGCTAATACACCAGCCTGAATAGCCGCTCCAAGAGCAACAACCTCATCAGGATTAACACCCTTTGATGGGTCCTTACCGAAGAACTTCTTAACCGCTTCCTGAATTGCCGGAATACGTGTTGTTCCTCCAACCAAGATTATTTCGTCAATATCACTTGTTTTAATCCCTGCGTTCTTCAATGCCGACTTACAAGGAGCAATAGTTCTTTCAACCAAACTATCAACAAGTTGTTCAAACTTCGCCTTAGTTAAAGTTCTTACCAAGTGTTTTGGTATACCATCGACAGGCATAATATATGGTAAGTTAATCTCTGTAGATGGTGAAGATGATAATTCAATCTTCGCCTTCTCAGCTCCCTCACGAAGACGTTGAAGAGCCATAGCATCTTTGGTCAAGTCAATTCCGTTTTCATCTTTGAACTCAGTTACCAACCAGTCAATGATTGCTTGGTCAAAGTCATCACCACCAAGGTGTGTATCACCATCAGTAGACAATACTTCAAACACTCCATCACCAAGTTCCAATACAGATACGTCATGTGTTCCACCACCACAGTCAAACACAACAATCTTCATATCTTTAGATTGTTTGTCTAGTCCGTAAGCAAGTGCCGCCGCAGTTGGTTCATTAACAATTCTCATTACCTTCAAACCTGCAATCTCACCCGCTTCTTTCGTAGCTTGACGTTGAGCATCGTTGAAGTATGCTGGTACCGTGATAACTGCCTCAGTTACCTCTGAACCCAAATAGTCCTCAGCAGTTTGTTTCATCTTTTGGAGAACCATTGCCGAAATTTCTTGTGGTGAATATTTTCTATCCTCAATCTCAACACGAGGAGTTCCACCATCACCCTTAACTACTTTATAAGGAACACGTTTAACCTCACCCTTACTTTCATCAAAACTTGTTCCCATGAAACGTTTGATAGATGAAATAGTCTTATCAGGATTAGTAACCGCCTGACGTTTAGCCGGGTCACCAACCTTTCTTTCACCACCATTTAAGAAACCCACAATTGAAGGGGTGGTTCTTTTTCCTTCACTGTTTGTAATCACAACTGGTTCGTTACCTTCCATTACGGCAACACACGAATTTGTAGTACCTAAATCCACGCCTATAATTTTTCCCATAGTTTAATTTAATTTGTTTAATAATATTGATTATTTTTTATGGAGTCAAGTCCGACCCCCATTATTAAACAATGTGCCAAAGAAAAAAGTATGACAAATTGTCACGCAAATAAAGCCCTTGTGTCAAAATAGTTTTGGTATATGTCAGCAATTTCAGTAGCACTTAATACTCTGTTATATACCAATAATACTTGTAGACCACCGTAATAGTTTTCAGAAATTGATTTTGCACCAGCAAGCTGTCCAATAACCCATCCTTCACCAATATCCGAGTTCCATGATTCAACTAAATAACTTTCATCATTTGTTTCTGAAAGTGTGTCATTATAATAAAAACTAGTTGTAGTAGTCCCACTACTATTAGTTTCAAAAACATATGAGAATTGAGCCCAAACACCTGAAAGATAATCAGTATTACCTTGTCTAGTTTTTAAACCATCGGTAGTATCACGAACCCTGAAATAAAAATTTATTGAACTTTTTCTATCGTAAATACCAACATAGTTTGAACGACTATTAGACCTAACTGAATAAACCGAATGTGTATCAGTATCTGCAACATTTATTGGTGCCGCCCAAAATATTACAGTAAAATCTTGCCCTAAGTTTTCCTGTCTTGATGACGTAAAGTATTCTTGTGGTGTACCAGCATTTGAAAAATTAAAAAATAAACTTCCACTATTAAAATTACCAATAATTGTACTAGTACCTGAAAACCCACTCATTGCCGATTGAGTAAAATCATACCAAGTAGGATTTGTCCATGGATATGACGCAACATGTCCAGCATCAACCGCAAATGTTAACCCACTCGTTGGTATGTTTGGATAATTCATATTAACACAAACATTTGAACCTCCTCCACCTCTACCTGATGTTCCGTTTCCAGCAGAAGCATCATGTTTAAACCAATTTAACGCCTCTGGAAAATCCGCAACACTAAAACCCGCTTGTGAATTAACAAAATTAACTACATCTTGAGTGTCACTATACTGAACACATCTATAATAATCATTAAGATTGTTAGTCCTACCTGTTGTTGAGCCAGTATAATAAATAGTATAAAGACCATCGTCTATTGTACCATTATTAATTCCCTGATACCATCCAGTTTTAGATGAAGGACCATAATTTCTATTAACATCAATACCAAAATACCAAGTGTTAACATTTAAAAAATTAGAATTGTATGTAAGGTCGTTAGAATTACCGTTTGAACTATAATCTATTTTGATTTTGTTTGGTACAATACTGTTGTATATCTCTGCCATACTAATAAGTATTATACAACAGATTTAATTTTGTCATATAAAGTGGTAACTTCAGGATGATTGTATTCAATCCATTTGATTAACTGCTCATGCCATCTACCCTCACCAAATAAACCATCAAGTTTTTCTTGAATAAAGTACTCAACAACTATCATAGGAACATCTCCACCCCTATAAGGATTTCTTATACGTATCTTAAAAAGCATCTCGTAACTTTCCTCATCATAAAATGATACCGAATCAATTTGATTTACATCAGGTACCTCATTCAAATCATCATAGTCATCAAAACCATCAATAAATTCAACATTAACATACTCAGGCATAATATCCTCAATAACATTATAAATCATGTTCTGAAGTTTCTGATATTGATGAGCGCTTAATTGGTATTTCATCTTAAAGAATAAAGTTTTGAAACCCTTTTTAACATATTATTAGCCGTGAATTTAAACTTTCTTTCAAAATATTCAAAAAACTTCTTTGGGTCTTTTCTAACCGCTAATGGTACGGCATCAATCTTTGAAGGACTAACACCAGTTGTAATTAAATGGTCTATAATCTTTTGTAAAATATCATTCCATTCAAAAATCCATTCATAAGCTTTCTCAACCGATGTCTCTTTGAATATCATGTCGTGTATACTATTAATCTTACCAAACGAGTTAAGTAATTCTTCAGCTGAGAAATTTCTTAATTCCTCAATCTCTCCAAAAATCTGTGTACCCTTTAAAGCACCAATAAAATCTTCATAACTATCTATCTTAGTCCGTCTTAAGATATGTGAAACCTGTGGGATACGAGCATCTTGTTCAAACTTTAAACTAACATAAATTAAATGTAAAAAATTATTCCACTCAGGTAAAAACTGATTGTTGATAACATTAACCAAAACATTAGTCGCTTGTCCCTTACCAAATCCTACCTGACCCTTATTAACATATCTCTTATACAACTGATAAGCATGTAATAACTCATGTGATATTACCGAATCCAACTTGGGTGATAACAATTCCAAATTATCCCACGTGTCTTCATCCATTCTGATATGAAAGTCTAACGTACTTACATCAAAGACATCTCCACTCTTGAAATCTTTAGCCTCAAAACTATGTGACGCATCAATATTAAGATTAGTTTTATAAACCGCCTGTAAAACACCCTCTTCAAAGATTTCAAACTTAATACCAATAGGATTTTTATACATCGGGAATTTTTTCCACTCCTTTTCATCAAAGCTTTGTGATTGCTTAACCATATTCCAAGACTTCTCCCCACCAATAGTTATCACACCAGAACTCATAACACTTTCACCAATGTTTTTAACATCAATCTCAACCTCGTCTAAAGGTTCGTTGGCAGACTTAAAAGAATAGAGCAGTTTTTTAACAACCTCAGTGAATACCGAAGTCATCATTTCAATATCAGATGGAACACCTACAGCTTCACGAAGTAGGTTTCTTATTTTCAGTTTGTTTGATACGGACATTTTTCTCAAATAATTCTTTATTCCTTTCGTATAAAGATAAGTCAGTAGTAAACATCAGTCTCTTAATCTGTTCCTCTGTTAAACCTTCAAATGGATTTTTCATAATACGAATATAATGATAAATATTAATAAAACCAAAAAACCCCCTAAATAAATTAGAGGGTTATAAAGTAGTCGGAGCGGGAATCGAACCCGCACGGACGTTATGTCCACAAGATTTTAAGTCTTGCGTGTCTACCTGTTCCACCATCCAACCAACAAGTGCGCCCTACAGGAATCGAACCTGTCACCCACTGATTATGAGTCAGTTGCTCTAACCGAATGAGCTAAGGGCGCTTTACTTCCAAAACAACTGAACCATCAGTATCATCAAACTCAATAACAAACATACACCAGTTTTAATCGTTATCGGTTCACCAAATAATGAGACAGACATAATTGTAAACATTATCGTACCAATAACAAACCCTATCAATCTTGATGGCCACAACTGACCGTCGAAGTGTTGAACCATTAAACCAACTGATGTCATAAACAATATTGAAATCGGGATACCCATCAATACAACCAACCACTGATGGTTTTTCATCCACTCAAACTTCCATCTCCCCTGTAGTTGTAAGAAAGTTAGTACTTGAGCGAGTGACCCCACTAATATTGCCAGTAATAATTTCATTAACAAATATAAGGTGAAACTTTTAGATAATCAAATTATCTTGGTTGTCTAAAGGAAAGATTATACTCATCTAAATCAACGGAACCTCTAAGTTCATTTTCTAACTCAATCTTAAAATCTTTCCAATCGGCAAATTGTTCCTTTGTTAAATTAGTAAATGTAATTGTTATTTCAGGATTGGTACTTCTATCCCAACTTAATTCTGTATTGGGATAGTTTGTTCTCTTAATTGCTTCTTCAATTTTATCATTGATATCTGATATGTAATCATAATTAATGAATTCATCAAAAACTTTATAATATTCTTTTGGTAATCCTGTCGAATTAAAAAACTCATTAAATACACCTTCAAACTTTCTTGACCAATCATATGTAAACAACGGAATTCCAGTTAATTTTTTTCTTGAGGGTCTAAAAAACTTGGTGTATTCTTCATCATATTGACCACTATTCTTATCAGTCTTGGCAACATCAGTATAAACCTTCAATGCTCGTCTATTATCAAAATCAACAAACTCATATTTAACATCCTTTGGGATGTTCAGTTTAGTTTTTAAAAAACTACTCAATATTTGTTCTTTCTTTGTCATATAATTTATAAATACAAATATAAACAAAAAACCCCATCATTTACGACAGGGTTTAATAATTTTTATATCAAAATTATGGTGTTGGAACTGCCAATTGTTTTTGAAGTTCAGCAATAGCCGTATTATATTGTTGAAGATATTGTTTGAATGCTTCACTCTTGCCATATAATTTAACCATGTTTTGGAAATCAGCTAGTTGTGCCTCCATTTCCTTTCTATTTCTCGCGTCAACTCTTAGTTCTTTTCTAGCGGCTCTTTCAGCTTGTCTTTGAGTTCTTGCAAGTTCTCTTTGAGCTTGTCTTTCATCTTGATTCGCCTGTCTTTCAGCTTGATTTGCTTCTCTCTTATCTTGTCTAATATCTTGGTTAATGTCTCTGTTAAGTTGTCTATCAGCTCTGTTAGCTTGTCTTTCAGCTTGATTAGCATCTCTGTTAGCTTGTCTAGCGTCTTGATTTACCTGTCTTTCAGCTTGTCTAGCATCCTGAGCAGCTTGTCTGTCTGCTTGTCTTGAGTCTTGAGCCGCTTGGTTTAAACCTTTAATCTGTTGTCTAGCATCTTGTCTAATGTCCTTTTTAATTTGACGAGCAGATGGTAGTTCAGTAGATGGTGATTGAGGTGGGACTTGTTCTGAAATAACAACACCTTTTTTATAGTTTAAAAGATATTGTATTTGTAATAACTCTTCAGATAATAATTCTTTATTTTTCATAGTTTTTAATTTTTATTATAAATATATAATAAAATAAAAAAACCCGTCCATAAGGACAGGTTTTGATAATTTTTTTTAAGATTACTTAGTATAAGTTCTCAAACAGTGTCCAGCCCAAGCTGCCGCTCCCAAGAAGATTGGTACAAATATTCCAGCTCCTCCGAACATTGCGATGTGAACAGCAACTGCTCCTGACATAACAGAAGATAAAGCCAACGCTCCATAGATTGATGTTCTCGGGATACAAAGAGCGATAACACCAGCTACTTCCATCACACCAACAAGTGCCATATACGGTAACATGTTCATTGCGGTGAAGTTTGTTGTCATTGCTTCTGAGCCGGCGATTTTTGACAATCCACCCATTCCAAGCATAAAGGTAACGATTGCAGTTAACAACCATCCCAAATTTTTAAGTGTAAGATATTTTTTCATATTCCAAGTATAGAATATTAACTTTGTATTGTCAATAAAAAACCCCACATTGTGAGTGGGGTTTAACAAACTCGGGCCCAGCGAGCCAATATTTCAGGAAGCGCCCTTTTTAAAGTTGGTTATTTAATTTTAACAAACCATCTACGTTCACCGTAGTTGTAGATTTGACTGAACATAATTTACTGTTCACCTGTTGCGTGGCCACACAGAGCAGGGTCCATCACAGCTTACCTTGGGGCATTTAAACTTCGGTTGTGGTAGCTACTCCACGGTGAAGCCAAGGTTTCTTTCAACGGTGCTAATCCGTCTTCTGTAAGGTTTGTTTGTGGGAGTAGGAGGACTCGAACCTCCGAAACCTATCGGTGAAAGATTTACAGTCTTTTGCAATTGCCACTATGCGATACTCCCATGGTAGTCGGTAGGGGATTCGAACCCCTATGACAAGAATGAAAATCTTGTATCCTAACCCTTAGATGAACCGACCATAGTTGCGGAAAAGGGATTCGAACCCTTGACCTTTAGGTTATGAGCCTAACGAGCTGACCATCTGCTCTATTCCGCGATTTAATATTTCAATTTAACATTCAGTCGTTCCTGAATTGTCTGACAAATGTAAGGTATAAATACTCTCGTGTCAAGAAAAATCTTAGTCAACTTTAAATGCTGAAACAATAACTCTTTTTTTCATTTTAGCATCTTCTTCATTTCCAACAACCTCACCGTTGATGATTGAGAAGGCGTGACCACTAACAACCACAAGATATCTACCTACAGGATACTTCTTGATAAAGGTTCCTGTTGTCATTTTTCTTTTAACAACCTCACCTTTTACTTTAACCTCATAATCCATACGTCCGTTTTGGTCACCCATACTTTCAAATGACTTTAGATTGATGTCTTGCCCATCATTTTCCATACGTCTCATTCCACCAACAAAGAACTTTGTCCCCTTACGGTTAACACGACCAAACTTCGTTCTAAGAAATTCGTGAGCTCTATCATAATGCATTTGAAATGCTGATGATATCGCGTTCACCGCACAATCATTAGTTTCATTCTTAGCGATTACAGAATCACTATAACCAATAATTGCATCTTTTTTAGGTATGTACTTTATTTCGTTATTCATATCACAAATATACGACGAAATAGTTTACCCCACAAATTTTTTATCCGATTGACAATACACTCTTTTTGTAGTAGTCATCAAACCCGTCAAGCATTTCAGTGATTGTTTTGGTTCCATCATTTTTGATAACCTCGTCAATCAATCCAAACTCTTTTGCTTCGTCCGAATTATACCATCTGTCACGTGCAGAAAACTCCAATACCTCATCAATAGTTTTTCCACAATTCTCAGCCAACATCTTAAACAAAATATAGTTATACTTCTCGGCTTCCATCTGGTTGATACGAGTATCTTGGATGTTACCACTTGTTCCATGACTTACTTGGTGTGTCATTACCTTTGAATACACCAGTGATGAACGTTTACCTTTGGTTCCTGATGAAAGTAGCACTGAACCCATAGATGCACACATACCAATGTTTGTGGTAACAACATCTGATTTAATGTAGTTCATCAAATCCACAATACCAAGACCACACAATACTGAACCACCTGGTGAGTTGATATATAAGGTAATATCTTTCTGTTCAACCGAGTCCAAGAATAACATTTGAGCTTGAACGATGTCGGACATACGTTGGTTCACCGCTCCTGATACCCACAGGATACGTTCTCTCATCAATCGTGAGAAGATATCAATCTGTGTTGCCCTCATCTCTCTTTCCTCTAACACATAAGGTGTTAATGAGTTCTCAAACGCATCAAGGCTCGTTGATGAAATTCCTTCACTTAAAGCAAACTTTCTAAATTCTTTCCCGTAATCCATACTATATTATTTTATTCCTTTACAAATTTGTTTATCGTCCGATGTGTCCCATAGTTTGGGATTAACCATATGACAGGTATGTTTTCTACCTGTTCGTTGAACAAAGTTTTTTAACTTACTGTTGTGATTATTCTCAACCTTCCAAGGACATTCCTTACAACAAGACATATTATATTTTTTTAAATGTAATACCATCAAGTTTTTCAATCAACATATTGTAGATATGTAAATCTACTTCACCAAATTCTTTTTTGTATCGTTCAAAATACAATTTAACCAGTTTTCTTGTTGTCCTTTCTTGTCCTGGTGTCTCACACGACTCAATAACTTTTTCAACCCACTTCAATACATCAAACCAGTTCTTTCCTTTTGCTGCCATAATTTTAAAATTTGTGAAGAAGACGGGAATCGAACCACGTGGCGCAAGATGTTTCAAACCTTTGCTCTACCGACTGAGCTACTTCTTCATGTAAAATAAAGGCCGGTGTATTTCACAATCCGACCTTTATATATAAATTAAATTAGATTACTTCAGAGATTGCCTCGTCAGCACAATCCATTATAATATCTGAGTGAATTTCGCCTGTAGCACTTACGAATGTGTCTCTCAAAACATCTTCGTCAATACTTGGGATGATTAAACGACCATCAACTTCAAATGTTACCACATCATTAGCTTCTAATGAATTAATCATTTCATCAAAGATACATTCATTAATTTTACCGGTGTATTCAATCAAGAAATCTTTTAATTGTTCTCTTGTGAAAACGATATCCGCTTCTTCAACTACGATACCCGCTTCAGATTTAACTTCATTTAATTGTGATTGGATTTCAATTAATTTCTCAATTAACTCTTCGTTTTGTTTTTTGTTCTTCTTAGACATATTATTATTTTTTTGTTTTTATTTCTTTTACAAATATACTTTTAATTTTTGGTTATATCAAATATTATCTTACCAAACTAACAAAACCTTTTTGGTAATGTGGTGTTCCTTTTTCATCACGATAATACATCTTCCAAGTATATATACCCGACTCACAGTAGTATCCACTGTTATTAACATTACCAGTCCAATATTGTGATGATGATTCAATAACACAAACCATTTCACCCCATTGGGTATAAATCTCCAATCGTGGATTAAATACATTGGTTCCCTTGAAGGAAAATATATCATTCAACCCATCGTTGTTAGGTGAAAACGAATTGGGCATGTATAGTTTATGACAGATAGTGGTGGTAATAGTTAAAGAAGCCGTGTCAGTACTACACCCATTTAAATCCACACCATACACTTCAATCAAATGATTATCAGTGGTATCATCCCAAGTCAATGAAATATCATTATCGGACTCAACCTGTCCTACACTATCAACCGTCCAGTAATAAACAACATTGTCTATGTTCTCAACAGAATAGTTATGTGTCTTAAACTCTGAACACATATCAAGTACATTACCATCGTGTGTTATCGTTAGTGGTAAGGTGTCACACTGACCAAAGAAGTGTGAAGGAATAAATAATAATACAAATAAAAGTTTTTTCATACGAAATCAATTATACACATTAGACTTTGTAAAGTCAAAAAAAGTTGAGGTCGGAGTTGGAATCGAACCAACATAAAAGCTTTTGCAGAGCTCCACTTAAACCATTCAGACATCCGACCTTATTATATTTTATTTCAACAACCTAGACCAAATCTTAATTACCATATCTCTTTGTGGAGATGGTTTTAGTTTCGACCACCTATCTATCCAATTCTTTATTTGTTGCTGTGTCATTCTTATTTAATTGAACCTGTGAATCACTCTCTTTCAAAGAGAGTTGTGTTTCCCTATCTCACTACCTGACTATATTAAAACACCCTTATCTATCCAACTTACAGGTGTTATGGCTGTCCTCATTGCTGAGTTAGGAATAAACTGTCTTGCTCCCCTTCGTGATGGGTTTTACCGACCTTAGTAGTCAACTAGAAGGTAATATATATACAAACCTTCAACTCTTCCCTATGGTTATCATACCATTTCTCATCGTATGGGACATACTATCTGATGATTAGTCAGAACGTGTAGTCAGAACAGGATTCGAACCTGCAATCTTCCTTGTTAGGAGCTCTGCCAATTGAGTTACCTGACTATCTTACTATCAGCTCTTCGGCATTCTACTCCCCGCAACACGGAATTGTATCTTACTTAGCCCATCGTCAGCGGTATGGGTACCAAAGTTCACTAATAGTTTGAGGTTGAGAACCTCTGTGTTGTAAGCATATTGTTACTTTTAACAACTTCCTTTTTTATCAATACCTCCTTTCTCAAGGGAACAACACCGTAAAAGACACACCCTGGGACGCTGGTCAATGGGTAGCGTAGTGTGTACTTTAGTAGTCAGGGCCGGACTCGAACCGGATAAGTAACCTTACTTCTAATGGAATCTACAAGTGTCGAGAACCACTAGCTCTATGGATTTGGGACCGTCCCTCATTACACCCACCTGACTATTTTTTTAATCTCTCAAAGAACTTCAACAAATATACATCAACTTTCTTATTCTGCCAAATCTTTTTCCACGTCTTCATACCATTCTTCAACCGCAAAGATTAATTGAATAAACTCACTTCCATCAGCGTCCGATTCATATCTTACGTGGAACCCACCTGTTGATACATCTGTTTTTTCTTTAAACGCCATCTTTAATAATCGTCTTGCTTCTTGTCTCAATTCAGGAACAGTAGGGATACCTTCTTCAGCCGCCACCCACTCCCAATTTAATAATTCCATTACTTGACGGACTTGTTCAAACTTGAAGTGGTCCATTATTCCGTCAATTGCGTCTTGTTGTTTCTGTGTCATATTATTTATCTAAATCTTTATCGTTATCCATCAACTCAATAAGAGTCTCCTTTTGTTTTTCTTTCTTCACCATCTCAATCATCTTCTTGATTACCTCAATGTTTCCTTCTCTCTTATCTTTGAAGAAATCAAAATACATCGGTGGAAACTTCCAACTCTTAATCGTATAGTCAAATCCCAAAATCTCATTTGGTGTGGTGTCAGTTCTAATATCCACAAAATATGAATAATTATCTTCAAACCATCTAAATGCCTGTGAGAAGATTGGTGCCGCAATATTTTCAGATACTCCGTTGGTGTATACTCTACTTGTCCTCAACTCCCTGTTGTCCAAATGACTGAAACATCCATAACAACGCTCGTTAAATCCAAGATTCTTGAGTTCTAAACCAATTTCGTATGTTACAAATTCTTTTTCCATAATACAAAGATAAGGTAAGTTTATTAATAAAACAAAAAAAAGTTGCCCCTGATGGATTCAAACCACCATTTTCTGAATCAAAATCAGATATCCTGTCCTTAGATGAAGGGGCAATATGGAGCGTAGTGGGGCTGCAGTCCCCTGAGGCACCTACGCAAGTTATTCCTCTTTAGCGGCTCCAACGGGATTCGAACCCGTACCACACGGCGTGACAAGCCGGCATTGTAGCCATTCAACCATGGAGCCAAAAAGAGAGGGTAGTCGGTCTCGAACCGACCCTATTTCACATTGGAAGTGTGATGCCATACCTACTAGGCGATACCCTCGTGGAGGGGGACAGGTTATTTATACCTTTTGCGGGACTCCCCCAGACCCTTTGAGCGGTAAAGCAGAATTGAACTGCTATCTGAGCCTTGGCAAGGCCCTGTAATAACCGTTATACGACTACCGCATTTTGGGTGGAATCAGAGGCCTTCTGTCCACCGAGACCTCGTCGTTAACTTTCGTCAGAGCGTACCGAGACACTTTTTTAAACCCCATCTTCGTCGGATTAACGGACCGACTGCCATATAGGAGGTGGGGGTTGTCCTGTTAATTCAGGACCTCGTGGTACCAGGTGGATTCGAACCACCGACACAAGGATTTTCAGTCCTTTGCTCTACCAACTGAGCTATGGTACCAATTTAAGTTCTCACGGTTGGAATCGAACCAACGACCTTTTGTGTATCAGACAAATGCTCTAAGCCAACTGAGCTACGTGAGAATGTTAGCACGAAAGCAGGGACTCGAACCCCGAACAACTCTTTTGGAGAGAGTTATGATACCATTTCACCACTTACGTGTATTTTTCCAATATGTCAAAGAACCAAAAAAAAAACCCTGAACTTTTTTGTAGTCCAGGGTTTCCTTATATATTTGATGATACGATTACATCTTATTAAGAACCCTGAACTTACGGCAATCCTGCCCCTTAATCGTAAACCATGATTGGCCCACGTTTGTCGGGAGATTACTTACGTTATGTGTTGAGTTCTGTTTCATTGTTTCTTATTAAATATCAATTGTTTTACAAAAGTAATATAAATTTCTTGTTATGTCAAGTTTTTTTCATTTTAGTTTCAAATTTTAAATAAAATTATTACTATTTACCTAATATGAAATACATTATAGGAGAAGATAGAATGTCCGAGATTATCCACCGAGTTCTTGTTATGGAATTCAAAGGGTTTGACGATATATACTATGATTGGGCCGACTTTAATTGTGGTATGGGTGTTTGTTGTGACCCTTATGCCGTTGGGTTTGTTCTCCCTAATACAAACCACGATGATTATCTGTTTAAATTGATTGAGGACAAGTACTATGATGGTAATGGTAATTATGGTGAGGAACTTACAGGTGAACTACCTGAAATTTGTGAAGAAAGTCCTAACGTTAGAGACCCTCGCCTTGACACTTATATATTCTATGATGTGTTTGCAGAAAAAATGGAAATGTATTTGGGGCCATCTTATAATTGGGAACAGGGATTATTATATTTTTTAAATAAAACTTATTACACTAACGCGACTAATATACTAATTATCTAATATGAACATTAGTGAATTACAACTAAAAAGATTAATGAACACCGTTGTTAAAATGTTACCTGTAATTGAAGCGGATGGTATAACATTGCGTTTAACAGGTAAATATAAAAAATCAGTTTATTACAAACAAATACCTGTTTATACAATAGACAACCCTAAAAACTTACCATATACCAAAGAAGCTCTGTCAGGTTACGTTGATGAAGAAATACATTCGTTAAAAAAGTTTTTTCCTGAAGTTACCGTCGCCTCACAATTTTTATATTATTTAGATTGCGATGGTTTATATATCCCACAAAAAACTTTAAATGAAATTAGTAGTTGTCTTGTAGGAAAACCATTTAAATTAAATACTTTTTATGGACTTAAAAACATAACGATTGAAGGTCGTTTTTCTAAAGACTTTTATTTTGAAATTGATGGTGAAATGGTTGTTATAGAAGTTAATTTATTAGTAAAATCTATGGAAATAACATTAGATGGTAAAGTTTCCGATGAATTTGATGAGGATGAAATATATGATATACTTCACGATAAGTTTGACCAAGATATTGATGAACTAATGTGGGAATGTCTGACTGATGATATAAGAAACAACAAATCTTTTGTTGATTTTAACTGGATGGGATGGATGGTGAATACTAACTATATGTTACCTCAATCCTGAATAACAAGTGTTTCTAAATCCACAACAACACCAGTCTTATAGGTAATTTCTTCTGTGAAAATTTCATCAATAATTTCCCTTACTTCACTTTCAATTTCAAATCCAATAGATTGGTCGTTAAGAGCATGTTTTAAATCACGAGCTCCATCACCTGTCATTATTAAATCCACCTCACCACCCGGTAAAATATAAACTTCAACCCACATGTGTCCTTCTTCTTGGTATATTATTGGTGTCACTTTGAAATCAAAACTGTATCCACCTGAAAAGTTATATCGGTCTGTTTTGAAGGTTTTCTGTAATAGTTCTTCAGTCAATTTAACCGATTGTTCCCTACCCAAGAAATCCCTTAATAATTCAATCAGGATATTAAAGTCTTTTTCCCACACATCAACTTCAAAGAAATCCATAATCATATTATCAATATGTGGTTGTTCACCTTTACTAACTTGTTTCTCAAACAATTTCTTAATCAACTTTTGAAAATTTGGTTTATCCAATTCTTCCTTCAAAAATTTATTTTGTTCCTCTGTTATTAGGTATTTCATATTAAATAAATATTACCCTTCCAAAAAGGATAACACCTTTTCTTTAACCCCAAGTTGTTTGATACCCTCATTGTTCAAAGGTGTATGAACAAAGTTATCTAAACCCCATTCGTGTTCATATTCCATTGAGTAACGTAGTCCAGTCTTTCCCATCTCCAAATCATCAATCGCAACCCAATGTGTAACTTCGGGATGTTCCTTTAACCACTCTTGAATCTGAACACTTCTTGTTCCTTCCAAATCCCAATTTCGGAACCAAGTTACTTTGTCACCATCAATCGTATTGGTTGTGAAATCAATTGGTCGTTTGATGATACCTTGTTTTTCGTAGTAATCACCCATCTCCTCAACTGAACACCAAACTTTCCAATCAGAAGATACAACGATTTCAGCACCAGTCTGTTCCAAGATTTCATTCAATACCTTGATTGCCTTCTTGTCAAAGTTATCAAAACGAGCATCAAGAGGCATTGTCATTACTGATTGACTCAATTTTTTTCTATACTTTTTTTGTTTCTTAAATCGTGACCCCCAGTTATCAGATAAACAGATAACTCCATCGTGGTCTAAAAAGATTACTTTCATTTTTTCTTTGAGTATTTTTCCCTGTTGGAAAGTTTCCTGTCAGGGTCGTATTTGTATTTGATATCAACAGATATCGGGCCGTTCTTGAACCTATCCAAATCATAAGTCCAAACAGCGATGGTATCTTCCGTTTCGTAGGTTCTTGTAAATTTAGTTTTGTCGCTCATAAGGGAGCTAAGATACGAAATTATTTTTCGTTTTCCAAATTAATTAATGGAACAAAATCTTTTGATGGGGTAAATTCTAAGTTATCAACAACGACAGGCATATCAATACTGAAGAATTTAAGGAATTCCTCAATGTCATGACCTATTTGAACTGAAAATTCATACCATCCTTTATTAACACGGTCTCTTCCAGTTATCTTTTCTTTATTACCAAACGCACATAAGTAATAATTAACCATACCTTCACCATTAACCAATTTAACCGATACAAAAAGATGGTCTTTCATCTCACCAATACTTATTAGCGGAGCAACTTTATCTATATGGAATTGATAATAACCCTTTTGAGGTTTTTCACTGAAACTAACACGGTGGTCATAACCAAAAGTTTTACCCTCAAGAAATTTATTTATCCCGTTAAGTTCTTTATTCATCGTCTAACACCAGGTTTAGAATTACCTCTCTGTGGTTCATTATTTCTTTTATAATGAGTTACATTTGGTTTAGGAGTGTTAATAGTCGGTGAAGGATTGTTGTGTTGTGGTGGAGGTGGTGGTGGTAACGGTAGTGTAGTCTGTTGATAGTTATACGTTGGATAATAATTGTTGTTTCTATCATAGTAGTTATAGTCAGGATAGTTATTGTAAAACGTTGGGGGTAATACAACTCTGTTACCATAGTAATCCTCACTTGATACTGGTCTTGCTTTAGGTTCGTGATGTGTTACCCAAAACTCTTCAGTCCTATTCCAATACATCTCATCATCTTCAGGTCTTGTTCTGTCGTCAGTTAGATTTTCAAAACTAGCACAAGATGTGAATAGTAAGATAAAAAATAATATGTTAAGATTTTTCAATTCCATAGACACGTCCTAGATTTCTTTTTAATTTTTTACCAGCCTTGTTAATTCTTGGTTCATACATTTTAAACAAATCGTATATACTATTTGTTTTCTCTATGTCCCTTGGTACTGCTTTATTAGTTTGTTTAGCAATTTGTCTATACTGTTTCATATAGAACTTATGTAAATTACTTAAATGAAACACAAGAGTGTCCTCACCACTTCTTTGTTTAATAACATCTACCAACCCATCAAAGAAGTTGTCAGCATTAAACTTTTCCATTTTATCAGCAATAAGCCAATAAGGTGATTTTGTAAACTCTTCAGGTGTCATTTTAAATGATTTTGAATAAGCCTCTTGTGACATAGCGTTCAATTCATATGGTTCCGAATAATAAACTAAATCTAAAAAATCACTATAATATTTGAAAATCTTTTTAGGGACATTTGGATTAATTCCACCAGCAAATGTTTTAGTTAAATCAACCTCACCCTTACCTGTTGACTCCCATCTTTTGTAAAATTCATATAGATGTAACATTTCGTGAGTAATACTATCTCTTAAATCATCAATCAAATCATCAATATCTTCAGGTTCAAATGTAGGTGTTATTAAAACTTCAACTTCCATTTTACCTATGATAGTTTTATTAATTTCTTTCAGTATTTTTTCAGGTATTTCAAGTGATGGAAGTTTCATATAAGATTCCCCTTCAGATTCTTTTTTAATCTGATACATCGCCCCACCTGTTCTAAACTTAGCATCACTATTCGGTTTTTTTACATAACCAAATTTGATTTCAATATCTAAACCTTCAACTGGAAACTCAATAAATGAATCAGGGTCTGACTTAACAACTTGTTTCATTGTGTTGTAGTCTAAATTAATTGACTCTGAATCATTTTTTTTATTGAATGACATGTCTTCAACAATTGGTGTAACTTCATTAAGAACAATATTAATAAAAGGAATTGTTGCACGACTAACACCTAAATCTTCATTCAGTAATCTTTTATATTGTTCTTCGGTAATAACAACTTTCATTATAACAATGTATTAACTAAATTTTTAAATTCTTCTTTATTTTGTTCTATCCAATTTAAAATATCAGGTCTAATCTTTCCACCATAAGGTCCAAAAATCTTAGCAACTTCTTCATCTCTTTGACTTACCTCCAAATATTCTTTACGTTCTTCATCCGTCACTATTGGTTTAATAATATCAAAAGAACTTCCTTTTTTTATAAAAACATCTGATGAAACTCTTAACTCGTTAGAACCCAATTTTCTAGGTTTTCTTATATTACTAGCATCTGAAAACAATTCAACCGCATTTTCTTTTGTTAAATAATATGTCTTTAACCTGTCATCAGATTCAAATGTAATAGATGTTATATCAACAAGTATTTTTCTTAAAATTTCTTTCTTATATTCAGTCAAGCTATCGTCGTTAACCAAAAATAAATTGGTTCCTGTCATATCATATTTTGATAGGGTATTTTTTATATCTATAACCGCATCAGCACCCAATCCATTTAATGCCGTTGTAAAACCACCAATTGATGGACTTTCATTACTATCATTTAAAAATTTCTGTTCAACTTCTCCTTGACTTATTTTATAATCCCAAATTCCACTTTTACTTTCATTAAGAGTACCATTAAATAAACCAGCCATCAATCCTTCTATCGCATGTCCTCTAATCTCTTTATACTTAACAATACGATTAATATAATCTTCAAATCTTAATCGGTTAACAACATTTAAACTATTCAAATCAACATCTTGACCCCAATCATAATTTAACCCGTAAGCTTCTAAAATGTCTTGGATAACAACAACTGCTTCCTGTTTAACAATAGGAATAGGATTGTATAGGTAAAATTTATTTTTGACCTCTTCAGTTATAAGTTTTTTCTTTTTCATTACTTACCAATAACAATATCACTATAGTTTAAGGTTTCCATACCTTTCATATCATCAACCACTTCGTCATACATGTATGCTTTAACCACTGAAACGATTGATTGTTCAGATTGAGCAATTTTAGATTCCATCCAGTCATCCAACTGTTCATCATCCTCCATAATCTCCCACATTTGTAATGCTAAAGTACCAAGGGCGAAAAGTTGTTGCTTAGCCATATAATTACCATCTTTATCTTCATTAATAGGTTTAGTATTTTCAGATAAAGCTTTTTTTAATTTTTCAAGTTGTTCTTCTGTGATTATAATTTTAGACATAACTATAGTTTTATATATAAATACAAATAAAAAGAAAAAAGGGAACAATAATGTTCCCTTTTGAGCCCAACCCGGAAGTCGGTCCACCACTTTGTTTAACAAAGACTATTTAACATCACCTACTTTAGCCAATACTTGTTCAGAAAATGTCACAAACTCCATTTCAGTTGTGATTAAAGATTCAACTAAAATCTTGTTAGGAATATGTACTAATGTATCAGTTACGTTGTAGTATCTAAACGCAACTCCGTTATCAATAGCGTCATTCACAAGTTTTAAAAATAACTTCGTCTGTATTGCGTCCACAAAAGACATTGTTAATACTTTACCGAATTTTTCGTGTTGGATGTTTAATGTTACTTTCATAACACAAATATAGATAAACTATTCCTTACTTCCAAACTTTTTGAAATAAAAATCGATAGTTCTATCTAACCCTTCGTCAAAATTAACTTTAGGTTCCCACCCAATTTGTTCTTTCACCTTGGTTGAATCAATAGAGTATCTAAAGTCATGTCCTTTTCTATCTTCAACAAATGTAATTAAGTCTTGTGAGTTCTGTTCCCATTGTTTAATATTATCAATCTTATCACAAATCAACCTAACCAGTCTTAAATTGTTTAGTTCATTACGTCCACCGATACAATAGGTCTCACCTACCTTACCTTTGTGAAATATCATATCAATTGCATCCACATGGTCCTGAACATACAACCAGTCTCTAACATTTTGTCCGTTACCATAAACTGGTATTGGTTTCCCATTAAGGATACTCTTAATGATTGTTGGAATTAATTTTTCTTGGTGTTGGTTTGGTCCAAAGTTATTTGAACAATTTGATATCACAACAGGTAATCCGTAAGTGTGGTAATACGCTCTAACAAAATGGTCGGATGATGCTTTTGATGCCGAGTAAGGACTTCTTGGGTCGTAAGCGGTTTTCTCATCAAAAGAACCCACAGCACCTAAATGTCCGAAAACTTCATCGGTTGATATATGATAGAACAAGTTAATACCATACTTAACAGAAGCATCCAACAAATTCAACGTTCCAATAATATTTGTTTGAACAAACTCCATCGGATTTAATATTGAGTTATCAACATGTGATTCAGCTGCAAAGTGTATCACCGAATCAAACTTGTAATTTTCAAATAACTCAAATAATCTTTCTCGTTCAGTAATACTGAACTTGATTATTCTTGCCTTTCCATAATCTTCAATATTATCTTCATCAGCAGCATATGTTTCACTATCAAGGATAACTAAATTATAGTCAGGATATTTATTTTTAAAGGTATTATAAAAATTAGAACCAATAAAACCTAATCCACCAGTTATTAATATATTCATTTCTCTATTTCTATTTTAAATTCAGTCTTGTTCTTACTGAAGTTTTCTTTAATGATAGAGTTCCAACTTAATTCTGTTATGAATTTTTTGAACTCCTCATCTTTAATTTTCTTAATATAAGAAAGTAATTCATGCTCGGTGCAATCTGGATTAACATCCATAAATTGTTTAATTATCGGAAACTTGTCCAAGTCAATTTCTTCAAATTCCCTAACACCTTCGTATTGGTGTTTTTCAACCACCCCCATTTTAATTTTCATATCCAATATAAAAATTATAATCCCCCATATTTCAGGGGGATTTTATTATTTAATAATTCTTGTTGTGTAAAACTTACCACTATCGTCAGTAAGAGTAATAACATAAGTTCCATCACTTAATGTTTCAGAATCAAACTGAATGTTGCTAGTGAAATATTTTTGTTGGTAAACACATCTTCCGTCAATAGACATAATTCTTAATGTTCCACTATTTGATGGTGTGTTAATATTAACAATACCTAACACAGGATTTGGCCAAACTTTAACGTTGTTAGTTAATTCAGTCACACCAACAGTATACTCAGGTACAATATTTAAAGTGTAGTTAGTCATAACACCTCCTGGTGTCCATCCAAGTGAATCAATTGTAAATGTTAGACAAGAATCAACTACACATCCATCGTATGAAGTTCCATATAAACATACTGAGTATGTTCCATCAATATCGTAATTTGTAGTTGGGTAAGATGTATTTGATGTCACACCATTTCCAAAATTCCAATTCCAAGAAGTAACATTTGTTGTTTGACATACAATGAATATTGAGTTTGGTTCAGTAACAATTGAGTCAGGAACAAAATACATACTAATTGATGGTGTTAAATCAAATATCCCATCACAATTATTATCAATACCATCACACAACTCAGGTGCTCCAGGATAAACAGTTGGGTCAAATGGGTTACAGTCAACACTATCAAAGAAACCATCCCCATCAATATCTTGAGGTTGTAGTACAACAGTAAATGTTTGAACTCCTTGTCCAGGTCCAAGATATATAACTTCATTTATACAAGATTCACCAAAACAAGGTGGCGCTGAAACCACACAAATACTAATATTCAAACTGTCAATCGCCGGTACTGTACAAACATAATATCCTGCTAAAGGTTGTGATGAGAAAGTTATCGTTCCTTGGATACCACCACCATAGTAGTTTCCAATTAAAGTGTATGGACAACCTTCAGGGTTGATTACATCAAGATTAAACGATGTTAATACTTGTGACGAAGCACTCAATCCAATGAATGCGAAAAGGGTTAAGAGAAATAATTTAATTTTTTTCATAGTTTGTTTTTTTATGTTTAGGTAATAATAGAAGATTTGGTTGACTAAATCAACATATTAATTAGAAACCCCCTGTTTAGAGGGGGTTTAGATTATTTAAGTAAGTTATAATACTCGTTGAAGTGTTTTATTCTATCTGGTAGACCTATTGTACCACCATTAACTCTTTTGGTAACTGCCGTGACAGTTGCTTCGTCAGCACCCTTATCACAGATTGACCAAAGTTTATTTGAATCAAAGAAGAACGCCGCAGAAGCTAAAGGATATTTGGTAGCAACTAAATCAGGATTAGACACAGTATCTTCACCAATGAACTTAGCAAAGTTTGTATAGTTTTGTTTTCCAGTCAGTTGAATGTAACCTCTTCCACGAAACTTAAAACCTTCACCTGTTGACTCATCACCATTACCCATTCTTCCACCATAAACACGTGAAGCAATCTTTTCAGGTTGACGAGCGTATGACTCGTTTAAGTTACCAGGGAAATACTTACCAAAGATTTTCTTAAGTCCGTCAGCAGAATAGTTAAGGTTCTCAGAAACAGCTTTAAACCCACCTGACTCGTGTCCACACTGAGCTAAGAAATGAGCCAATCTTAATGGGTTAGTAATATTGAATTTTTTAGCAGTGTCAGGGATTTGAACAATTACTGCGTCAGGAACATGTCCTTTTAGATTTTGTAATTTAAATTCTGAACTTGTAGGGATAACAACATCTTCTTTAACCACTTGTGCTGGTTGAACAGGTTGAGTTGTTGCTCCGAACATTTTAGACCAAGTACCATCACCAACGATACCATCAGCAGTTAGTCCGTTAGCCGCTTGCCATTCTTTAACTTTTTTTTCTGTGTTAGGACCAAATGAACCATCTGCGGTTAATCCTAATTTTGCTTGGAGTTGTTTAACGTCTTCCCCTTTAGACCCAACTTTTAGTAACATAATTAATAATTTTAATTATAAATATGTTTAAAGTCTGGAAATTAAACGACTACAATCCAAGTTATGAGTGATAATAATATCGCTAAAAATAAAAAACCCACCCATAACATACCAATATTAGAGTTTTCTTCTTCTTTATTTTTATAATAAATTTTTTTAACTTCCTCACCTAATTCATAACTGTTAGGGTATCTGTCAACTAATTCTTTAAGTTCTTCTTGTGTCATGATTACTTTTTAGTATAAATATAAAAGTGTTCACCAATATCCACAGTGTATCTTTCCATAAACTTACCCTGACAAGCCTCCTTAAGTTTTGGTGTTAAAGCAAAATGTTCATCCTCATCCAAAGTAGGTTGAAGTCTAATCTCATACTCCATCTTATATGGTAGTTCCTTTTGTGTTACCACCGCCCATGATGGTAATACTTCTTTAAGATTTTCTAATATTGTCATAGTTTATAAGTATCTATAAATAAAAAAACCCGTCAATTGACAGGTCAGATTAGAAAAGCCTGAGATTACAGCTTATGTTAAGAAACTTTTGAAGGATTATTGTTTCCCTTCGTATCCACCACCTTTTGGGTAGTATTTCTTAGTGACGGTATTTTAGGTGTACCACTCCTTGAGGTTTGAATTACTCTATCAGTACTTAACTCTTTCCGAGGTTGCCACCCCAGTTCGTCCTTGCGGGACTAAAGGTTTTTCTTAACAATACACATTGACTTGGGGTCTCTGTATGCAATGAACAGCTCATTACTATGTAGTCACCTTTCACTCAAACCTGATGGACACTTTTCCTTTGTTATTTTGTAATAATTTTAGGTTTGTGTTGTAGATGTGTCAGAGTAGTGGTCCAACGTAAGCTCCGTCTCCTTTTGAGAAACGAAATACTAAACTACTCCGTGAAGTGTCCCCACCTCCATATTTCAAGATTACTTCATAAAGAGACCTTGGTAGGTCTTCCTTAGGGATAGTAGCGACACCACTCGTTCTCCATCTTACCTTTCGGTTTTAAGTCCTCTATCATATTGGGACCCGCAATAGTGTAACTGGATGGTCACATTTCTTACAGAGTTCCTATGGGTTATTCTTATCGTTCTTCCGAACTCAACCTGACAATCTACTTTGCCAGGTCACCCTACCATTTTCCCTACGAAGTTATCCTCGGTACTTACGGTGTGGTGATATCCCACTTGTGTACTCGAGTTCAATCACCCTTACGGGGTTTCAAACCGCAGTCTCCTCAACACGAGGGAGACCACTTTATCCTACTTTCGTAGTTTATTTAAGGACCATACACGGCCCATTATCGTTTATCAGTTACACTCAAGCTGCGGACTTTCTGCCATTTACTCGGTGGATAATATCACCGACACTTTGTGTTTCCTGAACGGATAATCTTTTTGTTTCAAAGAACGCTTTTTCAAAAAGAGAAGAAGTAGGAATCTTTACAACCTACCGAAGTAGGAATCTTTACAACCTCTTCATCTCAAATCTTTTACAAACTTACGACTTTTTTTTCTTTCTGTCAAGTAGTTTGTGAACTTTTTTTTTGATTTAACTACCGAGTATCTTTCATTCCCTATGAGTGTTAAATCTTTTACAAACTTACGGCAAATATTCCGTAGTGTCAAATAAATATATCAAAAAAATCAAAAGTTTAACACATCTGTTAAAACTTCCTTAATACCTGATGACATCTTAAGCCCTTTAATTTGGTCTAAAGTCATATACTCACATTCTGTGTGTTCAAAACCATCTACAGCACCATCTAAATCAGGAATGATTTCAGTATCGGTTTTAAAAATAAAAACATGTAAAATTGTTTTTATCTGTCCTAACTTATTATAACGATTAATCCTAGACAAAGGTTTAATAACACCATCAACTGAAACACCCATCTCTTCATAGAACTCTCTATATGCCGCCTCTTTAGGGTCTTCACCTTCTTCTATTCCACCCATAGGTATTGCCCACTTTGATGGTTCATTAATGTCTGAAGCTCTCTTACAAACCAAACATTTATCATTTACTTTCACAATAATTCCTGCACTTTGTTTCATAGAAATATTTATTAATAAGTATGTTGTTAAAAATAAATAAAAATAGTTTCAATGTCAAAGTATTAATTGAAAGTTCCGAAACCAGTGAAGGTATGATGAACAAGACTTTTGACAATTTTGACGGTATGTTGTTCATCATGGGTGATGGTTTACATAGTTTTTGGATGATGAATTGTATCATCCCTTTAGATATTATCTTTATAGATAAAAACTTTAAAATCAATAAGATACATCACAACTGTGAACCATGTAAGTCTCAACCTTGTGAAAGGTTTGTAGGTAAAGGAATGTATGTATTAGAACTTGAAGGTGGTACCTGTGAAGATTTAGGTATCAAAGAAGGACAAGTTTGTGAGTTCTTTAAATAAATTACTTACTTTCTTCAATCTTCTGTTGTAAAACATTCACAAATCTATTCTGTAACATCTTTAAAAACTTGATGTAAGGTGAATCTTCTTTTTCAGACTCGTACTTGTACTTACCTTGTGGTGGTCGTTTACTTCTTCCAATATAATTTAAACCAGATACATTTGTAATACACTTGTGTCCACCTGAATTAGCTTGAATAACTTCCCATACAGGAACAGTAACACCGTCTAACACACTCCATTCTTCTTCAGTCAATTCAGTTGATTTCTTTTCCATCAAAGATTTAATATCCATAAGTGTTTTAACACCATCTTTCTCATCCAAGTACTTGTCTCCGTATATTGCCGCAAAATCCTTAAAGGTAAATCCAACTGATTCTTCTTTTGCAGCAGTTTCAGATACCCATTTAATTGTTGAAAGTGGTATTTGTTTTTCTTTAAGTTGTCCTTCCCAATGTGATAATACTTCTTGAGCAATCTCTCCCAAGTTAACACCTTTAAGTTCTCTTTCTTTTTTAAAAGGGTTACATGATGCCTGTAATAAACCAAGTGGCCAAGCAATAACAAGGAAGTCAGCCTCAGGGTTGTTTCTAAATGGGGTATATCTATCATATGAACCAGGTTTCATCATACTTCCACCACCATACTGAACGATGATATTATCTTTAACCTGAACATTCTTATGTCCTTTCATTGTCTGAACGTAATCTTCTTTGTTTTTCTCTAATGAAGATATATCAGCATATCTGTTTGTCTTCATTAATTCCTTAATCTTATTGAAGATTGAAAGAAGTGAAGGTTTACAATCTAATACTAATGTCTCTAAAAATCCTGGTTTACTTTTGAATGCCAACAATAATTTGTTTGTAACCAAACCTAATAACATTCTATTTTCTTTAGCACTCTTTTCTTTTGATGTTCCATAAACATAATTCATCACCATTTCAGGTGTAATATTTTTGGAAGCGTAATCAGCACTATCAACCATAGATATTGTCGCAACATCTTCAGGTGTAAAAATCTCAGATGATGGAACAATCTGTGAAAGAGTTTCAACATTTGAACGAGCTCCTCTGAACTGAGTTGACTGAGTTTCGTCAGCTCCAGCTTGTCTGTCGTGGTGGTCGGTATGAACCACGAACATTGGTTTTCCGTGAGCAAAGTCAACAAGAACTGGCATAATTTCACCTTCAGCATCCGCCTTCTTAACCGCAAATTCTTTATCTCCGTATTGGATTACTTCAACATCAACAACTTTAATTCCATTGTCTTCCAAATACTTTTTCATTGCTAATGCAGTTGCAACACCATCTAAATCTTGGTGAAAGTATATCTTCGCTTTTTTGTATCTATCAGAAAGTTCTTTTATGTTTCTAATACCACCTTCAGAAATTATCTTTTTCATTAATAATAAATATTATAACAAAAAAAAAGTTCATCATTACGATGAACCTTTTAAAGTAAAAAAGTAATATACCTCTATTTTAAAGTTAACAAGTATTTCAACTGGTTAATTTCCGCTAACATTTCGTCTCTAATGTTTAATAAATCTGAGTCCATCTTTGGGTCGTAGCTTTCAGACAATCCCACCAAGTATTCACATACTAAATTAATAAACTCAGTTAACTCAAGTTCTTCAATATCTTTACCCGCTAATGTGTAACCACCTGTAAAACTAGGTCTTCCGTGTTTACCCATACAAACTTCAACAAACTTATCAATCAAATCATCAAGTGAATCATAAATACGTCCATAAGCCCCATGTCTTGAGAATGATTTTGTTTGCCAGTGTAGTATTCTAAACTGAGTTTGTGTTTCTAGTAAAAATTTAACAACTTCCGAATTTTTCATAATAACATTTAATTATAAATATACAAATAAATAAAAAAACGGAGTTTATTGGACTCCGTTTTCAAATTGTAACTTCTGTTGGTTCTTTTGGTCAACAAAACTTTGTATTCGTTGTTTAGCAATTTCACAATAGTTTTCACTTAATTCAATACCGACCCATCGTCTGTCATGAACAACTGATGCCACACAACTGGTCCCTGAACCATTGAAGGGGTCTAATACGATATCATTTCTGTATGACAATATCTTGATTGCCTTTTCAGGGATATCCATGGAGAACGTTGCCTTTGTTAATGAACGGGTATCCGCAAAGTATTTCCATTGTCCAAACACTAATTCCATAAACTCTTTCTTATCTTGTTCAGAATAGGCAACTTTGTTCTTTCCCTCTTCAGTTAGATAAGGTTCACCCTTCCATTGTGGTTCACCTTTAACTTTCTTAATATGAACTTTTTTATAAGCCAAGATAACACATTCTTTTGGGTTGTAGATGTAAGGTGCCGATGGACTCATCCAAGAACCCCAAGCAGTTGTCTTACTTCTATGAGGTGATTGTTCTTCAAGGTCAACAATACCGTAGAACTTAAACCCAACTTTTTTCATTACCTGATATAGTTCTGAAGCAAAGAATACTCTACCACCACGAGCTTGTACATTAACTTCATAGGGTATGTTAATAGCCATTCTTCCATCGTCTTTAAGTAGACGATAAGCTTCTGTCAACCATTTTTCAGACCACTCCCAATATTCATCCATAACAATCTCATCGTTATGTATGTCGTATTGGATACCTACATTATATGGCGGCGATGTCACAATCAAGTCAACCCATCCTTCCGGCATCTCACTCATCACCTCAATGGTATCACCATTTAGGACTCTGTTAATATAATTCTCAATCATTCTGTAATTTTTCTATCTTTTTTTCAATATACCATATAGCCTTCTTCAGGTCCTGAACCACGTTGTCTTTCTTACCAGCTCGTGATAGGTATTTAACTGCGTTACCCAAATAAAAATCTTTATCTAAATCCCAAGCGTCAATGACTTTGATTGCCTCATATGGATTATCTTTACCACCATAGTGTGATGGATGATTAACCATTTCTTTTTGTTCTGACATAATATTCTTTTCCATATTTACTTTCTTCAAGTATACCCTCACTTACAAGTTTTTCAATTCGTTTTCTTGTTTCGTCGATTCCAACTCGTAGGATATAATCACAAATGTAATTGATATGAACTGGTTTTTCAAGTTTTCTTAACAGAACTTCATACGGGTCTATATTGTTTCTCATACTCTTTAAATTTTTTAGCAACGTTGTTATTTGTAAAAATGATGGAATCGGCTTTGAGATAGTAATTAATAATAGTTAAATCTTTTTCTAAACTTTTGATTTGTTCTTCCCCTATTATTTTTTTGTTGAATCCCATATTACAAAAGTATTAATTTTTCTTTAGATTTACAATTGTTTTTTTCTGAACTATGTAACTTAATACCTTTCTTTTAAAGATGGGTAGGAGTGTATTCTCAAATGGTAAGTCATTGGATGACATTAATTCAAAGATGGGTAAACTTATATCTTGAGTTAACTCATTTAATATTGTTCTAATTACCTTCTTACTTTCCCCATCAAATATTAACTGAACCGCAAACTTACTGTCGTGTTTAACAGTATCAATACCACCAGTTGTATACTTCCAAATCTTTTTGTTGTTTCCGTTAAGTGTGAAGAAGTAACCTCTTTCTAAATTCTGTTTTTTATTTTCGTTGGTGTGTTTGATTGAAACCGAGTCGTAGGTTAATGTCCAAAGAGCTTTGATAACATTAAAGTATTCAAAAAACTTTGGTCCTGCATATTTTAATATCTTATTTAATTCTTCCAACTCATCATCATTTAATTTTGGGATGGGTGTGAATTTAAGTTCATTAATTAATATTTCATCATCAATAACTTCAAACTTCTTATTAACAACAATATATTTAAATTCCGAAGACATCACTTGTAGATTAGCCAAGTGTAATGACATTTCACTAAATAATGGATATAACTCAAACTTCTCAATCTTATCGTCACAGAACTTTAAAAAGTCCATCAACATATAATATTTGTGTTCGTAGTCAATTGGTTCTGTTAATAACCAGTCTGTCGTTAATCTGAAATGATTATTTTTTTTCGTTCTTCTTTTTTTTGGTTTGGTTTCCATTTTACCCTTCTATTTGTAAAATGTAATATGTTTCATCATTAAATTCAATAGTATCGTAATCACCATTGTAAGTGTTCAATGTGTGACCGATACCATCAGATTGAAGTAATCCTTCTTTGAATGCTCGTGTGTCTATATAATTTTCAATTTCCAAACCGTAGTTTTCTATTACGCTCATTGGGTCATCAACCAAATCACTAATTAAATCTTCAACCTTTTCCTCAATTAAATTTTCAGGAATAGTTTTATCACTATCTTTTAACTCATCAAGTTCTTCATTTAATTCATCAGCTTCTTCTTGGTCTATTTCAGAATCTTCCAATCTCGCTTCAAGTTCATCAATTCTTTTTTGAACTTCCGGGTCTGAATATTCAAACTCATCTTCATCAAAATAGTCTTCAAGGTTTTCTCTAACATTATTTTCTTCATCTTCTCTAAAAGTTTCCTTAAGTTCTTCAATATCAATATAATCTTCAACAAAACTTGAATTAAAACCTTTTATTCCAATATCATCAATCAATTCATCAATTCTTTCATATGCCGACATGTGGGTATCATAATCACCACCAACCGCCCATCTTTCTTTTGATTCTTCTAAGTCATTGGTTAACACATAGAAAACTCTCATACTATAATATTTGTAGGCATAAACCAAGTTATATACGTCAATTCTTTTTTCAAGGTCTTCAATTTCTTCTTCAACTGCCTCTAAATCCATCAGATTTTCATTATCTTCTGTTTCTCTTTCAATTTCTTCCATTCTTTCTTTTTCAGCATAAAGTTCTTGTAACCTTGTATCATGATTAGGTTCTTTAGCTTCATAAAGACCAAAAGATGAAGTCAGATACTCAAATAAAACATTTGCTAAAATCGCAATATCACTTGTAGCAGTTTCTAAATTCCACTCGTCCTCTTGTCGTAAATCGTTTTGTTTGGCTAATTCAATCTGTCTTTGTTTTTTGATTTGAATTTTTTCATACGGTGTTCCATATGTTGAAATATGCTTGTATTTAACTCCCTCAAGAGAATTAACTTGAGTGTATGATAAATCTAAACCACCATTAACTGTGATATTTGTGATGTTATTAGCATCCGTACCTCTCAGACTTAAATCACCATCAATAACAATCCTTTTACCTCTGAATTGTTTCATATTTTGAACCAATTTACCGTTATAATTAGTGAACTTTAAAAAATTAATATATTGCTCAGGTGTTATAACAACACTCTCTTGTCCTTCTTCCTCAACCAACATCTGAACAACCTTTTGTATTTGTGATATATCTATATTAACTCTCATGATAAAAATTATATTAATAAATATTAAAATAACTATATTATTTACTATTAAATCACATGTGGTAAATATTTATAATAAAATACCAACAATATGGGCTGTGGATGTAAAAAACAAAACGCTTCACCTGAACAGGTGAAAAAGTTAAGAACTGAAAGTATTAAAAACGCAGTTCAGAGTACTATTGATAAGTACTACAACAAAAACAAGAAAAAGTAATAAACCTCAAATAAATTAAGAACAATGAAAAACAACGGCGGTGGTGGTTGCGGATGTGGAAAATAATCTTTCCCGCAACATAAGAAAACTAAAAGGGGAATTTTTCCCCTTTTTTTATATTTATAATTATGGAATTTAAAATTTTCAAAAAATTAAACGAAGAAGAGGAAAAACCCGTACTAACAGGTTTCCAAAATAAGTTAGTAAAACTTATTACTCTATTCCAAAACGGAGATGTTACTGAAGAGGATATTGAAAATGCCATGGGTAGTTTTGATAAATTTTTTGAGTTAATAATTAAAAATAATTTAACACATTACATTGACCCTTTTAATAGTGATTGGTCGGATTATCAAAATAAAATAATTTATCAATTAATACAAAAAGACCCAAATTATATCTATAAGATGATGGAAATGGAATTTTCAGATATAACTGAAATTGATGGAAAATATTATGTTGATTTAGAAGATTCCGGTGAACTAGCACAATTCTTTAGTAGTGGTAGAAACGATATTAGTGAAGATAGAATTGCCGAAATATTAAATGGGGATTATGATGGTTATTTTTATGATGATTTAACAAATGATGTATTCAAAGATGTTTATGAAGACCTAGAACCAGAATACCAACAACAAATAAAAAATTATCTTAAAGAAGAATTACTTAAACTTGGTGAGTTATCTGTTGGATATAAAACACCTGAATTCATAGAAGATTTAGCTAAAGAACAAGGTGATGAGTCAACACTTAAATTAGATGAGAATATTGTAACACAAATTATTAATGACAACGATTGTTTGGAATATTGTTTGAATAATCTTAGTTTAGACCTGAACCATGATTTATACTCATTATACTCAAATTGTTATTCGTCGGTTTATGCTAACGAATTGTATGAATCACTTATAGGACAATTAGTCGGTGAGGTTATTGATAATAAAAAATCAGAAGAGTATAAATACAAAAAATACAACAACTCTAGAACTGGATACACAGATAGATATGGTGTAAGATATGAAGTAACAAAAACCGCTCATTATAATATTAAACTTTGGCTTGAAAGTAACGTAAATAACCAATATGAAAATTTAAATTATTTCAGAGGTTATCTCGACTTACTTAAAAACTTATTTGATAATGGTGACTTAAATTGGTTGAATTCTGGTAGAGTTCCTGACTACCCTGATTTTGGTGACGTTAAAAAATGTCTTAATATTGAGTTTAATAGTTATTTATAATAATAAATTTATTCAAGATTTGTTAATAATTCCTTAACACACTTTCAACATTCTATACCTATATATTGGTATGATTAGTTTAATTTTTATTTCAATATTTTTATTTTTTAACGTTTCTTTAGTCATCCGAGACAGAAAAGAATATTTTAAATACAATAGAAAATAATTTAGACTTTAACCTTTAAAATTTTAGTTCTAAAATTGAATATGGAAAAAGAGAGTTGTATTTTAAATCAGGAATTTGTTAATAAGTTTGCAGATTTCTTATGTCAAGAAGTAAGTGAAAATAACACTTACAAAACTAAACTATCCGTCGTTGATTGTAATAGTCTATTCATAATTAAAGGTTATACAAAGAACCCAAACGTTCTTGTTCTTAACAACATTACAGATAAGTTCATAGAAGAACACCAAGATAACTATTCAGACCTAACAGGACTTAACCTTAAAACATTAGACATCATAGATTACGACACCAAAGACACTAACTTTGAGGATACCAAATTCGTATTTGAATATCCTGAAACTTTCACAACAAACAATCTATCATCAATAACAATACAATCAACATTCCCTCACGGATATTCTAAAAACTATTTAGGTAATCTTTATTCTTACCTTTATAAAATCTCGGAGAAATCACAACCGTACTTTAAGTTCAGAAACCTTAGATTAGAATTTGAAAGTAATGAGGGTAACCTGAAGTTCACAAAGGTAAAATCAGATAGTTACTATAGTTCAGAACTTCTATTATCTATATTAAACGACAACTTTGAAGGTAAGGTATCAGATGACTACCAACTACCTTCTAAATTGTTCCTGAACGTTATTTAAACACGTTTAGAATAACCAACGATTTGGTAGAAGTCTCTTTCACCATCAATATATTGCTTAACCATCACCAATAGGTTTCGGAACATGAAGGCACCTGGTGTTTGTTTTTCACACTTGGAAAACAACTCAACAAAAGAAATTAAAACTTCAATAGAATAATAACCACATCCTTGTAACGCAAGATACTTTGGTGTGAGTTTATTAACATACTGTAATTGGTAGGTGTCTCTTGATGTCTCACAATTAAATGGTTCGGTTTCATCATAGATTTTTATCAGGTCGTCAATAAATCCTACAATAACATTCGGAGCGCATTGTTTCTTAGCAATCAAATCAACAATCCAATGTGTATGTGATGGTGTTCGTAGTCTCTTACCTTCTTCCTTATGTTTTACTATGAAATCCAAATCAGGACGAGCCCCTCTTCCACCTTGATAGATAGCAATCTTTGATGTTGGGTCAACTTGCCAAAATGTCAAAGGGGTATGAACTACCCCTTTCTTTTTAAATGTTAGTTCCTTCATGGAACAAAACTACAAAATATTTTTGATAATTCCAACAGCTTCGTTGATATCTTGAAAATCTCTGTCAGGAGCAAATAATTTAGCATCTTCTGTTACAGTATCCACAATCATAAATGCTGGAACAAAATCGTTACCAGTCACTTCAACAAAAAGGTTATATTCCTCTTCGTATTTTTCAATGTCTCTTTCTTTAAACTTAATTTTGTTTTCTTTGAGTTGTTTTTTAAACTCCGTACACCAATGACATCCTTTCATTGTGTATGCTACCAATAAATTAGCCATTAGTTTTCAATGTGTTCAAGGATTAATGATGATACTATATCAGCAGGTTTTAAACCAACCATTGTGTGTGTATCAACACCTTCTTTATAGAATTTTAAAACTGGTACGTTTCTAACACCCAAACTCTTTGAAAAGAAAATATCACTTTCAACATCAAATTCATAGATTGGCACATCAGTTGTAATTTTCTTTAATTCTTCTGTTAATTGTTTACAGGGACCACACCATGTGGCATACATCTTTAAAATAAAATCTTCCCCGTTGTTAATCTTTTCTTGTATCTGACTACTTGTTAATTGTTCCATACTTTTAAATATTTTTACTTTCCTTTTTTTGTTTCAAAATTTGAGTTAAGAAGAACTTAACCTCACTCAACTTGTCGGCATTATAATATAATTTTACTTTATACTCAACCCCATCAGCTTTAGATAAATAAATGAAACTACCGTTAGGTAGTTTACATATTAAATCGGAATAAACCTCACCATCACTATACATGATTGAGTTGATAAAAACTTTTTCTATGTTATCTCTTTTCAAAAAGTCATTAGGTAAAAGATTGTGTCCATCAGATAACTGAAGAATCGATAAAAGTCCTTCTTTATCCAACAATCTATCCTCAAATAGAAATATCTTTTTTTCGTTTACCATTCAAAGTCAATGTAAGGTAAGTCGTCCCCAATGTCAATTGAATTTGTTAAATGTTCCCAGTTAAGTTGTCCGTCTTTATCAAAAATAAAGTTGTATTCTTTTCTTCCACCACCAGTAACAAACTCAGCAATAGGATTACCCCACACTCTACTAGTAATACTTTTTAATCTAACATCTAATATAAAAATCGCATCATCCCAAGTATCATCTAACATATTATTAAACCTTCCAAGTGTCTGAACTCGTTTGAAATTAACTGGTTGATTTTCATTCATACCAAACTTACCAATTGAAGGCCTATATTCAATTGACGCTCTATCACCATTCTCTTTACGAAGTGATATAATTAACGATGAAGGTCTATTTTGATAAGTTCTTACACAATTAGATTGGTGTACTGACTCATCAACATATTCTTCACTACTTTGTAACACAAGAGGGTTAAATGTAATTTTATCACTTGTTATTATTGGTTTTGATACTCGTTCAACAAATTCATTAGAATATTGTCTTGAGTATTTCCCTGTGGTATAAAAGTCAACTTTGTCTGACCAAATAGTATGTTCAGCATTAAATTCTTTCAAAGTTTTAGACATCCATTTAATCGGTTCGTTTCTTGATAGAACATCAAAAAATCTTACGTGGTCGTAAAAACTATGAGTAGATGCTAAATGGTCTGTTTTAGATATTAAGTAAATCTGATAACAATTACTCATATCCCTTTTACTAAAATTTTCAAAGTAATGTCTTACAGGTTGAAATGGTGATTCGTCAATTTTAGTATTAAAAATAATACACAATTCTTCTTCAGGTCTTTGTAAAATAAAATCTCTCCCAAAGATATCCATCAACATTTTAATACTTTTGAAACAAGGATTTTGAACTTTATGTAATACTTTTTTAATTTTCTCTGAACTTACATCGTTTAATTTCATATAAGCATCAACCATCTTAAATCCGTATTTCTTATAGTCTTTTTTAATTGGTTTTGGATATACATTGTAATACCCTCTCCAATTGTCAGGTTTTTTAACACCTTGTTTGTCCAACAAACATCCAAATAAAGACATCGGTAACCCAGTGTAGTTTAAAACTTTTTCAGCTCCGATTTTAGATAAAAATACATTAATACCTTCGATAATCTCCAAATTGTATGTTTTGGTATCATCTAACCCATTCATAAATGAATGATAAGCATCCGTAGTTAACGATATCGGGAATGAATTACGTCTAACAACACTACTCTTACCCTTACCTCTTTTCTTATGGTATTCAGTATTTTTACCAACCGTAAAAATATTGGTTTTCTTATTAAACGTAATGTAGTTTAGTTTAGTACTTTTACGAAAAAATACTTCTCCAGCCTTTCTATGTTTCCCACAATAGAATACTTTTAAGCAAATCTTATCCTCATTTTCCTCAACAACAAAAGTACTTCTTTGTACAGTTACCTCACAAAGAGGATTACCATAGTTTTTTTCAAACTCTTCTTTACTACCATTTACAGATTTATCAAACGTATAAAACAAATGTTTACCATCAAAATGGTCTCTAGGATTTGACTTACGTAATATAAATAATGGCTCGTCATCCTCATTAAAATCGGAATTATTCTCCCCCACCGAATTGTAGGGGAGATAGTGACCGACATAATATTTTTCGTTGATGAGTGTGAATAGGTTGTCCATTAGCAAAATGTTTCAGCTAGTTCCCAAAGTTTTGTGTTAATCATGTTATCCATATTCAAGGATTGGATACCCTTTACTGAACGAGTGTTACGTCCTTGTTGTTTGATGAACCCTCCACGAATTAACTTCTCTTGTACTACGTTGAAGGTGGTCCAAAGGTTGTCATCACTATCACCATCACGAAGTGGGTCAATGATTGTTTCCAAAGTTAGAGTTGAGATATCCTCGGTGTTCTTCCAACGGATACCAACCGCCTTAGATACGAAGTCAATCTTTCTTTCAGTATCCATAGTCACTTCCATCATACGGGTTACTGACTTTTGGATTTTTGGAGTATTCAATACGAACTGCTCAGTAATCAATTCAACATCACTCATACTCAAGTTCAAGTGAGTTTGTTTCATGTCCCCGAAGGTTGATACAGGAACAGTTAAACCATTGCTACATACAAGTCGGAATAAACCTGCACCTACTTGAAGAGTTGAACTTCCGTTGTGTGAGTTGGTGATTACCGCCTCTAATAACGAGTCACCTACTTGTGGAAGTTCTGCGTTACGAAGACGAACTTGGTGTTTACCAAATGAGCTCTTACCCACTTGTTTTGCTCCGCTTACTTGCCATCCGTTTTGGATGAACTTGTCAACTACATCAATGGTAGGGACCATAGTGTAACGGTCAGACAATTTTGAAAGTTTTTCTGTTTGGAATAATGCTGGTACTGTTGTTTTTAAATCTTGTAGGTTCATAGTGTTTATTTATTTATGACTACAAATATACAACAGTTTCTTAGTTAAGCCAAATAATTCCGTAATTTGTTTTGATAACAGGTGTTTTTATTTCTAATGGTTTAACAGTTTTGTTTGTCTCATCGTACATACCTACAACAATATCAATAAGTTGTTGCTGGGTAAGGATAAGTTCCAAACCATTATCAAGATTTTCGTAAACTTTTTCTTTAACCCTTTCATAGAAAGTATTTTTCTTAAGTTTCCCGATTAAGTCAATCAAGTCGTTGGGGTTCTTTTCAAAGAACCCTATCAACTGATTTAAGTAAATTTCCGCATCTACATTTTTCATAGGCAGTAAGATTAGGAAACAAAGATATAACTAATTTATTAAACTACATAATAATAACCATCACCTTCCTCATGTAAAACATCTTTAAGTTCTTCAGGAAGTTTAACATTACTACCACTTACGTTCAAGAAACCTAACATAGGTAAATCTTTAATACACGCTGGAATAGTCGTTAACTGAGGGTTGTTTGGTAAAGCAAGTAATAGTAAACTCGTCAAATTACAAATACTATCAGGAACAGATTTAACCATACCACCTAATAAAAGTGTTTGTAACTTATCAAATCTTCCAATACTTTCAGGAACTTCAAGAGCGATTGTTTCTTTAATGTTCTTTGAAGTTTGGATGATTAATTGTTCCAAGTCATCTGGTAGGTTGTCAAATAATTCTTTAAATCCATACAATCCAACAAACTTACCAGCCGAAGATTCAGGGTAAACAATATCAACTCTCTTACCATTTTCTTTTGCCAATCCTTTAGCAAATTCAGGTTTGAAGAAATCTTTAAGTTCCGACAACTTACCTTGTAACATTTCAACGATATTCACATTTCTATCATGTCTATCCATAAACTGATTAGACTGGAAGTGCCACTGGTATCTTTCAACAGGAAGACCTGATTTTTTACCCAAATCAGAACTTTGATTAGGTAGAATTACATATAATGGTCCTTGTTTGATATAAGTGTTAAAGTAACTTAAACCAGGTGATGATGTACACCATCTTGTTTCACCCATATCAGGTTCGTGATAACCACCAAAGAAACAAGCCGCGTTCTTACCAAGTTCACTTTGGTCTTCAATCTTAACTACAGTCCAGTTTGGCCCTTTAAATGCAATCGTTGAACCAGGGTATTGGTAAGTTGATTTAGCTTCTTCTTTTTCTTGTTTTGTTCCTTTTGTTTTTTCTAACTTAAAGTCCTTAACCGCATCAAATAATGTATCAACAGTCAATTTATTAATATCTCTTTTGTCAGCTTCTAATTGACCTTTGAATCTCTCAAACTTCTTTAAGTCGTCAGTAACCTTGTATAAATCCTCAAGGTATAAGTCACGATATCTTTTAACTAATTGTTTATATTCAGGTGAACCAACTTCAACATCCGCTCTTTCATCACTAAATGATGGTTTTAAGAAATTCTTTAATATCCAGTTAGTATACTTACCAACCTTAACAATTTCCATTTGTTCAGGTGTTAGACTATCAATATTTTGAAGTAAGCTTTGCGGAGCTCTTGTTGTAGGGTCAGCAAAGATAATAGTTCTTAATGTTTCAAAAGGGATTTTACCTGGTTCAGGTTTTCTACCACCCTTGTCAACTAATTTATCATATAGAAGGGTAAATCTTGAATCTTCTAAAATAATGTTTGTTAAGATATTAGTAAATTTCATTTCTAAAGTTTTTATATAAATATATCAATAATTCATAATTAATAGTTCTTCACCCATATTTTGTGCCTTTCCTTTCTTCGCAGCGGCAGCTTTAGCAAATTCTTTCTTCTCCCATTTGTATTCCTCCTTTGGAAACCACTCATTCAACAACTGAAAATCGTAGTAAGATAAACTAAACTTACCTTCAATACCTTTCAAACAATCTGCCAATCTTTCATGGTCTTCCCTATCAAAATCATGGTTTGAGTAATAGTTCTCAGTCTTCCAATATGGTGGGTCTACATAAAAATATGTTGTAGGACTATCAAACTCTTTAATCACATCTTCAAAATCACCCAATCTAAACTCTGATATTTTATTGAAATGTTCTACCCATTCAGGTTTAGATAATTTATCTCTAAAGGTAAGATATTTTGACTTATATTTTCCCTTCAAATCAATAAAACTTGAGGTCTCAGGTTTTGAACCACTGAAAACCTGTGTCAGAACATAAGCATATTTTGCCGCAACACCATAATCAGGATAGTTAATTGTTAAACCATGAGAGAAAATTTCCTTCTGAAACTCATTAAATTGTTCTTTATAAACTGGTGGTGTTACTTCCACACCTTGTTGTTGACATGGGATGTTATTAATCGCCGATAACAAAGTCTCAGGGTTCTGAAGACACACAAACAAGTTATAGTTCAAAGGATTGAAGTCGTTATAAACAACTCTTTTCAAATTAGGATATAGTTTCAAATCCATATTGAAGAAACACCAAAACATTCCACCAAACGTTTCAACATACGTTTCCATATCTGTTGGGTAGAATGGAACAATCCACTTACCTATCTTACTTTTACCACCAATATAACTTAGCATAACTTTTTTCGTAAAATATAATTCTAATCTTGGTAGATATCAACCTTTTTACCTCTCTTACGGGAATAAACCTTACCTGACGGCACAACTTTTGTAATCATATTTCGTCTCACAATTTGAGCAACATGACGAAGATTAAGTGGTAGTATTTCCTGTTTCATACGACAAAGATATATCAAAAAAAGTTTAAAATATATTTTTTTGTTGGGATTTTTAGATATATATTTGTAAAAGAATTAAGGAAGTAAGCTCTCCACAAAAAAACTTACCGTTGGGTGTTTAGCGTAAGTAGACACAGGTTGAAAAACCCGACCCCCAGGTCAAAGAAAGGGAATCAGAAATGGTTCCCTTTCGTTTTTTTCTATATTTATCTTATATGAAACTTTTAGATACCGTTAAGCAGATATTATTAGAAAGTGGGAGAAGGCCCATTCTTTTGTTTGCTGATGTTATTGAAGATAAAAGGGTTAGACTATTTGCTTCGTATCACCAATGGGAAGACCGATACGGAAAATTCAGTTTTGATAAGATTGCTGATTTCTATTTAGAGGATAAGGACAGGAACTTAGACAAACCTGAATATGTAGTCAGAGTTGGTATTCCAAATGATATGATTACTGATTTTTTTGATGATAACTACGAAAAAATAAAAGAGTATTTTTACGAAAAATACGGTGTTCCTTCTAATAATAAATTTATTGATGGTCAAAAAATTATATTTGTTAAAAGATATACTGATAACCCAAGAGAAGAAGACTTCGATTATATGGAAATAGGTTTAGCCCGTGAAATTGGTGAAACTTATTTCATCTTTACTTCAGCCTTTTCTAAAGATGGAAAGATGCTTAAGAAATTCAAAGGTCCTGACGCTCCAAAAGTTTTCATAGAATCTATTTCAGAAAGTATTCCAATTGTTTACTTAGATTAAATATCCTTTTAAGATTATATTATGGAAAATTTAAAAAAATCTGAAGAAAAAACTTGTAATAAATGTAACAACATTAAAAAAATGTTACCTCAAGTATTTTTCGCTTTATTAATCATGTCTTTAGCGGTTTATGGAGCCGTTGATTTAGTAAAACAAATCGTTAAATTATTTTAACGATTTGTTCTTTTACCATATCAGATGTTATCTTTTTAGAACATTCAAATATCTTATCATTTCCCTTATTTATTGGACACCAATTCCAATCACCCGGGTCTAATCTAAATTTATTAGCACATCCTCTACAAGTATTTTCAGGAGCACTAACCTTATAAACATTATCATAAGGCTCATTAAACTCTTCAGTAAATCCTGATATTAATACTGTTGGGATGTCCAAAGCCCAAGTAACCCATGATATACCACTTGATATACCTATGAAGAATTCACAGGTAGATAATTCTTCAATCAATTTATAGATGGAACCTGGTGGGTTTTGTTTAGCGCCTTTAGGATAGTAATTACCCATATACCCATCTTCCTCTTTTGAATAGATAATAACCTCATAACCAAGAGATATTAGATAATCAGTAATCTCTTGCCACCCATTTGGGTTGTTCCAGTATTTTGATTGAGCGGTTGAGTGTATACCAAGTCCAACTCTTTTCTTTTTTAACTTGTTAGGATTTTTGATTAAAGGTTTTACCTCCTTGTATTCCAAACCTAAGATGTCTGTAGCAGTTTTTTGTAATGGTCCTAATTTAAAATCACTTGGGTGTCTATCAGTTTTAACATTATCACCATTGTAGAACCAACCTATCTCATACATAGCATATAGGTTATCAACCGTGCTTCCAGGTGGAACAAATTGTATTTCAGGATATTGTTTTACAAACAAATCGTTAAAGAATGTTGAACAGATAACTTTACAGTTATGTTTCTTTCTAAATTCTTCAGCGTAAGGTACCCAAGCAAATGTATCACCCAAAGATTTTGAATCTAATGCAATATAAACTCGTTTGTTTTCAGCGTTGTATTTCTTTTCACTGATTAAATTACCTTCAGAGTAAATTTTCAATGTGTATTCATCAAAATACTTCTTACTTAATCTAACCCACATATTACACCCAATCTCCTCACGATATTCACAATCACCATTTTGGTTCCAAAACTCAACCAAATATTTCTTATCAGTATTACCTTTAATTTCTACTAATGCTCCGTTGATGTAGTGATTAATCACTTCAATTTTTTCAACCATCTCTTTTGGTTTTATTTCAGTATTCTCAAATACTTTATCAAATCTTTGTTTAGTCTCAAGACTATTCAAATTTTTTCTACTGTTAATCAGGTCTTCATAAATTCTAACCATTCTCTTGGTAATAATACTCCAATCATAATTTTGTCTATCTAATTCAGTGTTACTTAAATATAAATCGTAATTATCAATGATTTGTTTAACACCACTAACTATTTGATTTACATCTCTTTCAACCACAACCATTCCTTCTATCGTTTGTGAACCTAAGTAAGTACCAACAACTGGCATATTACAAGATACTGCTTCTAATAATGTTAGATTAGGGTGACCGGCCTCTAACATAGAAGGATGTAAGAATATAGAATGACTTTTATATAATTCTAATATTTGTTCTTCGTTTGGATTTGAAAACATTAAAGTTAACTTATCATAATTTAATAAGTCATTATGATGTTCAAAGAATATTCTATTATTTTCAGGACCGGCAACTGTAATAGGTAAATCTAATTTAATTGCCGCTTCAATTGCATATCTAAATCCCTTTCTATCATACGTTGAATCTCCCCCAATACCATTGTTCGCTAAACATAATAATTTATGTTCACTTCTTTTCGGTTTGTCATTCTTAAAGAACTCTGTATTAACACCATGTGATAGGTAGAACAACTTATCAGTTTCATCAAAGTAATCAACTAAAAACTCAGCATGTGTAAAAGATACCACAGACCTTTTAATCGCCTCTAAATTTTGTTGGTAGTTAGATGAGTCCTTACCATAATAAACAACGTGGTGGTCGTGTAATGAAAAAATGTAGGGTATTCCTTTGTTAGCAGCATCAATTGCTAAATTAGCCATGTGAATATGAATAATATCACTACTATTAGTATCTACCTCATTAAGATATTTTATGTCACATTGGTAACCTAACTCTTTAATATTGTTGTAATATTCCCATATTACTTTTTCGACCGCTCCCCATCCGTTAGGTGGTATTGTAATAATTCCAGGTGTTACTTGTGTAATTTTCATATTAAATCTCCTTTCCCCATTTTTGATAAAAATAATTTTTTACTTTAAGATTATCAATTGTATTTGAATTAAATTTATGTTTTATAGTTTGTGATTCTAAGTGAGTTGCAATTGAGTCCCTAACCAAACCATGTTTAATATTATTCTTTAATAGAATTTCAGCGTAATCATTATCTTGGTAATACATATAAAAATTTTCGTCCCAAGGATAAACAATATCAAAAACTCTTTTTTTCATAACTAATGACCATCCCATTAAATGAACACTAGTACCAACACTTTCATGAAAATCTAAATCACCACCTAAGAAATCATCGTAAAAATATTTAGAATATAAAATTGGACATTTAGGTGAAAAAGATTCAACATCAGGTCTTTTAGTGTAAACTTCAATTATTTTTGAAAACCATCCTCTTTCGTATCTTACATCATTATTTGTAATTAATACCCAATCATGTTTTACATATGGATATGAGTGATTTAAAAATCTATTGTAATTAAATTTTTCATTTGGTTTTACATAATTTTCAACAATATCTGAATAGTCATATTTACTATCAGAATTTGTCTCAATCAAATGAATATGAAATTTATAATCTTTTTCCGAATCGTGTATGGTAGTTAATGTACGACGAGTCATCCAATACAAATCATCAGAAGTTGTATTTGTCAGACAAATCACATCAACATCAATCATTTTTTTATCCCCCAAAAATATAAATCACAAGTTACTGGTTCATATTCAAATCCAAAATCACTAAAGATATCATTAACATCAATAACCGACCTTATATCATCTTCAGTTAAATTTTTATAATAATTTCCCCACTTTTCACTAATACCACTTAAAAAAGGAGCGTTTTCAGGTGTAGTCCTTAAAGTACCGTGTTCAGGTCTACCTGTTGACGCACAAGTAAAAACCATTAAACCTCCACACTTAAGAAGTCTAATCATATTCTGTATTGTTCTTGCATAATACATATCATGTTCAAAACATTCTCCAGATGAAACAACATCAAATTCAAATCCTGAGTCATATAAATGCCCAGGACAAATTACATCAACATTTTTACCCTCAGCTAAATCTAACCCAACATAATAAAATGGATAATCAAATAAATCCCGTATTGAACCATTTATATCCAAAGAACCAATATCTAAAACTTTTACATCTGTAAAATATTTTGGATATTTATCTTTAACTCTTTTAAAAAAATTCTTTTGTTGTTCGTGTGCCATATTATTTTGTAAAAACTTTATATTCTTTATCTATGAATGATTCCCCATCCGCTTGGGTTGTTATTCTTTTCTTTAAAACACCCATAGTTAATCTCTGTTCAGCACATATTATATTAAAAAATGTGTCAGCACAATCCCATCTATGTGTTCTTAACTGGTTCATAATTGTTTTACGTGATTTTTTTGAAAACATAATACACTGTAAACCAATTATTTTATTAGTAATAAACAATAAATCTTGGTTCGGTATTTCTCTAACAACGTCAGATTGATGCCACCCATAATCTAAAGTTTTAGTATCACCAAATGAAAAATAAGAAATATCTTCCTGATTAACAATACCACATACCCAATTAACTTTATCTATAAATTCTTCAATAGGTACTTCTATTATACAATCACCCTCACAGACAATTAAGAAATCTAAATCATTATCAAATTCTGATAGGATACCAATTTTAAAAGCTTCAAAACATCCGTAGTGAGCTGGAGTTAATGCGTTCCCATATTCAGGGTCATTAACATCTTCATACTTACCGATTCTAACATTATGTGGTCTAACACTTGTATGAACTGGAGGTAACGAAGTATATAACTCGTTCTGATGTAAAACATATTCAATACCGTAAGGTATTACTTGTTGTATAGATTTTCGTGATAGTTTTTCTCTATGTTCATTCTGTGTTGTCTGTAAATGAACTAATTTAATCTTATAATTCATATCAATTTTTTATAAACGAACCCCATAAAACTTGTTTAAAATCATCATACATAAATGTAGTCAAATTAAGTTCAGGTAAGTATCTTTCAATATTTTTATAGTGTGATTCTGAATTTGTTGGCCAATTTATTTTTTCTTTAATAATATTATACTCTTCATCACTATGTGAATAATCGTGAAGCATTATAACATCATCCTTTTTCAAGTACTTTGAATATAATCTAAACTCAAGTTCCTTATCCCCTCCATCACATAAAAAAATAGTTCTACCCGAATTGTTAATTAAATCACGAATATCTTTCATAACATCAATATCAAAACAATCTCCAATTCTTAATTCAGTATCTTTAAGATTATTAACTTCACAATAATCAGGATTAATATCGTAAGAAATTATTTTACAATTATCAGATTTATTTTCAGACAACCATAAAGTGAACGCCCCTGTAAATGTTCCAATTTCAATTATTAATTCAAAATTTTTTAATATTTTAGGAAAAACATCAACAACAAACTGACTTTGTGCTGACCTATGATAAGTGGTCTTAGGTACCCATAAAAAATTGTAATCCATTATCTTAAAGAATTATTTAAATTATATGATGAATTTTCATCACCAATATGATAACAAATTCTTTCTGAATGTAAAAACGATTTGAATCTTTTTGAGAATCTTATTGCAAATTCTAATTCAAAAGAATCCATGTTATCATTAAAAGTATCAATTTGATTTAATTTATTAACATCATGAATTGCCGGTCTAAAACCAAAGTATGGCCAATTAATATATTTAATCCACAATCCCTTAACTACATGTAAATCTTCTTCAACAGTGTCATTAAACAACGGTTCATTTAAATAATGTTTATCAGAATAATACCATTCCCAAAAATTACCAATTAATTTAGGTTGGAATAATTCCATTGGGAATATTTTTTTCTTCCATGAAAATCCTACCATACCAACATCTTCATTATTTTTTAATAACTCAATACCCTCATGAAGGTTAAATGGATTTTCAAAAAACCAATCATCTTCCAAATGAAAAACATAATCAATATTAAAAAATTTAATATCTTCTTTCCATTTTTTCATTATTTCTAAATGTCTTCTACTAGTATTAAATGAGTTAACGTTAAATCTTTTAGATACTATTAAAGTTTCAGGAAACAATCTATTCAGTAAAGAAAACATTTTATTTCTGTCCTCTAAAGACGAAGAATCATCGTAGTGGATTATGATATCAATTAAATTTAAATCTTCACATTCTTTGGTAAAAGAAATTATTGTTTTTTCAAATAAATCAATTCGTTTACAAGTTGTTATAGTTAATCCAATCATGAAAAAATAATGTAATCAAGAATATTTTTATTTATAAAATCATATAAAAATTCATCATCTTGAGTATCGTACACTGATATTTTTTCAACTTTATTTTCAAAAATATTAAATGACCAATGTCCATAATTTTCTAACCCGTGGTATATAGTTTCTAAACTACCATCAATATAATTAACAACTATTTTTCTTTCCGACCTAAAATGATTGTAATTGTAGGATAATAACATTATAGAATTTTGTCCTGAAATATTATAAAGTTTTGTAGAACATCCTTTGAATTTTGAAGATACATTACTAACAGTTGTTTCCGTATTCCATAAGGTATTTTGGAAATCAGTGTTCATATCAACTTCTCCGTCTTTTCGAATTATTAAACCATAATCTTTTCTATTTATGTTATCATAAAGATATTTTTCAACATTTATAAAGTCAGTACCATACCCATTATTTTGTAAATAATTTTTATAATCTTCCTCACAATTAATCCTATTAATTATCTGTTGGAAGTATTCTATTTCACAATAAAAATAATGGAACGAAACATCTCTACCTTCATTAAAATAAAACATTCCCTTTTTGTTTTGAGTAGAACAAATCACTGGTACAGTTTTCATATATTCATAACCTTCTTCACTATATAAATCATCAACTTCAATTCTTTGGAAATGTGTAAACCCAAATGACTTACACAAATCTAATGAGTTAAACAAATTAACCATAACAGGTAATCCATGTTTTTGTATTGTATTTGTAACTTCATGAGTTGTTAATGAACCAAGGTTTTTCCAAAAAATAACTGGTTCGGAATTAGTGTATTCACCTTCAAAAAGAATGTTATTTGAGTTATATAAATGATAATCAACAATTTTTAATATATGTTCAGGAACAATAGTATTAGACACAAGAAGTATTGTATGGTTATACTTTTTTAAGTTATTAACACATAACTCCAACTTATTTAAAACATTTTCATTATGAATAAAACAATCAACTATTGTTATTGTTTTAAACTCATCTTTAATATTTTGTCTTTTGAGTTCATTAGAAACTATTATGTTTTTTTTGTTTTTTTCCTCTTCTGAAACATTTGAAAACATACCATCATTTGATATTCTATATATTCCACCACATTTATGAATACACTTAATTAAACCATGTTTACTAATTTCATAATTAAGCGGCCAATCAACATAAGGTAAATTTGTAAAATAATCCTTTATTAGATTTGGTATGTTCCTAAATACCCTTGCAAAAGATGCGTGATTGATAGTTAATAAATCATTTGTTGTTACATCGTCAAGAAATGAACTAATAAACAATTCGGGAACTGTAGGTATCTTGGTACCATCAGGATACAAATATCTTGTTCCTGTACAAACCATACTATAATTTGGGCTGTTTTCTAAAAACTCAACTTCTTCATTTAAGATTGTATAATTATCAAAATAATCATCACCATCAATATATGCAATGTATTTTGTTTTACAGTAATTTAATAAAGTTCTAATATTTTCAAGAGCCCCTAAATTAACATTACCATTTAAAATAACTAAATCAGGATACTTTTCTTTTAATTCAACTAAAACATCTTTAGTATTGTCTGTTGAACAATCATCTCTAACTACTACCTGAAAACCATAGGTGATTTTTTGTTTATAAATTGAATCAACACACTCCTTGAGGTATTTCTCAAAATTATATGACGATACAATGACCGAAAGTAATTTTTCCATTATTTTATTTTATTTACAGGAACCCCAACATAAGTTCCAGGTTTATCAATATCTTTAACAACACTTCCATTCATTCCAATTATAACATCATCACAAATTGTTATCTTTTCTCTTATTGATGAGTTATTACCCATATAACAATTATCACCAATTAAAACATTACCTGAAACAACAGAACCGGCCATAGCACTAAAACAATCACCTATTACAACATCGTGTCCGATATTAACATTTCTATTCAAAATAGTATGATTACCAATCTTAACATTGGTAGTTATAACACAATTAGCACCAATAAATGAACCTTCACCAATTACAATATTTCTATCCAATAAAATTGATGATGGATGGATGAATGAAAAATATTTAGTATCTTCAGGTAGTGATTTTTGAATTCTTGACCTAACTTGACTATCAGCAATTGCAATCATAATATAGAACTCTTTTGGATTGAATTGTGATAATGGTAATGTTTTATCCTCCCCTTTGAAATACTCATCTTCAACAAACCTAGTTACATCATAGTTTGTATGAGCAATTACTTCTCTTAAATGCCCTCCATTACCAATAAACGCTTTCTTAATCATATTCTTTTTAAATAAAATGCATCACCCCAAACACCGTCAACATTCCATGTCTCTTGTCTTTGGAACCCAAATGGTAATAAAAACTCATCAAGTTGTTCAATAGATGGGCAACCATCATACATTTCAATCAAATTAAACTCCGTAAATATATAATCAATATTCTTTAAAGTATTAATTGAACCTTTAAGAGAGTTTAACTCATATCCTTGTGTATCTAAAACTAAAACATTACAAGAAGTTATATTGTAAAAATCTAATGTGCTTAATGTAATATTAATAGTATTCTCTTCACTAAATTTAATATGTGGGTAAAAATTTTGATGTTCCTTTGGTTTTAATAATGAAGAACTTTGTTGTCCATTACCTTCATCAAGATACATTTCGTGTATACCATTTCTATCACCTATCGCAACATTATAATAAAATGTGTTAGGTTTACCATTTAAATTTTTAGATAGTTCTTTATATACATGTGGTATAGGTTCAAACCAATATGTTGGTATTACACCAAATGTTCTTATATATTCATCATACTCTTGACCAACATGAGCACCAACATGAATTACACCAGTAACATTAAAGTCATACTTATGTTTATATTCGTTGAAACCTACAATCATTTATAGATATCAAATTTTGATAAGTCAGGATATGGTAATTCTAAATCCTCATTGTGTTTAGGTGTACCATCCATGTTATAGAATTGATTCATAAGCAGTAAACCTCTTGAAGCGATTTCAGGCATCATGTAAAAATTCCATCCTAACATGTCAAAATTATCATCATGATATGAAACTTCATTTCTACCTGAGTATCTTGCCCGTTTAAACCACTTGTAAGCCTCAAAGTCATCAGTTAGGATTGCACCACCCTTACCTAGTTTCAAGTGTTTATACGGGCCCGTAAATGATAAACACATATGAGTTCCTGGTATATACATATCGTTGGTGAATCTTAACGCTGAATCCCAAACATTTGTTGGTGATAATTGATAAGGTCCTTTAAGAGTAGAACCATAAACAGGTTCAAATTCAACTTTACCACCGGCATGGATAATCTCACAAGGAACTGAAGGGTATGTTCTACTTGGTATTTTAATTGTTTTACCAGTAATCTTTTCATAATACAAAGCCAAGAACAAAGCATTACTTTGGTTATCAATAGTAACAGCATAGGGTGCCCCTGTATATTCCGCTAATCGTTCTTCAAAACTCTTTGTTACATCATAAACTGACGATGATAAAGTACCAGGTTTTCTTAATTTAACATTCTTAGGTTTAGCAAAAATAACACCATGTTTAGCATTTTTATCGGCTTTAGTTTTCCTACCCATTTCATAAACAATAATGTCATACTCAAAATTATTTCTATCTAATTTTTCAAGTATAATATTAATTTCACCATTAGTATTTTCGTGAAACTCAACCATGAATCTGTCAACTAATCCAATTTGTTCATCGGTAATTGATTCAAAAATCGGATACTCCCCACCTTCAATATCACATTTAAATAGAGATATTCTACCGTAGTTATTATCTTTGTATATATCATCAATTGTAATTGTATCACAACTAATTAGATTGTTAAGTTGTCCATATTCTCCCACATTACCATCAAAAACATTTGAACCAATAGTTGAGTTTTCTTTTGAAAATCTAAAATCAATCTTGGTATGTTCTTTATAAACAGGATTCATGTAAATAACAGATTTTTCCAAATCATTATCTAAATGATATTCAATACTTTCCTGTAAATATGGATTTGCTTCAACTAAAATAACTTTTTTAGCATTTATGGTATACATATACTTTGCAAACAAACCAACATTGGCACCAATATCAATTACTGTATCAAGATTTTCTAACTTTAAATCGTCAAAACATCTATCAACAAAAAATTCATAATAATTAATATAATTACAATCCAAAGGTTTAAATTTAAATTCAGGGATTCTTGGATGAAAATTAGGATTAACAATCAACTCTTGACCAAAAACTAACTCATTTGTTTGAGAATCATAAAACTCAACTAAAAATCCTCTGAAATTAGTATTGTCTTTGAATTTCTTAATATGAATTGGAATAGGTATTGTCCAGTAAAATATTGGATACTCCAAAGGTAAATTAAACCAATACATCGGAGCTTTTGAAGTCATGTCTCTAATACTTACATTAAAATCAAATTTTTGGTTTCCATTATAGGTTATTGTAATCTGATTATTATCCCCATTAAAACCCAAGTTGAATAGGGAATCAATACCACCAACATTTAATACATCCATCATATTATTCACATCTTTATCAATATCTCCAGTTAAAAATGTAACCTGAGGTAGTTTATCATATTTCCCACAATACACATCCAAGTTATACATCATCATAGGAATACCATATTCAATGGCTTCCTTAATAGCTATTGGATTTAATTCTTTATTATTTCTATCACCTTTAGATGGAAACATAAACAAATCGGACGCTTCCAAAAATTCATTTACATTATCCTTCTCACCCCAAACAATACAGTTCTCAGGTTTGTTATTCATCAATGGTTCCCAGTAACCTTTAAAGTTATCCGCTTGGTTACCAATGAAATGAAATTTAATTTTAGAGTTCTCTAACTTACGAGCAATTTCAAAAATGTATTTTTGATTCTTTCTTTCAGTGAATAACCCGACGTTAACAACATGTTTATAACCTTTATCAAGTCCAAGTTTTTCTTGGAAGAGTTCTTTTCTTTTATCTCGATTTTCAATAGGATATTCAATCACCTCATAGGGTATATCAAACATTGAATACTGAATAGCATTGAACACACTAACAAAAATAAATTTATCAGGAAACCAAACTTTAGATGTTGGTTTGAAACTTGAGTCATGTGTTGTTTCAAATATTTTATATGGTCGGTTTTGTCTATAAATTTGTCTTGTAATGTTGTTATCCATAAAAAATTCAGGGAACTCCTCCATTGATATGATATCAGGTTGGAAATCATTAATAAAATCAATTAAAACATTTTTATCGTCCCATAAAGTAACAAGGTTATCTTCCCCAATCAAATTCTTAATTCGGTTCTTCTGAACAACAAAATCCCATGAATAACATCCGTATTCAACACACTTTATAATATAATCGTCTTTAAGAAGTTGAATCTTATTCGTAGTAACCTGTGGTAGTCCTCCAGTAGATAGGTGTGGGACTATAAATAATATTTTCTTCATACCTAAAAAAAATAACAATATTTATTTCATAAATCCATAGAATATATTATCTTTACAAAAAAAAATATACACAATGAAAAAATTTATCTTATCAGTCTTTTTAGTTCTTTCAACACTATTATCATTTTCTCAAGAAATAGGTTTTGCTAAAGCCGTAGAGCTCTACACAGGTTATAGAGACACAAATAACGAAATCGTATGGAACGGTTCACCAACATCCGTAGACATCCTGATTAAACTTGAGGACGACAAAGTAACCATTTTTAGTCAACAAATCCAAGTATATCGTGTAGTAACCAAACTAAGTGACGAAAATTCATATATCACTTATAGAATGGTAGATTCACAAGGTGGTAACTGTAACTTCCATATGGGTCCGTCAGAGACTCAAGGGTATGTATTCATAGCAATAGAGTATAACGATTACGCTTGGATGTATCTTACAGAAATTGACTACTAACCCCTTTTGTGTTTAACGTACATGTTGACATAGAAATCACCAATACCGTCATTTTTAAAACCCTTACCTTTAACACGTAGGGGTTTTGTCGTATCTATCTCTTCAGGTAATTTTATATTTAGGTTACCTGATGGATGTGGCACATCAATCATATCTTTATTAAAATCTTCTAATGACATTTGATAATTGTATACTAAGTCATTATTTACTTTATCAAATCCATCCTGAGGATTTACCTTAACTTTAAAAATTATATCCCCAAAACTACCTTCATGATAATCACCCATTTGTTTTGCCTTTATCATTTGACCATCAGTAATACCATGAGGTAAATTAATGTTAATTGTCTTCATCTCATTATTTTTACCCTCACCAGCACAAGAAAAACAAACGTTATTTAAACTAAATCCTTGACCTGAACAAACATCACACGGTGTCTGTACTATATTACTAAAGAATGAATTACCAATTCTTTGTGTTAGTCTACCTGAACCGTTACATTTCGAACATGTAACCCTATCACCACCTTTACCATTACAGGTATTACAATTAATTTTTCGACTAAAATTAATATCAACGTTCTTTCCAATATAAGAATCTAAAGTTCCAACATTTAATTCAACAACTTTATCAGGAGCCTTTCTTGGATTATTTTGTCTTACATTATTAAAGAAATCATGAAACATGTTGAAGGGGTCACCGTCAAAACTACCAAAAGGGTTATTTCGATTATTGTCATATTGTCTCTTTTTTTCTTCATCACCTAAAGTATCATAAGCTTCTGAAATCTTCTTAAATACTTCCTCATCACCACCCTTATCAGGATGTGATTCCACCGCTTTTTTTCTATACGCCTTTTTTATTTCTTCCTGACTTGCAGTTTCTGGTACATCTAAAATCTGATAAAAATTTTCCAACTGTTTTTATTTTTTAAAATTTTATTAATTTATTAATATGGAACAAAAATTTCATATCATATTGTTTAAGAATAACAAAAAAAAGAAAAAACTCAAATCTTTTGTTAAACAAACTTTGGCTGAAAATTATTACAAAGGTTTATTAAAAAAGTCAAGTGATATAATTTTTAATAAACAATTTGAAAGTGGACATGATTGTAAATTTAACTTGGGGATTGTTACCAGTGATTATATTGGAGAAACTATCCATTACACTGACGAGTTTGGTCGAAATAAAGTAATTAATCCCAAGATATCCGAAAATCAATATCTACTCAAAATAGATAGATATAATTTAGAAGAACTTATTTTTGACATAGGAAAAAATAAAAGAATTACATTTTCAGAATTTTTGAAAACTTACTTAAACCATGATAAAATATTAATGGTGTCAAAACTAAAAAATAAATTCATAGTTCAAAATGATGATGATTATAAATTATTTAGTTTAAAAAATGAAGAAGACTGTGATAGATTTTTAGACCTTCTTTTCAACAACAACCCAAAAAAAAATTTGATTATAGTAAAAGATATTTCAACAATACACAGAAAATATCTTTATGAAATCTTAGAAGAAAAGGGATTTACCAGAAAACAACTATACACAAGTTTTACTACTTATCCAAAATAAATATAAAATCAACATCTGAGATTTCAACTTTAAATCTATCTTCAGCAGTATTTTGTTCGAAGTTTTGTTTAATAATGTCAAACTCCTGTTGGTAAACTTCAATAACCACAGATACTTTACCTTCAATTAACGATTGAGAAGCATCTGCAATCATTGCTAATTTACCTAAAAATTCATTACTTTCTTTATTCTCTGCCATAATGTATATTTTTTCTTTTCAGGAAATAAATCTTTCTTTTTAATATCCTTAAAAATTTCAGCCAACTTTTCTTTTTCTTTATTTAAATCAAGTTCGTTCTTAGTCCTCAACGATTTCAGGGCTTCCAACTCTTTCTGTATTTGATTTTGTGACAGCATTTTTTACAGGTTTTTCGGATTTTAATTCAAATTTTAGAACTTTTAAATTATCTAAAGTTTCTTTTTCAAATATATTTTTTAACTCATTTATTTTATTTTCCAATAGTTTTTCTTTAGCTTCTCTTTCTAAATTATAATTAACTATTCCCAAAATATTTTGTTGGTTTTTATTTATTTCAGACTCATCGTACTCAGAAATAAAAGATAAAATAAGTGAATCATCATCAGAACCATTATTTAAAAATTTATCTTCAATTATAAATTTTTTAGGTATTTTCCATGTCTTTGGAAAAGTCATATCAAAAACGATATAATTTTCAAGTTTTCGTATTTGATTAAGATAGTCAAATAAAGGTTTGATTTCAGTATATAAACTCATCAGATTGCAATTATATAAGTTATTATGTAAGTTAATGTTAAATGGAACAATAAATTAATCCCACTACTCAACTCCATCTTTTGGGGTGGAGTTTGTAGTAGGGATTTTATAAAAATAATTGAAATTTTAAAAACATTTAAAATACTAAAAATAAAAATAAATAAAAATAAATTATTTAGATTAGTCATTTTGTTTTTTTTCTTGTAAAATTTCACCTCTGAATGTCTGAAGAAGAGCCTTTAGTTCTTGAGCAGTTTTTCTTGCTCTTGTACCAGCACTCTTATTTCCTTTGTAGAACTTAGTAGCATCTACTGAAAGTAGTTCAGTTAATTCTTTAATTTTTTCAACTGTATCCATTTTGTTAAAAATAAAAATTGTTTATTACACTATCAAGAATAGTAATTTATTTATTATTGTAAATTTACTTTTACATTTTTTTCCATCAATTTATAAATCGTAGTCAACAAATCCAAATCAGATTTTGTCATTGAGCTCTCAATATCAAATATTTCATTAAAGAACTTATTTAATGATGATTTAACCTCTTTGTTTTTTTGTAGATAAAAGGTTTCAAAAATAAACTCTTTGATAAATTTTTTATGTTCACCATTATTTTCAAAAAAAATTTTTTCTTTTTTAAAGTTATCGACGATTTTACCCCAACACCAATCAAAATGATTATTGATATCCTGTTCGGTAAAATTAATGTTAGTTTCATTAAATTCAGACTCCCCCAAGTATGTTTGGGAAACTAAATTAACCAATGATTTAACAAAAGTCTCATATAACTCTAATTTTAAAAAACAGATGTTATTTGATTCAACCCAAAATTCAAATTCTTCAGGGTCTATTGGTTTGGATATGTATGAAAAAAAATTCTCCATAGTTATATGGAGAATTATAGATTAAAATATTTTAAAGTAACTAATTATTTTTTGTATTGGTATCCAATAAGTTTTTTCATGTTTTCCATTTCTTCATTAAGTAATAAACTTTTTTCATTTAAAATGGATTCACTAACATTATCTAAAACTTTTTGAGCCTTAGCCACCGATGAACTTTTTTTACTTTTTAATTTACCTTTTTGAGTTACTTCACCAGCAACATCAACAGGTTGTGATTGTCTCTTATAAGAAGCTTCTAACTGTTCAGCACCATATAAATTATCCTTGTAGTTTTTATACATCTTTTCACCTAACTCACTTGGAACAACATTACCTAAAGGATTACCTTCGTCATCAACCTGAGCATTACCTGTTAGTCTATTACCTTTAAGATACATCTCAATTTTTTTATCATCAGGTTTAATCTCATCAAACACTATGTTAGTTTGTCCTGGATACGCAAACGCATCTATATACTCATCAACATACTCAGATGGTGTATAAGCCTTCTTATCCATTTTAGCAAGTTCACCATTACCTTTTGGGAACATAACAGGTTTAGAGTCAAACTTACCTTTAGAACCTGTTTTTTCAACATAATCAGCCATCTTTTTAAAAGAAGCTTGATTAGCCTTTGAGTTCTGTTCTTTATCTTTTTTAGAAACTCTATCGTATTGAACCAAACCAGCTGGCTTACCTGTCTTTTTTAAATTATCTTTTACTTTTTCTTCATTAACAAGTTCTTCAATCATATCAACTAATTCGGATTCCGCTAAGTCAAGAAAATCACCATCACCCATCTTAATTCTATAATTAACCGGCTCTTCATCACCTGATATAAAATCAACTTCTTGGTCAACTTCATCATACTTAGGGTAATTTCTCATATACTTTTTCTTCAAAGATTTAACTCTTGGGTTTTCATCATCAGATAGATTGATATCTTCAAGGTCGTCGTGTCCCATACCTAATCCCATACCACCTAAATCTTCAGTTACTTCAAATTCTTTACCATCAACTTTAAAAGATTTTTTACCTTCTTTTTTAGCTTTAGCCAAAGCTCCAGTAAAAGCATTTCCTTCTCCTACCTCTTCTTCTTCCATAGATTGTAAAGCAATTGCTAAATCTAAATCTTTTTCTGTTTGTTCTTTAATTCTTTTTTTCATGTTTGCTATTTTTTTTTCTCCAAAGGCAGTTTCACCACCTCTTTTATTTCTTTTAAAATGAAATGGTCCATGTGAGGAATGTTTACCTCTTCTCATAAACGTATAATCCTCATCATCGTCATCAAAACCGTAATCCATACCAACCTCTAAATCATACTTATCAACATCTTCGTTTGATTCAATTTTACCAAATATCTTTTCCGTAAGTTCGTCAGCTCTTTTAGAAAGAGATTCTGAAATAACATTACTGATAATTTGTTCGATTTTAGACATTAGTTTTTTTATTAATAAATATTCAGATATTCATGTTTTTTAGAATATCTTCTTTGATTAATTTTTTAATTAGATTTTCATCTATTTTATATTCCAATGCTAATTTTTTGACAATACTTTCAAAGACATCAAGTTCACTTAATTTAATAGCGTTAATATCCCCTTGATTACAATATGGGAATTTTAAACATTTCTTTTTAATTTTAACAAACTTCCCACCTTTGTATAAAGGTTTTGCCGCACCTCTCCAATTTTTTTTACTTTGTGATTTTGCTAAAAATGAAGGACCTTCATATGAACCAGATGAACTAGAACCTGTCGCTTCAGTTGCTTCAACTTTTTTTAACTTATCATAATAATTAGGGTCTTCAACTAAATGGTCCATAACAATCTCTTTAGCTCTTTCTTTATCTTTGGTATGTTCCTTTTCAACTTCTAAACCTTTTATTAGTTGTGATTCTAATTGTTTAAGTGTCTTTTTAACACTATCTTCAGATTTTGGATTATTAGTGTGTTTTTTAGCAATATCCAATAAACTCATCTTATCCGATTTACCGCCTTTTAATTTTTCTTCCTCCATTTCACCTCCTAATAATGGTCCAACATATCCACCAGCACTTCCTGAGCCAGTCGCTTCGTCAAACTCCTCACTTTCAGTTTTTAACTTGGTTGCAAAACTATTCATATCTTTTAAAGAGTCGGTATCCCTTGGCATTTTACTCTGTAGAGATTTTAATAACGCATCTTTTATATTCATATTACCTTTTAATTTTATCAGACCAAACTGACCTGTTATTCCATAAATATTCGTAAAAATCTAACATAGTCTTAGAAATTATATTTTTAATTTCTTTTTCAGATTTACCTTTTTTAATATCTTTTACCAGTAATTCTATAATTTTTTCTTCAAATTGTTTTAAAGTATTTGATTCAAAAAATCCTTTTACTTCTTTTTTGACAATTTTTTCTATTTCGTTTTTTTCAGATTGATTAAAAGCCATTTTAAAATGCGAGTATTAATAATAGAAGTGTTAATCCTCCACCGGTATAGGTTCCGACTTTCCACCATTTAGTTTTATCATTATTGGTTTTAATTTCATCTTTCAAATCGTTAGTCATATTAACATACAAACCAATTTGTTTATCTTTTTCACCAATTATAACTTGATTGTTTTTATCTTTTTCTTGTAAAATTTCAATCTTTTGGTCTTTTTGTTTTTCTCTATCTTCTATCTTTGATATCTTAGTATACAATTCGGTATTTTCTTGAATACAACCATCTAATCTAATTAAATCTTTAGCTATTTGTCTTGCAATTTCTGAACTTATAACAACCTTAGTTGTATCTTTAGTTACCGTACCTTCCTGAGAAAAACCCATTAAGCTCAGCATTGTCATAATGGTCAACAACAATAATTTTTTCATTTGTTTTCTTTTTTATTACATTTATGTTATTATCAACCAAATCAATTTCTTTTGTGATTTGATTGATATTCGTATCTAATGACGCAAGTTTTAAATCCAATTCTTTATTTATTAAACTGACAGAATCAATTTTTGTTTGTATACTGTCAATTGATGTTTGATATTTTTCAACATCGGTTTTAATCTTTGTAGTTGTAATAATATTGTATCCAACCAATAAAATTAAAATACTAACTAATATTATAATTATTTTTTGACTCATGCTCCCATTGGTTTTGTTTTCTTTCTACTAGCAATTACTTTAGCCCATTTAGATTTGAACTTTTCATAATATGTTTGTAATTTATCCATTGACGCTGTGAAATTTTCATCAACTTTAACCATATCACAAGTTATATATAAACCATTATTTTCACCAATAGTGAAATAAAAATCAATGTCAAAATCAACAATTTTACCACTCCAATCAACATTGTTTTTGTAAACATTTAATTGATTGAAATTAACTAAATCAGAAACTTCACTAACAAACTCATCCATAGTTTCCTGAAAAGCCTTTTTATCATCAGTAGTTAATTCAGTGTCTTTCATAGTATCCGCATGGATAACTAATATACCGCCAGATATTCTATACGCTTGTTCAGCTTTATTTGGTTCATCAGTATCACCTTGTATATCATCTTCAACAGATTTAGGGACATTATATCTTGTAGATATATTATTGTCCTCAATTTCTTCTTCAGTAATCAAATACGACTTTTTAATTTCCTTTATGTGTCCTTGAACTATTTCATTTTTTGATTCAAGAATTTGTCTAACTTTTTTAAGTTGGTCTTTTATGTCTTGGTTATCTCTCATAATTTTCTATCTCTTTTTTAAAATATTCATATTCAAATGATGGATTTAAATCCAAAAATTTATCACTGAAATTACTTCTACAGACAATTCCATTAAATAATTTAACACCATCAACTCTCGTATTGTGTCCTATAAATTTATTGTCTATCGAAAATTTCTTTAAAAGTTTTTTTGAAAGTTCTATCAGTGAAGTTATTTGTTCTTTAGTATATGGTTCCCAAAAAATTTTACTTCTCCACTTTCTTTCAAAAATATCTTTACTATAAATATCACCAATCCAATTAGAATAATATAAACCTAATGGTGTTTTTTGTAACCACCCTAAATTTTCTAAACAAATCACAATTGAATTTTTATTTACTTCATTTTCTGAAAAAAAATTACCGTAAGAATCATCTGAAATGAGATTTAAAACCACTCCTGATTTGGTTATTAAATAATTAGGAATTTTCTTGTAGTTACCATTAAAACGGTATTTCAAAGAGTTTAGATATTCTCCTTGCGGTCTAAAACTGTTACAAAGAATTATTTGTTTTTTCTTTTTATTTTTTTCAAAATTAGAAAACTTACCATACTTTTTAATTTCAAGCATCTCTTTTTCTGTAGTTTAAAACCTTGTAATCTTCACCTGTTTCGGTGGGTATATCATTTTTTTTTTCAACCTCTTCAGGTTGGATATCCTCATATCTATTAAGTAATCCCATATAAACAGTATTGTCATACTGACTTTCTTCCGTAATAGGTTTAATTTCTTTTACAGGTTCCTCAATAATGTCCCCAGTAATTACCTCATTGTTATCATTAATATTTTCTTCAACAATTTCAGTATATCCATTTAAAACTTCTTCAATTTTACGTAAATCTTCTTCTGACGGATTGTAAGGTTTGTGTTCAACATCTGATTTAACAGGATAATTATTTTGTAATATTTTTTCTAACTTTTCTAAATCTTCATTAGAAGGTGTCCACTTTTCTTTTTCTTTTTCTTTAATTTGTTCTTCAAATATTTCTTGAACATCTTCTTCAGTTAATTCAGTTTTAACCTCTTCAACCACTTCTTTATTCTTCTCAGTGAACTTAACTAACATGTGAGCAAATGTTAAAGATATGATTGGAAGTAATCCACCAGTTAAAAACGCGAGTACTGTCTTGTGAGTATTCAAATCAGTCTTTTCAATACCCATATTTTCAAGTAATCCACCAACCATTGAAATCCAATCTTGGAATGTCTGTGATGTTTCATCAATGTATGTAAACGAAAAGAATATGTTCCCCAACATTTGAATAAATGTTACGATTAAAAACGGGAAATAAACAAATCTACCCATGTTAACTGACACGGCAGCTAAGGCAGATAACGCAGCAATTTCAATACCTACTGAAAGGTATATAGCCCAAGTTAAAGGATTGGATAAACCATAAAAACTCGTAACGTGTGATATTGACACAAACGCTACGAGTAATATTGGAATAACAAAGGCTAAAGAAATTATGTTTGTTAAATTTCTACTAAACCAATTTTTCATTGTCCCAACTCATTCTTGTAATGGTTTATGGGCATATGGTTTTTATCCGATAATTCTTCAATTTCTAAAGTCTTCCAACTTGGAGTTTCTTTAATAATGTTAATTAGTTTATCTTGAGATACTACGATAGTACTTAAAGAATCAACTTTCTTTGTTAATAACTCAACCTGTTTTTCAGTTGTTTTAACCTGTGTTGAGGTCCCACATCCTTTAAAGAAGGATAATAATACGATTACCAAAATCGCGGGAATAAAGTATTTCTGTAATTTTTCCATAATGTTTTTTATATAATTTAAAATTAAATTTATAACAATAAATAGTTGGTTACATATAATCAAACAAGGTAACACTCTCATTACGTAATTTACGAAGAGCCTTTTCTTTAATTTGTCTTACTCTTTCCTTAGTTAAACTGAAATCTGAACCGATATCTTCAAGTGTTCTTGGGGTACCTGAAATACCATAATAGTCTTCAATAATCTGTCTTTCACGTTCATCCAAAATATTCATGATGTTGAATAATCCGTCTTTAAGTTGTTCACCATTATTGAATACCTCATCAGGCATATCACTGTCTTTGTTCACAATCAAATCAATTAATGTATCACCATCTTCATTAATCTGAGTTTGTAGGTTGATTGTTGATGGTAGATTAGCAAATCGGTCATCAATTCTCTCACCTGTCTTGTCTGTACGTTTTTTCTCTTTGTATAAGTCTTGAATAACATTCACAGGGATGCGAATTGTTCTTGAGTGTTCATTCAAAGACTGTAGGATAGATTGTCTAATCCACCACACCGCATATGATATAAAACGAAGGTTCTTTGTCCAATCAAAACTCTGAATAGCCTTCATAAGTCCGATATTCCCTTCTGCAACTAAATCACTAAAATCAACACCTTGTCCCTGATACTGTTTAGCAACAGTGATGACAAATCGTAGGTTACCCTCTAACAATTCTTTACATATACCTGCCTTTTCTCTGTCAGATGTTTCAGAACTTTGCATCTTAGCCGACAGTTCCCTTTCTCTTTCAGGAGTCATTACCTTAATACGTCTAAGTTCTTTAAGGTAGATTTGTACTTCGTCTTGATTAATCGGGATAACTTGGTTTTTTTCCATCATATTATTTGTTTTGAGTAAATTTCTAATTGTTTTAACTGAATTTCTGAAAGACTATCAATACCTTTTTCTTTTATCTTGTCTAACAAATCATTAAGTGTCATAACTGGTGCATCTTGAATAACTTCTTCATTAAGAATTTTAAGAATATCATCAAAAGGACTACCCCTGTGAATATGTATACCCTTTAAAAATTCAGGAACTCCTGTATTATCACTTACGTATCTAGTCTGATTTAATTCTTCATTTTCTGTCAAAATGTCAGTGTTTTCAAACAAATGTTTTTTAATATCTTCGTCCATAGAATATATCATGTCAGATTCAATAGGGAAAACAAAATACATTGCAGTTAATTTAACAATATTTTTCTTCATATAGTCGTCTATATCTTCCCAATCCAACTTCGTGCCAAATGTTATTATGACACCACTGTCTCCATGTTGGAATTTTATCTCACCTTTTGATATCTGCGATACCGTTTCAGTTAAAAGGTTTAAAGCCTGTGGGTTTTCTTTATATTCCCCGAATGCAAATAATATATATTCCATATTTTTTTATATTCCAAAAACTTCACTAATTATTTCTTTTCTATTTTTGTTTTCAAAAATTTCTTTCAAGTCAGAAAAAGATAAAAATTTGGATTTCAAATCTTTAAAAGTATCCCACTTTGTTTCTTTATCAAATTTCTTTTTATATGAATCCTTAGATGATACAATAAATGTTTTTACTTTAATACCCGTGTCTTTGAAAGTTAACATTCTTGTTAAACCATTACGAACATTTGTACTTTCTTCCACTTCAAATAAAATGATAGGTTTATTATTTTTCATAACAATAACATCAATAAATTTACCCCTTTCATCTTCAACTTCAACCATGTTATTTGAAAATGATTCTTCAATTGTTTTTCCAAAAGAATTTTTTTGATTTCGGTCACCTTTGGGTACAAAAATGTCACATCCTTCTTGGGTAAAAATATCACAAATCATATATTGACTGTCAGAATGGATTGTGTTATTTGGAGATTCAATAATGTCTTTTGAATCATTTTCAATTTGTTTTTGAACAATTAAAGATGGGTCAACAAAAAACTTTTGAATACCGTTAATCTCTTGAAAAAAAACGTTTGAAATACGTGGATTATTTTTTTTATTAACAAGTTCTGACAACATACTTCTCATAGTACCTTTAGTACTTGAACTTTGACTGTCACCAAAAAGATATGGTGCAGTATCAATGATATCATTCATTTTTTGTCTTATTTCAGGATAAGTTGGGTATTTTTTACTTTGATTCATTTGTAAAACAAACTGATAAATTGACAATTTAATCATTTCGGTAGAAGATGTCTTTTGCATAGTTTTTTTGTAGTAGTTGTTAATTGTTCTACAAATATACTATTAAAAAATTACTTTTCCAAATAAAAAATTACTTCAGTTGTTTTCTTTTTTTGACCTTGTATTTCAACGAGTGGTTTAAAATCCATCCAAGTCGCTTCAGTATTTTCACAAACAATAATTTGTCCTGTTCTATTCATCACCCAATCTTTTAATTTAGGATAGTCAAACCCTTTATTACCATGTCGATAATACTGTCCACCATTACCCTGATATGGTGGGTCAATATACCAAGTCGCTTGTACATCAGGAGCTTGAGTATAATCACCAAGGATTACTTTCCAATGTTTAACCTTCAAAACTTCTTTTGATAATTTTACCCTATTTTTTTCATGCCAAGCACAGAAATTACCTGGTGATTTTTTTGGTTGTGAAGAACCAGGATTTAAATATAAACCTATTAATGATTTTTGATTGTCATTTAGATAACCGTATTTTTCATCATTTAATGATTCACCCTTTGGTACCATGGGTAATGATAATATTTCATCTGATGTAACATTAATTAAATAATTCCATAGGTTAGCAATTTTTTCATCTTTTTCAACCAATATAACTTCTCTTTCATGATAATTCATGGCGTATGCCGCAGAACCCGCAAATGGTTCAATAATGATATCATGTTTTGGTTTTGGATATTTCCCAAATATTCTTTCTTTTCTTCCGTAATAATAAAACATATTTTTTCTTATTGTGATACTTTGGATATATTATCCGTTTTAGTTATTCTAATAATATTATCAGACCAATTTGAAATCAATGGGTTGTGAGTAATAACAAGTATATTTTCAAAGTATTCTTTAATCTTAATAAAGAACTCATAAACCATTTCCAAGTTGTCGTTAGATATTTTACCAAATACTTCATCAAATACTGTAATGTTTGGTTTAGGTAAGGAACATACTTTAGCCATCACTGCTCTTAACGCCAATGAAGCAATTGTTTTTTCATATCCTGAACCTGAAGTCATTAACTTTTCAATTTGAGTATTGTTATCTATCATCCAAAACTCCACCTCATTCTTTTCACTGATACGGATTTCCAATCTGAAGTAACAAGAATCCTGTAATAGTCGTTGAAGTTCCGAATTAATCAAAGGCATCATGCTCTTCATAATTCTTTTTGAGATACCGTTCTTACCAAACAACTCCAAATAAACTTTATACTTAACTTCCTTTTGTTGTTCTTCAGAAATCTTAATGATTAAGTTGTTATTAGAATTAATCTTTTCAAGGTTATTAGTTATCTTAAATCTTGTATTAGCAACCTCTTGTTGGGCAAGTTGTTCCTCTCGTTTTAAATCTTCCAATCGTAAGTTAGCCTTAATGATTTGACTTTCAATCTGTTCGTTAGATTTGATAACATCTTGTACATCATCATATCTTTTCAACTTATCTAATAAACTTTCCTTTTTTAACTCAAAGTTTTCAATAGTTGCTTGGTATTTTTCGTATACAAGTTTGTTTCTTTCATACTCATCAAAGTCTTTTTTAAGTTTAACAAAACCTTGTTCTTTGTCCGATAATTCTTGAATTAACCCCTCAATTTGGGTTTTTTGCCCGATAAGTCCGTCAAGTTCAGCAATTCTTGATTGTGTAATTGCTGCGCTCATAAGTTCAATACCACAGTGTTCACACTTGATACCACCACTTACTGAACTCTTTAACTTTTGGATGGATGATATGTTAGTATCTAACTCAACCTTTTGTTTGTAAGTCTTTTGGTACTCTTCCTTAACCTTATCATGTTCATTTTCATAATAAAACTCCGAAGGTTCAACAATCTTAACACCATCTCTTAACTGAACATTTTGTTTGATTTGATGTTCAAAGTTTTCTACTTCTTTCTTTGTATTGTCAGGATTAAGTAATGAAATTTCTCTATCAACAACAACCTTTGATTTCAAAAGGTTATCACGATATTCTTGTCCTTTAACAATCCTACCCTTAACATCTTCAATCTTAACTTCACTTTCAGCAATATTCTTATCAAACTCTTGGTTTTTAACCAATAGTTCTTCGTTCTCATTCTTCAATGTTTCAGTATTGTATATGTTTGAAATCATTGACTTGGAGAACTCTGAATATATTTCTTTTCCAGTCTCTTCTTTTCTTTTAAGGAAATCTAATCCTAAAAATCTTGATAGGACTTGTCCACGAGCCGTTGGTTTTGCCTCCAACAAGTCCTCAAGGTTAGTACCAGTGGTTAATATCGTCATCAGGAAGTCTTCATAACTTCCAATGGATGTCTTAATAAACTTTTCAGTTTCACGTCGTTGTTCACCCGTGAATTTAACCAATGAACCATCAGGAAACTTTTTAAAGAAGTCTAACTCTGTCTTAACATTCCATTCACCTGATTTAGATTTCTTACGTTCAAGTTCACGAACAATAATGTAATCCTCACCATCAATAATAATCTCTCCTCTAACAGATACTTTATCTTTGTCAGAATATCTGTTGAATATCTCCTCAGCTTTGTTTGTCTTTGTTGTTGTATTAAAAAACAAAAACATCAACAAATCTACAGACAACACAGTCTTACCTCCAAAGTTAGGTGGGTCCGATTCAATTACGGTAATCCCACCCAACTTTTCGAAGTTTATATGTTGGTTTTCACCATAAGATAGAAAGTTAGAAAACTCAATCTTCTTAATATACCACTTCTTAAATGAAGCAATCTCGTCTTGTTCGGCAATCATCTTATTGTTTACCGCCGAGTCAATCTTCAGTATATCTTCGTAAAGGTTTTCTTGGGATTTAGATTGAAGGATGGACTTAATCAAATCGTGTTGATAGTTCTCGTCCATAATGTTAATAGTTACATCAACATTGTCTTGTACCTCTTCTGTTTTCTTTAACTTGGTAATAACATTTACGCTTGTAGTTGAATACTTTTTTTGAAAGTACGCTTTCACACTTTTTAACTTTTCTTGTGTAAAATTTTCGGGTGTGTCTTCCCATACTACTTGTACGTAAGGATTTTCAAGTTTTGAAAAATCTAAATCTTTTATCATTCTAACTTTTGTGAAATTAATTTGCGGGCTGAACAGGTCCATTTGTTTCTACTTCTTCTGTCTTTTCAGAAGCTGTTTGTCTCATCTTTTCAAACAAATCTGACATTGTTCTTTGATAGCGTCTTTCAGCATGGATGTTTCTTAATTTCCACGCAGCAACCTTCTGCTTGTGGTTTGGTCTTAATCTTGACTTTGGCATATATTTATTTGGTTTTTAAATTAATCTATTTTAGCTGGTCGGTTTACTTCAAACCATTCAATGAAAGCGTTGATTGCCCATACCGCACCTGACGCAAATAATCCGTCAAAGAACCATGAGATGTATGGACTTGTTCCGAAAAACTGATATGTAGGTGAGAATAAAACCGTTCCCAAAAAGAAACCTATCCAAGTGGAACAACACATCATACAGGATAAGATACCTGAAATGAAGTTGAACGTGTTTGATAAAATTAAATCGGAGTTTCCATAAGCTTTGATGAAATCTCTCATTCCTTTGAAGATGGTTCCATAAACCATAATTGTTGAAAACCCGTAGGCTAAAATCATAAATAATACTAACTGTGTCATATTCTGTTTTTTAAGTTTGAATTCTGTAGGTAGAAAGCATAAGAAGTTTTTGTCATATCTTCAAGCTCATTTACCTTTCTTGTTAATTCTTTTATTGTGTTATTTTTATCACTTAATTGTCTGTTTAGTTCAAAAAGGGTTTCCTGTAGTTTACCACACTCAACTTCCTTTTTATCTTCCAATTTACCTTTAAGAATGTAAATTTCATTTTGTAGTTCTTCAATCTTTGAGTTATCCTCAACAATAACTTCCTTTTCAAATTCTCTGTCAATAACCTCAGGGAGATTACCCTGATTTAATAACCCATATTTTTCAATATAATAACCCTTTCTAAAACATAGTTTAACAAAACCATTAGGGTCGGTTATTTCATTAATCTTACAGAACGAATTGAAATCCTCAATGTCTTGTTTGGCTAACTCAATAGTTAACGAATTTTTCTGTTCCATTTTCAATATCTTCGTATGAGTTTATTCTAAACGATATGAAAGGTTTTGGGTTGAATAAATCTACTGTTGTATACTCATCCTTTTCCACATCATAAATTCCATATCCGTGTTTAGTTACTGTTTCACCATAGTTCTGTCCAACGGTTGACCCAATCATGTAAGCCTTCTTACCACCCGGTATATCAAAGATTTGTCTCTTGTGAATATCACCACATAATACCAAGTCACATCCATCAAACTTTGATGTTTCAAACCCATCCTCAAACTTAAATCCTAAGTTGGTTGTAAGTCCCTGAACTGGTCCGTGAAATAATCCAATCTTAACTCTATCAGATTTTTCAATCGTAGGTGGTATGTTATGGTCCATAAGTGAATACACACACCAATCAATGTTTTCATCCTGATACACCCCCCTGTTCTTGTAGTAAACCACCATTTCATTTTTAAGTGAATCAACCACAGGTGTTAGAGCGTCCAACCTTTCCATATTGTTTTCAAGGAAGTCGTGGTTACCAGGTATTAATACCGTCTTAGCAATCTTTGAACATTCCGTTAATACCCAAGCGATAAACTCAACAAGTTCAGGTGTCATCTGATTCTTTGAGTGAACCAAATCTCCTGTAAACACAATTCTATCAGGAACAATATCTTTCCATTGTTTAAATGCATCCTCCAATATTGTTTTATACAATTGGTGGTCTTTAAACAACCTAATGTGTAAATCAGAAAAATGAACTAACTTTTTTATCATAGTTCTAATTTCGGAGATTCAGTATGAAATGGGTTTAACTCTTCATTCACATGTCCACAAGCCAAACAAGCGTATGTTGGGAAAGGTACAACAGTATCATCAGGTGAACCAGTCAATAACTTTGGTACTCGTTTTAGATACGTAATTTCTTTGAACTCGTTATGTTCACATTTGTCACAGACAATGAAGTCCATGTCTCTTAAATTAATTTTTGGTTTTTCTAATTGCATATTATTCTACTATAAACATTATTGTATTACTAATCGGTACTCTAAGTACTGGTTTAGATTTCTCATCAGTTTTAGTCATTACTTCGTAGTAACCTTCTCTAATTTGTACTGTTGATACGTTTAAGTAATCCTCAAAATGAAGTTGACCTAAATCAACGCTTACTGTTTTGTCTGTTGTGTTAAATGTTAGTTTTATCATAGTTCAAATATAGTATTTTTTTTGTTCGTTGTCAATTCAGATAGTCCTTTACATTCATAGTCATCACAGTATCTATCACATCTTGTGGTACTCTAAACTCTTTAAACTCTGAATCCTCTTGCAATAATACGACAATACATCCATATAATTTCATGTTTTCGTATTTTGTTCCTTCCAACATTTTTAGGATTAACTTACCATATAAAGGTAGTTGAACATAGTAGTGTCCAAGAGCGGTATTTGGTAGATTTTGGAATGGTTTAAACATAGGTTTTGTAAAGTTGTTACTTTCAAAGTTTTTAGGTTTGTTTGTTTTATAGTCAGTAACTAAAATACCAAACCCATCTTTCTTCTTATTTATCACCAACCACACCTTATCGGGTTGCCCCACATATCCCAATTCATTTGAGCCCAAAACAATTTCGGTATCTAATAAAACTGTTTCTCTTCCTTCCATTAATTTAAGAAACTTTTTACCTGCAGTAACCATACTATCACCTTTCAATATTTGGGTGATATCACATTCAAATTCAGGTTTTCTAATCTCTTTATCTATTCCAAACATTTTATGTGAAGCTTGTTCTAAAATGTAATGGACCCTACTACCCATATTGGTTGAGTAATCACCGGCAGCCGCCCATTCTTCAATTAATTGTTGTTTGAGAACTGGGTCACCTTTAGATTTCTTTTGAGCAGCTTCGTCAGTTGGAAACTCAGGATAAAACAACTTTAATATTTTAGATACTGAGGGCCAATCACTTCGTAAGTTACCATCCTTATCGGCCATTGTATACGTATGACTTTCTTCTTCAAAAGTTAATTGAAGTTCTTTTTGTTTTTGTGAAATTATTTCTATAATTTCTTCTCTTATTTTATATAAATCCATATCTTAATAACTCATTTCATAAAAATAATCATCTATCTTACCTTTTAAATCCGCAATATCAGAATCTTTTGGTAGTTTTAGAATCTTCACTCTCCCCCTTAACTTCCCACCATTTAGTTGGTTGTAAAGTTTTTGAGCGTCTTTCCAAGCATCTGCGTCCAAACATATAATAACATCTGACTTAGCTTTGGTATATATTGTTTCAAACAATAATTCATGTAATACCTTCCCAAGTAGAACAACTGGGTTGGGTGTAAAAAACCCATCAATCGCACCCTCACATAAGTAAATTGGTTTTTCCCAATCAATCAACCTCTCATTGAATATGATTGTTTCCTTTGGGTATTCAGGATTTTTATACTTGTTCTTCGTTTTAAACCATGCTCTTGATATGAAGTAGTTAATCTCATCATCCATACCATATGAAGGTATGATAATTCTACCTCCGTAGTCACCATCGGTAGCAAACCCAATATTAAACTTTTGAATCATCTCATCAGTAATACCACGTGTCTTAATATATTTTAAAACTTCTCTGTGTGGAATGTGAAGGGGGTTAGCATCCTTAATTGAAATAAATTCTTTGGGGAGTTTTAACTTTTTTAGTTCAACATGTTTTGATTTGTGTTCCTCAGGTTTGAATATGTCGTAAGTTTTCTTTTGGTTTTTGGTTCCAAATATATCAATTAACTTACCTAAAACCCCGTGTGTTCCATTTGAATCTGAACACGACCAACATTTATATACGTGTTCATTAATATTAATTTCAAGGTTTCCCTTGTTTTTCCCATCATCACAATATGGACAGTTTATTGAAATCTGACCCTTGGAAGCATAATAATGTTTCTCTTTACCAAATAAGTCCCTAATAATTTCAAGTAAAATTTCATCTTCATCCATTACCTTAATAATAAGATAAAAACTTATTGTTGTCAAACTTCACAAAGTTTTAATCCCTTTTATATTTATATCATATGCCAACAACAATTACGGTTAGTAGTATTACAGGTTCAACTCCATTTGACATTTATTTATGTCTTTCAGGTGGTAGTCCATGTTATTACGTTAAAAGTATTGGAAGTGGTGAGCTACCATACGATTTTTCAGTCCCAAAACCAATACAAGATTTTTCTTACTATTGTTTAAAGGTTGTAGATGCTAATGGTTGCATAATAACAGGTTGTACAAGTATATAAAAAATTGGCATTAAATTTTTATTCATTTTCAGGTTGTTGTAGTGGTACTACATTCCAAATACAGACAACATATTCTGCGGGAACATTTTCGGCAAATACTTTCTATTATTTAATAACCGACAAATATACCGGATGTTCTCAATATATAACCTCAGGTTATAATAGTGGAACAACTGAATTCAATTTAATTAGCGCAAATACAACATCGTACTTAACATGTTCCGCATGTACAACTATATACCCTTGCGTTCCAGGTCCAACTCCAACCCCAACGTCCACTCCCGCCCCAACAACTACTCCGACAAAAACTCCAACACAAACACCAACTAAAACCACAACACCAACAACCACACCAACTAAAACTACAACACCCACTAATACTAAAACACCGACACCTTCAGTAACCAATACTAAAACACCGACAGTTACACCAACAGTCTCAATTACTGCAACGGTTACAAAAACACCGACACCAACACCAACTATTACCCCTACATTGTCAATAACACCAACAAACACACCAACAAGAACACAAACACCAACACCTTCAGTAACTAAAACAAAAACACCGACACCTACAGTAACTAATACTTCAACACCAACATTATCGATTACACCAACAAAGACCCCAACACCTACAGTAACTAAAACACCTCTTCCAACATTTTGTGTAACTTTAACACCAACATTATCCGTAACACCTACAAATACACCCACCCCATCACCAATTTACACCGCATGTCCTCAATCAAGTTATTGTGTATTTACAAATTTAAGTGCGTATACCCAATATGATGGGATATACTATAATTACGACCAATTTAATGGTTATAACGTATTCTATAAACCAGATGGTATTAATTCAGCATACATCTATTATAATACAGGTGAAACAAGATGGTGTTTATCATCTTGTGTAAATGGTGAATGTAAATTGTTTGGACAAACAGGTAGTAATACTGTTTGTCCAGACTTAGATAATACATATGTAAGTACTTCTTGTCCAACACCAACACCATCAAATACTGACTCTTGTAATACTTTTGATTTCACAGCAGTGTTTGATTGTAATATAACTTCGGGAGCAACACCTACACCAACACCTAGTTTAACACCAACTTTAACACCAACAACCACACCATCACCAACCCCACTTTGTAATAATAAATCATTATCATTTAGTGGAGTTAATTATCCATACCCAGGACCAAGTCCGACACCAAGTGTTACACCAACAAACGCAGTTAAAGGAGTTATTGTTACAGGTACATCTGAATTTAATACATTTTCATCTAAATTTACAAGTTTATTTTCTAAATATTTACAAGATTGTAATAACATTAACAAGTATTATGTATCGGAAGATATCCCATTTTCTACAGGTGCAACATTTAGTGTAATAATTGATGGCAAATCATCATGTGTTACTTATGTTTCAGATATTTTAAGTTCACCAACAAATATACTTCAATCAATTGAAAGTGGTAATTTATTTGATTGTGAATTCTGTAATCCAGTACCAAGTCAAACTCCAACACCAACGTTAACACCAACACCATCACCAACCCCAATACTAAATTGTCCAAGTATTATTGCAACCATATCAGGATATACTAACGCATTATATAGTCCAGTATATGACGAGTTAAATAGTTTATTATTCGTGGCAGATTCAGTTGGTCAGGTCGTTAGAATTATAGATACTCAGGATAATGATAATTTAATTACATCAATCGGTTTATTCTCAGGTTCTGTTCCTATTCATTTAACTTTAGACACAACAAACAATTACTTATATATTGTTACCACAGGATATTTAGGTGGTATAGTTTACGCTGTCGATTTTGATAAAACAACTTCAACATTTTCATATATAGGTGGTTCTTTAGTTAGTAACCCTCGAGAATCTACTTTTGATTCAATCAATAATAGAATTTACGTCACAAGTTATAGTACAAATAGTGTGTCAATAATTGATGCACCAACTAACACAGTATTATCAACAATAAGTGTCGGTACTAATCCAACGTCTATAACTTATGATGTTAATACAGGAAGAGTATTTGTACTTAATCAAGGAGCAAATACAATTTCAGTAATTGATACATTCACTAATACAATTACAAACACAATCACAGGTCAAACAAATATGACAAGATGTTATGTTAATTATAATAATAATACATTATATGTATTAAGAGGAGCTAACGACCAAGTTTTAACATATAATACAATAACTTTATCATCAGGTTCAACAATATCTGTAGGTGATTTACCATACACATTAACATTTGATTCTACGTATGTATATGTTGGTAACTATAATGATGACACTATTACAGTTATTAATGCGAGTACAAATACAGTTGTAAAAACTAATTCGGTTTCACCTAAACTGATTTTAGGATTAACAGTAGACACTAATAAGAATTCATTATATATGACTTCTCAACAGAATGTTTACGAATTATGTAAATAAAAAAAGGGACTAAAAAGTCCCTTAAATTTTTAATAAAAATCCTATTATTTTTTAGAGTTTAGATAACTTAATACAACAGTATAAGCATCTGTCATATCAAAGTTTTCTTTCTTTAATGTATTGTTTCTTGTATATAACCAATTAATCTGAGGTTCTCTTTTCGCAACAAGTTCCCATATAATCATTTTCTTATCACAATCTTTAGGATATCCTCCAAATAAAACAAACTTACCTTTTTCGTTTTTCTTAACCAATTCAGGCCAAGCTTCTTTTCTTGAATTATACGTTGATACATATTCAGGGACAATACCCAAGACATCATAAACTTCTTTAGTAATTAATGTGTTATATCTTAATAATGTACCGATGGTATACGCATTATTACTATTCAATAGAGGTTCTTCAATAACACATCTAACAACACCAACACCTTTATATTCTTCCAACTTCTTTCTGAATGTTGCAGATTTTAATAACATTTCTTCAATCTTTGTTTCAGGTGTTGGTTTCGGTTGTGGTGAAACATGAGTTAATTCCAATAAATCTTTCGAAGATAAATCAAACAATGCAACACCAATAGTTTTAGTTGAAACATCCAACCCCAAAATTTTAGGAGAATTTTTAATACTTTTTGCCATATCTAATATTAGTTATTAGTCATAATATTAAATTAATTAACTTAATTGTAAATAATTTAAAAATCTAACTTAACTAATGCTTGTTGAATACCTTGTCTAACTTGAGGTGATTGAAACTTAGATAACACAAGTAAATTTTTATTAGAGTCATATAATCCTATTTCAGACATATAAGGTGTGATACCTTGGGTCCATGTAGGATTTGACGAATTTACAAATTGTGAGTTAGGTAAATTCACTAAATACCTCATCTCATAGATAGTTGCTTGGATATCCGTATTTATATTACCGTAAAAATAATATTCATCACCAAATCCTAATAAACCATTTTCCGATATTGAATTACTTGGTATTACAATTTGTTCATTTAAATTATATAAAGTACCTCCCTGGTATAAAGAAGGTGTTATAGTAAATGTTGTTGCACTTAACCCAAGTGGATTTATATATGAATTACCTAATATATAATTAGATAAATCCCCTGTATAATCTATCTGAACCCAATTTTCAGGATTAGGTCTGATTTGTGAAGTAGTACCTGTTTGAGCAAGTATAAAGAATCCATTTGCACCAAATCCATTAGTAGTACCAGTTGTCATACATCTAAATTCATTTCCAAATCTAACAGTAACGTTTTGTTCAGTTAAACTACAACCTGAATTTGGTCCAATGATTTTTTGATAATAATTACAATGAAGTCCTTGCCAATCACCTTCAAATCCATAAGTAACCCAAACACATTGACTTTCATTATCTAATAATCCGTCCGTTGAATTGTCACCACAAGAGCCGGGAGCGATTAACCCTAATTTAGGTGCTGGAAGCGTAAAGTTTCTATTTGATATATTACTCATCGCAGCGATTATTTCTTCATCGTCAAATATTATAATCTTGTCATCAGGAAATACTTTACCAACTCTATTTGGTCTACCTGTAACAGGATTAGCATGTGTATCATATAAATGATAATATCTAATACCCGGACTATTCATATCAACACTCTTAGATGATTGTATGTAATATGGTATTAATAAATCATAATTATCAAATCCTGCAGGGTCAATCCAAAATGTTTCACCACTACAACATGATGTTGGGTTTTTATGCCACATTAACCATGGTAAATTTATTGAGAAATTTCTAGCTTGTCCCGTAGCACCTGGGTCGGTTACATCATATGCTTCACAAGCAAATTTTTCACCGTAAAAATTAATTATAGTATTATTTGTATAGTGAACAATTGCAATAGCCTTTTGTTCTTCAGGTGTTACAATTATCTGTTCATTGAATGAATTATAATAAGATGTTCCTGAAGTATCTGTTTGTCCACTAGATGACATATAACCATAATATTCTTTAGTACTGATATAATCTTTAGAACCAAAATTGTTAAATCCTCTATTCTGTGTTTCAAATAATCCTGCAGGGTTTTCAGACCAAGGAATATTCATATTCCAAATCTTAACTAAACCATCCTCAGGTGTACAAACAGACTCATAGTTGATTACACTATCATTCCAATAGTTCATAGGAGTTGGTAAATCGTAACCAGTCATCCCTGAAGGGTAAAAGAATAATCTAGCAGTTCCAGTATATCCTAATCCATTTAAATCAGGTAAAAGTCTATCGACTGTCAATTGTAATGTCCCTGAATTCCATGCGGTTACTTGATATGTTAATATTGGATAACACGACCTAATACAACCACATGATGAACCACCACTCATATAAATGGTTACAAGTGTTCCCGCAGATATTGTAGTTCCCGATGCCGAATCAAAACATGGATTAGACGTTAAAGTCATAATCGATGAATTACCGTTAAATGATGATGATGCTAAATTTACGGTATATTGTGAATTATAAGTATATGCCGATGAATGATACGGCATAAAACAAGTACTTGCAGTACTAGCACTAAAGAATCCATTAGGTGCCGCAGTATTATAAATAGAATCATCTGAAGATGCCATAAATGGTATACCATACGTTGCTCCTGTTGAACCTTGTAAATAGAAAGGATACTTTACATCATTTTTATTCGACTGTGGTACACCAACATTATTATGTGCATTATATGAAGGTTCGAGTATTTGAAAATTAGAATTATTATAATCCGTTAATGTATTGTAATTAACTTCACTATCCCCAATTTGGAAATAACTAATATTAAAATTACCTTCAGATATTTTTCTTCTTCCAACATCTGTAATTCTTGTAACTAATAATCCTTGATTTTCTTTTATGATATATCCCATATCTTATAATTATTCATTTTTTAATTTTAAAAAGTACAATTAGGCGCTATTGGACTATTATTAACAAGATTAGGAGCTTGTGTTGTATTATTATATCCTAAACCAACTTGAGCAATACTTGATGTAATATTATTTGGTGGTAATAGACATGGACATAATGCCGCGGTTTTTATTTTAAAGTCAAATAACTGAACAGTAACACTACCATACACACTTGGTTTACATCCAGGGTATGATGGATTAGTTGCGGGTTGAGAACCCCAACTCCAACTATATCCTAAATTATTTAATTCTATTATAGTATTGTTAGTTAAACTAATTAAGTTTGTCGATTCATAAGTTTTAACATAATTAGGCCATGATAAATAAAGTCCACTTAAACATTCAGGAACTGAAAAATTAGCGAATGTTGTAGATTCAGTCCATGTGACAGTTTGTGCAAGTATAGTATTACTTGGAGCGTAAGGTGTTATCACCTGATTAGTCACTAATGTATTAGGTGACCATTCTTTATACGAATAGATAATTCTAACTTTAGCACTCATTAAACACCCTTGGGAAATGTTTTGAAGTTTAAACTTAAAAGTCCATTTTTTGTTACCACCTGTTGGTGTATTAACAATGTTATTTAAAGCCGGAAATGTAATACAACTCAAGGCGGTAGCCTGTGCGGGTACATTACTTTCAACAGTAAAACTTACAGTATTACTTAAATTACCCACACCATCAATTACTTGAGCAATATGACTACCCGTACATAAATTTTCAAATATTGGTGAGTTTGATTGAACATCATCAACAAAATAAATAAATGGTCCACCATTTGGTGAGTTAGCCGTTATGGTAGCACTTGCTTGACATGATGATGTAGAACAAATATTTTCTGATTGAACACTTAATGTTGGTGGTGTTGTTTGAGCACAAGTCCCTTCAATAACACTGATATTATTTACACCAGTAAAAGTACCACCACCAATCCAAGCAGAATCTGTAGGCAGTATACTATTAATATTACCAATATTAAAACTAACAGTTTCTTGTTGTGTACATTCACCAGGAACTGCCAACGGAGCATTATGATTTTGAATAGACGATAACCAATAATCTTCATAATATAAGGTCATACCTGTAACACTTATATTACTTGGTGTTGTCGCACTATATAATGGTCGATAATTGTATGTACTAGCACTTACAAAATTTAAATAAAATTGTACATTACAATATTCAAAACTCATACATAACTGACTTGGATAAACAACATCTTCAGCGTTTTGTAAAGTACACGAAATAGTAAAGGTTTGATTGTAAGCGTCAACCCCACTATCTTCTACAATAATAGTATATGTATCAGCAGTAAGATTTGTTAGCGGTAACGCAATAGGAATTCCATTTAACGTATAAAAATATGGATAAGTTCCACCTGTAATATATAAGTTAAGTTCACCTGAACTAGGTAATCCAAATTCAGGATTAGTAGGTAAACATATACCACCTAAACGCTCAGGTACCGCAGGAATCGTACAGTCAATTATCTGAATATTATCACCATAATAATCATGAACTAAAATTGAGTATGTTCCACCAGGTACATTTTCAAATAATGAATAAACATTATTAATAGGTAATCCATCATTACCAATACGTATTGGTGTTTCAGTAGTTGCACTGTAGAAACTATAGGGTGGTGTTCCACCCGTAACAAATAAACCAACTGAACCATCTGTAATACCTTCAATAGTAGGATATGTTGTTACACATTCAGCAGAAAACGGAAAAATAGTTCTAATATTACATTCGTTAACAGTTGTGAAAATACCGGTATTTTGAGTGTTAAAATCTATAATAATACCTGTCGGACAAGGGTTTAATAAATTACAATTTGCACAACTTGTCTGTGCGGTCATTCCAACCAAATCATAAGTAATTGGTTGATAGTTTAATGTAGGTAGTTCAACATATGTCCCACATAAAGTTTCACCTTCGACAGTTTCTATATAATATATTTCAAATTCAGAAACCGAACCAGGTATACCTGTTACATAAAAATAATCTTCTACATCACAACAATTTTGAAATCCAAGTGCCATTACATATAAATAACAAGAAATTTATTTTTATGTATGATAAATCATAATAAAATTAAGTAGTACTTGGTGTAGGTGTTGGAGTAGGTGTTGATGTTGGGGTAACTGTCATAGTCGGTGTTGGTGTAGGTGTTGGACAAACTAAAATATTAAAAGTCTCACAAGAATTTCCATCAATAACTTTACACATCACTTGACTTGACCCAATCAAAGACAATGGAAGATAAACAATTACGGGCCAATAAACAGGGTCATATTCCGTCTGAACCAAAGAACAATTATTACCACCATAATCACATAAATAAATTTGAAAAGGTGGTGTTCCGTTTATATTTGATATTTCTACGTATGTCATATTATATAATTACCAACAAGTTATGATTACTAAACCATCTCCACCAGGACCACCGGCACCTCCATTAGATGGTGATGTTCCAGCACCACCTCCACCTCCACCTGTACCTTGTCCACCTTTTCCACCGTTTCCACCTGTGGTTGAGTTACTACTTCCACCACCGCATCCACCGAAAGAAACAAATGGTTTCATCATAAAGTTTCCATTAGGTCCATTTCCACCGGCAACTCCATTTCCTCCAGTACCGCCTGCAAAATCAGGAACAAATCCTCTACCAGTAATTCCACCACCATCTCGTTCTAGTCCAGGCGTTGCTGCGTTAATACCACCACCACCTCTTCCTGCGGTAAAAGGTATTGACCCACCACCATATAAAACATTTCCTGAGGCAGGGAAACCACCATCACCAGCATTAATACCAATTCTGTTTGTAAATGTACCCAATGATACCATACCCATACCTGTATTAGTTGTCGAAGTACCACCATTACCTCCTGTACCCCCCACAGCACCTGTTCCAGGATTTCCGGCAGAACCTCCATTAGCCTGAGCAATATATAAATTAGTTAAAGTCAGCGCACCACCTAAGTTAGTACTAACAATAGATTGACCACCAGCAGTACCCGCAGTTGCAGGATTACCACCAGCACCACCTGGTCCTCCCGTACCAACCGATATAATTAAAGAATCTGATAAAAAAATCTTAGGTATAACTACACGAGTAAGAGCCCCTGTTCCTCCACCTCCACCTCCACCACCAGCTGAACCAGCGGCTCGAGTAAATCCTCCTCCTCCTCCACCTCCCGCGCCCATACATAAGATATAGACCATAGTTATACCTTTAGGTAAAGTATAAACGTATGTACCATCACTTTGATATATTTGCGTTTTGTGAGCGTTATTTGTTAAATTATATGCAAAATCCATAATTAAATTTTTACCAACACTGTATTATTACTAAACCATCTCCACCACGTCCTCCTGTTCCTCCAGCACCTGTAGGTGAAGTGCCAGCACCACCTCCACCACCTCCACATCCAGGATTACCATTACCACCGTTCCCACCTGAAACTGGAGTTGTTCCCCCACCTCCACCTCCACTACCACCAAGAGAATAAAAAGGGGTGATTGAATATACCCCCATAGTTCCTCCTGATGAGGCGGTATTACCAACACCACCAGGATTTGTAGGCACAAATCCAGCACCTGTGATTGCTCCACCTGAAGATGGTGTTGTTACGTTACCAGTCATTCCACCACCACCAGCACCACCTGTTATTGGTAGTCCACCACTTGCAAAAGTTACTGAGAGTCCATCAATACCACTTCCACCTCCACCATTAACACCCGCAAGTGACATCCAAACACCCATACTTGAATATAACGCATCACCAATGACCGAAGCGGCTGCGCCAGCACCAGGAGCGATTGAAACACCTCCAGTTCCACCTGAGGCGATAATAACACGTGTATATATGTCAGTATTACCTCGTACAGGCATATCAACAGTTGTGTTACCACCATTACCTCCAACTCCTCCACCTGATGCCCCTCCGTTACCTCCAATACCTATATTTATTATTAAGGAATCAGTAATAAACATCTCAGGAATAATTAATCTTGTAATATTTCCAGAACCTCCGCCGGAACCACCTTGTCTTGTGTTACCAGAGGTACTAGTTGCCCCACCAAGACCTCCACCACCAGCACCAATAGCCGTGATAGATACCATAGTTATACCTTGTGGTTTGGTCCAACTGCCTGACTGATAGAACACACTTGTCTTATATCTTGTATCCGCTAAATCATATAAAAAACTCATATTACATATATATTACCAACACGTGATTATTACCATGCCTGGCCCACCATTACCTCCTGGTCCATTACCACCAGTAAGACCTGCTCCACCACCTCCGCCCCCACAACCAATTTCTCCATTACCTCCACGTCCTCCGGTACCCGCAGCGTTTGCTCCTCCACCAGCACCACCTAATGAAAAAAATGGAGTTTGTGAAAAATAACCTCCACCACCGTTAGTTGCTGCGGCACCACCATCAATAGTTGGTAAAACCAAAACACTACTTGTAATACTACCTCCAGTATTATTGGCGTTAGCCGCAGTTTTTCCACCACCGCTTGCACCACCTGTTATAGGTAATCCTGAACTTGCAAATGCAATAGATAGACCATCGGCTCCTCCCGCTCCTGAGTTAGCACCTGTTTGTCCGGCAATAGATACCCACGAACCTAATGATTGGTATATTGCATTTGTTGTTACTCCAATGGCTCCTGCACTTCCACCTGCGACATTACCTGCCGCGTTTCCGACACTACCTCCTGCACCTCCATTAGCCTGTATTAAACGAGTTGCCGCAACATCGGTACCTCTAGCACAATCAACAAATGTGTTACCCGCAGTAGCTCCACCACCTGTAGGTCCACCAGAACCTCCAGCGGCAACGGTTATTTCTAAACTATCAGTTATAAAAATTGCAGGTATCGTCAATCTTGTTATTGCCCCTGAACCACCACCGCTACCTCCTGAACCAGCAGTTGATGTTGCGGACGCGACACCTGCACCTCCTCCTCCTCCAGCACCAATAGCTGTAATATGTACCATAGTAATACCTCTTGGTTTAACCCAAAAAAAAGTACTTAAAGTTGCGTTGGTACCTATTGGTCCAGTATAGATTTGATTGTGATATTGATTGTCGGCTAAATGATAATAGTCAATCATAAATTATGTCGCCCATGATGGTAATGGATTTGGTAACACACACATATAACCATATTGAGTTAGATTTAATGTATTACCATCCAAATCAGTTATTCTAATTTCGTTACCACTACTATCCAAGATTCTATACCCGTATTCAACAGGTGACCCATACTCAAATCTAATTTTGTCATAAATCATTAGTAATCCCCTCCTATAGCAGTTGCTTGAATAAATGAACCAGCACTTGGGGCGGTACCTAAAGTAACATATATTGTATATAATGGAGGTAAGGCAAAGTTTAATGGTAACTCATAGTTTGTTGATGCAGCAACTTGAGATACCGTATTTGCGGCAATTGTTATTTCATCAAATATTGTATTATTAGCTGTAGTTCCAGTTGCCCCACCATTATTGATAAAAACACGAGCAACAGTCGCTGCACTATTAGTTGTATTAGTTGATTGATGTCTAAATCTTATTTTTTGTACATAACTTCCGTTGGTTCCAGCGCTCCATATTAGATATGCGGTTCCCGCAGACATATTACCCGTATTTGCAACGTTCATATTTAACCCCCATTCAACCGCTGGAGTTAGTGTAAAAATTGGTGATGTATTTGCTGGCATATTATTATTATAATTTAATTTAGTTTATTATAAATATTATATAAAGTTAAAATTGTTTGCTGTTGTATAAACAAGTCCTAATGTGAATGTTCCACCCGCAGCACCTGCTGCTCCACTAGTTCCTGAAGAACCTGAACCTGAACTTCCTGATGAACCAGTACTTCCCGACGTTCCTGAACTTCCGCTAGTACCACTACTTCCATTAGAACCTGATGTACCAGAACTTCCGCTCGTACCTCTTGACCCTGTACTTCCTGAAGAACCTGAGCTTCCACTAGAACCTGATGTCCCCGAACTACCGCTAGTTCCACTTGAGCCTGATGAGCCACTTGACCCCGATGTTCCTGATGAACCGCTAGTACCTGATGAACCAGCACTTCCCGATGTTCCTGATGAACCGCTAGTACCACTTGTTCCCGATGAACCTGATGTTCCCGAACTACCGCTAGTACCTCTTGAACCTGTACTTCCTGATGACCCAGAACTACCTGATGAACCACTTGAACCTGATGTTCCTGAGCTTCCACTTGTCCCTGAAGAACCAAAACCTGATGAACCAGATGTTCCACTAATACCATCTAATCCGCTTGTTCCTGATGAACCTGAACCTGAGCTACCTGATGAACCGGCACTTCCTGAAGAACCGCTAGTTCCACTACTTCCTGTAATACCTGAAGAACCTGAGCTTCCACTTGAACCTGATGAACCTGACGTTCCCGAAGAGCCACTAGTCCCACTTGACCCAGCACTTCCACTTGAACCTGACGACCCACTTGAACCGGATGTCCCTGATGAACCGCTAGTACCCGAAGAGCCTGAACCTGAACTTCCCGATGACCCTGCACTTCCACTTGACCCAGATGTACCCGAAGAACCTGACGTTCCACTACTACCTGTAATACCCGATGAACCAGAACTTCCTGATGAACCGCTACTACCTGATGTTCCTGAACTACCACTAGTTCCACTACTTCCTGTAATACCTGATGAACCTGAACTTCCACTAGAACCTGTACTACCAGAACTACCGCTAGTTCCACTACTTCCAGTATTACCTGATGAACCTGAACTTCCGCTTGACCCTGAACTACCTGATGTGCCTGAACTTCCACTAGTACCAGATGAACCTGTATTTCCACTTGACCCTGAACTACCCGCACTTCCTGAAGAACCACTAGTTCCTACTGAACCTGAACTACCACTACTTCCTGAAGAACCTGATGTTCCTGAACTACCACTTGTACCCGAAGAACCTGTATTACCTGAACTTCCACTTGAGCCAGCACTACCTGATGAACCGCTAGTTCCTGATGAACCTGATGTTCCTGAACTACCACTTGTACCCGAAGAACCTGTATTACCTGAACTTCCACTTGAGCCCGAACTTCCGCTTGAACCTGATGTTCCTGAACTCCCACTCGTTCCTGATGAACCTGTATTACCAGAACTTCCACTACTTCCTGAACTACCACTTGAACCAGATGTTCCACTGCTTCCATTGGCACCTGATGTACCCGATGAACCAGTACTTCCTGAGCTTCCAGCACTACCGCTAGAACCTGACGAACCACTTGTCCCTGATGTTCCCGAACTTCCGTTAGCTCCTGATGTTCCTGAACTTCCACTTGAACCTGATGAACCAGCACTTCCTGATGAACCACTTGACCCAGAGGTTCCACTGCTTCCATTAGCACCTGATGTACCTGATGAACCAGCACTTCCTGATGAACCAGCACTTCCACTAGAACCACTACTACCTGATGTTCCAGAACTTCCTGAGCTTCCAGCACTACCGCTAGAACCTGAAGAACCACTTGTTCCTGAACTTCCGTTAGCCCCTGAAGTTCCAGCAGACCCACTTGAGCCTGATGAGCCGGAACTTCCACTACTTCCTGACGAACCTGATGTTCCACTTGAACCAGAAGAACCTGTACTTCCTGAACTACCACTTGAACCCGATGTTCCTGAAGAACCAGATGTACCAGTTGAACCTGAACTTCCTGATGAACCAGCACTTCCACTAGAACCTGATGAACCAGAAGTTCCACTACTTCCATTAGCACCTGATGTACCAGATGTTCCTGAAGTACCTGATGTTCCTCTTGAACCAGTACTTCCTGAAGAACCTGATGAGCCACTACTTCCTGAACTTCCACTCGTGCCAGAACTTCCTGATGAACCGCTAGAACCTGACGTACCAACGGAACCAGAACTACCACTACTTCCTGAGCTTCCAGCACTACCACTTGAACCAGATGTTCCTGAACTTCCGTTAGCTCCCGATGTACCCGCAGAACCAGATGACCCTGAACTACCACTACTTCCTGAAGAGCCACTTGTACCTGAACTTCCGTTGGCCCCCGATGTACCTGATGAACCACTACTTCCTGAGCTTCCAGATGACCCCGAGCTTCCACTTGAACCAGATGTTCCTGAAGTACCAACAGAACCAGAACTTCCTGAGCTTCCAGCGCTACCGCTAGAACCTGACGAACCACTTGTCCCTGATGTTCCTGAACTACCATTAACACCTGATGTACCTGCCGAACCTGAAGAACCACTTGAACCTGAACTACCAGAAGTTCCTGAAGAACCAGAAGTTCCGCTTGTTCCTACACTACCACTAGACCCTGAAGAACCACTACTTCCTCTTGAACCTGAACTTCCTGAAGAACCTGACGTACCAACGGAACCAGAACTACCACTACTTCCACTTGTACCCGAAGAACCATT